GCAATCAGTGAGATGATTTTTGCACTTCCTTCCATAAGCTTGAGTTCGCCAAACGCAAAACTACAAGCGAAGCTGACGTAAAAGCGAATACCTTCAAGAATATTAACGTTTGCAACTGCTCTGAATAGTTTTCTCTTGAGTTCATACCTTGCCTCTTGTGCGTATGGTACTTGTTCTAACGCATGAATCCATTCATTAGTTGAACCATAATGCTGGGCACTGTTGATGAAATCGTTATATGCCTGAGTGACACTCACGGCACGTTCCATAATACGATCCTCTTTCAGAATCGTATCAAAAACTTCAGATGGGTCCGAATAAACATTCTTGATGATATAAGTGTATGAACGGGAGTGGATCATCTCCATAAACTCCCAAACCTTCATACACGCTTCCAGTTCAGGAAGGGAGCAGTATGGAGCAAATGCCATACCAGGACCCCTACCCTGAACTGAGTCCAGCATCACCTGATACTTCAGGTTGCTGGTGAAGATATGCTTTTGCTCTGGGCGTAGCATATGATAGTCGCTACGATCTTTTTGAAGAGAAACCTCTTCGGGTCTCCAGAAGTAACCCAGTTGCTGTGTGGTTAGTTTATCGAAGATTGGGTATTTGTAAGAATCATATCTCTGTATTCCCAGTGGTTGTCCAAAAAACATAGGTTGCTTTTTGGTATCTACTTCCTGAGGATTAAAAACGGTCATTGATTCGACCATTGATTTTTCCTCCAAACCTGTTTTAAATCTTACAAGACTCACAATCTTCCTCCTCCGTGTCTAGAATATCGGAAATTAAGTTATCAAGAGACTGTTTGGTTTCTTCAACCTCATCAGTCTTATGGTCATAAGTATTTTGATAGTAACTGGTTTTCCAGCCGTACTTATATGTAGTTAGAAGGTCCTGTGCCATTACTGAAGTAGGAACTTCATTATCTGGGTAATTTTCTGGATTATAGGACCAGTTTCCAGAAATCGCTTGATCGAAGAATTTTTGCATAACAGCAACAATATGAATATACCCGCGATTGCTAGGCATATCCCACAGCAGCGTATAGTTGTTCTTAAGTGTTTGATACTGGGGAACAATCTGCTTGAGTGGTCCCTTCTTCGACTTCTTAACGGACAAGTATCCGCGAGGTGGTTCGATTCCGTTGGTTGCATTTGACACAACGGAACTGCTCTCCGATGGCATCTGTGCGGACAATGTTGAGTTCCGTACCCCGTATTTGAGTACCTGCTCTCTAAGATGCTCCCAATCATACTTCAATTCGTTAGGTACAATTTCATCAACGTCCTTCTTGTATGTATCAATCGGGAGAATGCCATTGCCATATTTTGTTCGGCTGCTATACTCACAAGCACCTTTTTCTTTCGAAAGATTAACAGTTGCCTGAATTAGGTAATACTGAAATGCTTCGGTAAGTTCATGTACCAGTCTCCAAGCACCAGGATCGTCGTAATGCTCGCCGTGCTTGGCGAGATAGTGTGCCAGACCAATAAACCCTACCCCAAGCGAACGACGTGCCCTGGTGGCGATTTCTGCTGCATTGACGGGGTATCCTTGAAAATCAATAAGTTCATCAAGAGAGCGAACAGCAAGATCGCAAAGCACTTCAAGATCCTCGTTATCCCGAATTTTTCCAACATTAATAGCAGAAAGTATGCATAGAGCAATCTCACCATTTGGGTCATCAATATGTTGAATTGGTTTGGTAGGTAGAGTAATTTCCTGGCACAGATTGCTCATCTCAACCTTATCCATAAAGGATGAGTGAGAGTTACAGTGGTCAATGTTCATAATGTACAAACGACCTGTTTCTGCTCTCTCTTTCAGGAGGTCCAAAAAGAGTTCTTGAGCTCCGATAGTTTTTCTTGGAATAGACTCATCTCGTTCATAACGAACATACAACTCGTCAAATCCATCAGTACCAAAAGCATCATACAAGCCAGGAACGGCGTGGGGAGAGAAGAGAGAAATCTCTTCGTTGCGGATGAAGCGTTCATAGAACAGTTTGGAGATTTGGATACTATAGTCTAACTTACGAACACGATTATCTTCGGTTCCTTTATTATTTTTCAATACTAGAATATCTTCTATTTCTTGGTGCCAGATTGGAAAATGGACAGTTGCTGATCCACCTCTGATGCCATTTTGAGTGCAGCATCGGACAGTTGCTTCAAACTTTTTGAGGAAAGGGACAACACCTGTGTGCTGAACTTCTCCGCCTCTGATTTTGCTGTTGATGCCACGGATGCGACCCGCGTTGATGCCGATACCCGCCCTTTGTGCAACATATCTGCCGATAGCCATATCAGAACTAAAGATGCTATCGAGGGTGTCATCAACATCAACAAGAACACAGCTAGCATATTGTCGAAGTGGAGTTCGCACTCCCGCCATGATAGGTGTGGGAATGTTGATTTTGTGCTTGGAGATTGCATCGTAGTACTTCCTAACGTAATCTAAACGTGTTTCTTTAGGATACTTGGAAAAGATTGTCGCCGCAATCAAAAGGTACATAAACTGTGGCGTCTCATAAAGTTCGTTAGAACTTCTGTCCTGCACGAGGTACTTATCAACGACTTGACGTAGACCTGCATAAGTGAACAGATAGTCACGACTATGATCAATAAACGACTGAAGTTTATCAAACTCATCATCAGAGTATAGGGTAAGAATTTCTGGGTCATAGACACCTCTACCAACGGCACGAAGGACGTGCTGCTTAACTGTGGGGCATTCATGCATACGACCAAACAACTGCTTACGGAGGGCGAACAGAAGCAGGCGAGCAGCAACGAATTGATAGTTGGGATGATCCAGATCAATCAGGTCAGAAGCAGAACGAATCAGAATCTCCTGAATCTCTGCGGTAGTGATACCATCATAGAATTGAATGCCTGATTGCATCTCTACCTGAGATGCTGATACACCTGCTAGGTCTTTGCAGGCTTCTTCCACCATAACGTGGAGTTTATTTAAATCAAGTGGTTCAGTTTTACCATTTCTCTTAACGACTTTCGTTCCGTTGCTCATATTTTCTTCCAGTTGTTAAACTTAATTTTTGCTTCTAGACCTGTGTATGTATTTGATTTTAACACATCCATAACGTTAAGTCCAGCTAAAACCATATCATTAATATCTTTTTGCTGGATTGATGTTGGCCAAATAATCACCTTGTCGCCTCTGTCGATGGTTTTTGATATTCGGTTGACGATTTCTCGATTACGTGGTTCGTTATCAAAAACGTAAATATAATCGCTCCAATTAAACGACCTAATATCAACGTCGGACCCACACATAGCAACAGCATTTTTGACAAACGTGGAGTCGAAGGGTCCCTCAACAATGTAAATGGGTTCCGAAGAATCCACTTGGTCCAGTCCATAAAGTTTGGGCGAATCATCAGAAAGCATCACAGTAATATATTTAACAGGGTTAGGACCTAGTGCTCTTCCCTGAAAACCTATCAAGTTGGAGTCTGTATCATACATTGGTATAATAATGCGACTCTCATCCCTACCGATAGTGTCAAACGTAACTTTTTGAGTGTTCGTCCACTCCTTAAATTTGTCAGCAAAATAAAACTTTTCAGGATTGAGTTTCCTTTTTTCCAGATATTCTCTGGCAATAGGATTCTCTGATGCTTTGGGTAAATCAAGTTTCTTTTTGAAGACTGGTTTCGCAAACTCAAACTTGGGTTCCTCAACCACAAAGTTTCTACCAGTATGTCCTTCTTTAAACTTCTCAAGAGTATATTGCTTATGAAGTGTAGGGTCTAACTCTTTGAGAAAGTTATTAAAGGATAAACTTGCTCCGCAGTTATGGCACTTAAAGTTTGTGTTATTCTTTACGGGATAGATATATCCTCGTGTTTTATTTTTGTTCTTTTGAGAGTCGCCACACAGTGGGCAGCGGAAGTTGTAGAGATCTGCCTTGACTCTCTTAAACTTTTGTAAGCGTGACGAAACGAGTCCAATGTACTTGGAGTCAATCAAATCCATTATAAAGGTGCTTTACTTCGTACTTTCTATTGTAGCAGGAGCAGGGGCAGGGGTCAAGGTTTTAATGGTTGGAATAACACCAACTAAAAAGATTGCTAGGGCAGAAATTCCAGCAATTTGCCACTTAAACTTAGATAATTCTTCTATTTTACTTTCTAATTTTTCAAATCTATCTGAAATTTCTTTGTGTTCTTTATCATTATCTTCTTTCATTTCATCAATCATTTTAACAAGAAGTGCATCGTTTTTCATACTTTGCTCAATTCTCTCATCGTGCTTCGCAAGGATTGTAGCAATACGTGAATTGCCTTCTGATATTTTATCTACCGCTGCCTCTAATTTGGCAAGCATTTCGCGGGATAAGTCTTCATAAATACCGAGTTTAGATTCAAGAACCGCTAATTTTGATTCTTGGGAAAACATTTTACCTTCCTTTTAAAAATTGTAACCACCATCTACGAGAACCTCTTCCACCTTTTGCATAGTTACTTCTATATCTACCTTTCTTAAAAACTGGAGGATCGTCTCCCGCTGGTGCAGTTCCAGCGATATTTCCAGAACCAACATTAACGGTTGGTTCTTCTTTAAGAGTGCGAATTGTAGAAATTAATTTATCAATGTCCATTAAACTTCTTGCAATTTGTCTATACACTCTTGGTCTTCAATAATAGAATGCAAAGTTGTTTTTGGATATTCAGGCAATCTATTTAAAAATAACAAAAAACTTTTAATAGCAGGCCAAAGGTCAGATTCTAAATTATAAAGAAGCAAAGGGACTGCTGCATCATCAAAGACATTAAATAGGACGATTAGGTGATTAAGAATCAAGTGAGTTTTAAGAACTCCTGTATTCCTATAACGCTTAAGTAATCTTTTAATATACTTAATACGTTTTAAATCGTCCTCAAAATCATCCCTAGTAACTGCTTGGGGATTATCATAAAATTTAATAGCAAATAGAAGATAATTATCTTCATTCAATTCATCAAATCTCATACCAAATTATCAGCTATCTGGATACTGAGCGTCGTCAGCAGCATCCGTGTTGATTGTGCTTCCTGCTACCAATACTTCAGTTTTAACTCTGAAATTTCCGTGAGTATCGGTGTAAGTCATGACACCAACCCAACCAGCGTGTGGAGCAGCGAACTTACGAGCATTACCAGTAGCTGCGTTAGCAACAGCTTGCTCTGTAGTATCTACACCAAATACACCAGTGAATACTGGACTTGTTGAGAATCCTGTAGTCTTAGACTCAGGTGCTCTATAAACCGAATTTCCAAGTGTTGAAATTGGTTCTTCTGAAATATTATAAGCAGTTCCTGTTGGAACAGTAGTTAGTCCAGCAACGAAGTATGAAGTGCTAGCTAAAGAAATACTTGTGGAGGTAAATCCAGTGATAACAGCATAACCATAAGTAGCACCAGCACCAACTGTAATCACATCTCCAGTTCTAATACCAGCAGAGGTAAAGGTGACAACACCAACCCCACCAGTTGCAATTCCTGTAATTAGATTAACCGAAATAGTTCCTGTTGAATAAACCGAATCTTTATTGCCCCAAAGAGACATGTTTCCTTACCTATAAAATTCTTATATTGATATTTATAAAAAAAGGAGACCTTTAGTTTCGGTCCCCTTTATCCTTAACTCAAGGAGTTAAATCTTTAGCACCTTTATTCTTCAGTTGTGCTTGCACTTGAAGAAGAATGAGCGAAAGAATACCGTTTGATTTGACTTTTGGGTTTGCTCCAAGTGCTTCCGAAACTGCAAAAAGAGCAGTTGCGATAAGAGCCTGATTTGCTAAACACCAAGCGACGAGTGCCGACATGATGACCTCCGTGTGAAGAGTATCCTGTCTTATTTAGATATTATCTCAGTCAGACTCACCTGCTCTTGGTTTGTACATATCCTGTGCTGCTCTCTGTGCTGCTGCTTGTTGTGCTTTTTTTGCAGCAAGTTTTTTGGCAGGTGTATTTGTTGGAGGTTCTGGTTTAACTTCGCTGGTTCTATCTTTTTTTACACCTCTTCCTGCTTCATGTTGAGCAACAGTTCCACCACTACGAGTCATCATACCACCCTTATTCATATTTCTAACAATTTCTACAGCACGATCACGTGGTTTTCTTGGTTCTCCCCTGTCTTCTGCCATTCTTTCATCAATTACTTCACCTTCTGGTTCATAAGAATTATTTTGTGCTTGTTTGAGTTGCCCTACTGTTCCACCAGTCATCAATCTTCTGTTTGGGTCATTTGTTGCATTATCAAGTGCTTTTTTCGCTGGCTTATCGAAAACTGTTTTAATTACCGCAGGTGCAGCAAGAAGAGCAGCTCCTGCAGCGAGTGCTGGAAGCATTTCATCAATTTGCTCACCTTCTGGTTCATAAGACATCTTAAGACCAATTGCTCTCATCTTATTCTTAAAAAGATTCATAGATGTAGGAAGGGATCTAATATCCATTTCTTCCTTTTCTTTTTTAGCAACTTCTTTTTTCTTAGATTCATCAGCAAGTCTAGATCTAAATCTATCAACTGGAGAATCGCACTGCTCACTCATTCCTGCTTTTCTTTCTGCTTCTAATTTAGCGGCGATTGCCATTTGTTGCTTTTTCTTCTTTGATTTCCCTTTGAATTGTTTCTTTTTAGACTTGCGGAAATCTTTAATCACATCACCCATATCTGCCGTAGCAAGATCCATCTTCTCTGCCATATTTGAAGGGAAGACTTTTACTTTGTTAGACTCGCCCTTTGGTAAGGTATCAACTTTTTTCTTTTCAGTTTTTGCTTCAGTCCAAAGATAGTCTTCTTCAACCTTTGCCTTACCACCTTTTTGATCTTTGCCTAGAGCACCTGCAACAATATCACCTCTAGTTACCTTATCATAAGGAGGATAATTATTTGCTAGGTTTCCATCACCTTTTTTATGCCCAGGTTTGTGTGCCTCTTCCACTGCTGGTTTGGTTGGTTTGGTTTTAGCCCCAAATACTTTTTGCCCAACATTTTGAACAGTCTTTGGCAACTCATCAACAAACTTCACTACACCAGCAGGTAAATTTGGAGCACTTCCACCTGTTACTGCTTCTTTAACATTATCTCCGTTCGAAGAATCCGAACTTGTTGTGGATGGGTTTGGAGCATTGAATCTTGCCTGAGGATTTCTAATGGAACCCCCTCCCCTGCCAGGATGACTGCGTGATGATTTTGAATTATCTGTATTGTTGTATCTAAATTTAGGGCGACGCATCTCATCCAGTGCTTCACCTTCTGGTTCATAAGAAGCGGAAACAGTCTTTCTGGTGTCCTGACCGTCTGGCTTACCACCCATTTTACGCTGAATGGCATTATGAACTGCACCAGCATGTTCTTTTGATGAACTTTCCTTTTTACCGTCACCATCATAATCCTTACCTGCTGTTGCAGCGGCAGTTTGCTCACCTCTCTTTCTCTCACCCTCATATGGCTCACCATATGAAGTGATTTCTACAGACTTAATATTTGGATTAGAACGAAGTTGAGTAATTTTATTTCTATCAGCATATCTTACATAACTTTTGCCATTATTATCTTCAACTCTAACCTTATACTTTTTTGGTGCCTCAATATCTTCCTTGGCAAATACTCTTACCATTACATCAGAAACACTTTCCATTGCTAAGTCTTTTACCGATCCAATGAATTCTTCATTCTTCATTGGACCTTCACCAAATAGTTTTTTCTTTACAGCAGCTCTTTCATTTCCACCAAGATTGCTGTTTTGCATATATTGTGCAAACGCAGTTCTCAAAGGAACGTCCTCTCTTCTGGCACGATAACGAATATCATAAACTGCCTGACGAATTTTTTTCTCGGGAGAAGCAGAGTCTTTTCCCCCCGCGCCCTTTTCATTATCCCCACCACCCTTAGCAGCAGGAGCAGATGGAGCAAATTTTCTTGCAGGGAGCTCCTCAGCAATATGCTTTTTCATGGAAAATAATTTCTACTTTACTTTTTTCTATACTTATTTATGAAATTAACTCCGTATGCCTTTGCCCCAGATTGAAGATTTTCCTTACCAGTTCCAATTGCTCCTGGAGTTTGCATCGAAACGTATTTAAAGAATCCCGTAGTACCTGCAAGTGTATTTGGTTTTCCAGGTGCTCTATACATGCTATCCATTTTAACTTCGGTATATTCAACCAAATCTTTAATCCAAGATTTAAACATCTGACCCGTTTCGGTTACACAAATTAAATAATTAGTGCCTCTGCGGAGAATACGACCAGTTAATCCTGTATTCAGATTCTCTACCATCTGACCGATGTTGAAAATATTCTCTGCAACATAATTTTCACGAAGAGTCTTAAAATCAAACTTAGGAGCAATCTGCCAAAGTTGCCACCCTTCTTTAATATTCATCGCACCGCGAAGATTATCAAATAACTCTAGAGCATCTTTACGAGAATAATCTGATGGGAGACCCTCTCTAAATCTCTTAAAGTCACCTTCTGCAGCGGCAAGTCGCATTCTGGATGCGGACATTCCTTCAACACCCTTTGCATCAGGATCTCTTTCCCCAGCAGAAACAACTTCGATGTTATCAAATGCATAGAGTTGTCCATTGTAATTATTGGATAACTTTTCAAACTCTTTAACTCTATCAGCACCACCAACAATTCTTACATTTGTGTATCCATCATTATGCGCTTTCTTTAGAACATCAAAAATGGTTTTAGTATTTGCATCATTTACAATTCTCTCACTATGTGTAGGGAACATCTTTCTCATGTAAGAGACTTTTGTATCAGGGTCCAATGGATTCTTTTTCTTATCCTGACTTCTTGAAGGATAGATAAGATAATCGCCACCATCAGCAGCGGATGATTGGGCAGCAACATCCATTAATTGCTGGTGACCAATCGTTGGGGGATTGAATCGACCGAAAGCAATTGTAAGAGTTCCTTTTGTTTTTTCGACTGGTGGTGGTCCAACAGGAGCGGCAGGTTCTTGTGCAACTGGTTGCTGCTCAGGAGCAGGTGCTTGCTGCTGAAGTGCAGGATCTACAAAATTTGGATCAGAAATATTTTTTTCTTTTTCAGTTTGTGCAGGGTCTTTTCCACCAACTGCTTGCCTTTTATTATAAAACTTTAGAGTTCCTTTTACAGTTTTTGCTACAAACTCACCATCCTTATACCATCCACCATGACCATCTCCCTGCAACCCAAGTCTTGCTGCTTGCTGTGATGCAGTTGCCTCTGATAAAAATCTAGAAAAACTTTTCATTACTTAAATTTCTTTATCTTTGATATGATTACTTTTTCGTTATCAGTAATATATTTTAAGATGTTTTTATGTATCTGCCTATATTTATGTTTATTTTTACTGACAGACATTTTCTTATCTAAAACTAAATGCACATAGCGAACAAATTCTGGATACGTGCCCTTAAAATTTTTAAGCAATTCATCAACATATTCTTTCATAATTTGAATCCTAACTTATCTTTTTTAAAGTCATATCCATTTTTAGTTCTAAATTGCAAGTTTGATATAGTTGCTTGACCCTCCACTCCCTGTGCTCTTCTAAGAGTAAATGATGGTGTGATATTATTCAATGAAAGATGAACAAAAAACATTTCATTGGATAATGCGTTTCTAACAATATTGGTAAAATTTAATGATGCTACAGATTGCCTAGAATAATCAATTACTAGTCTTTCGCAAGCATAAGATATTTGCATCAGGGTTATCCTAACTCTGGAATAATCACCTCTTTGAGAATTCAATATTCCAACTAGTCTAGGATCAGATCTAATGATACTATCAAATAATTCAGGATTTGAAATAAATCCTGTAGCAGAAGAATTTAAAACGGAATTTGCTACATTTTGATCCAACAATCCAAGACGAGCAGCAGCTTGAATAGGACCTTGCACCATATTGTTATTATTAATAATTCTCATCAAATCAAACTCTTGTGAGTTTCTCATCTGTGCCAAAAGTGAAGAATTTTGTTCAACCAACGGTATAATATCCCTAACCTTAAGAGTATTAGAAGACACCCCACTAGATTTTGCAGATACTTTAATTGACCTATTTGGAGTTACAATATAATAATCAAGTAAAGGTTCATTTGATCTTGTTGGGATAAAAATTTTAGATGTTGTTTTATTAACTCCAAGATTTAAAGTATTAAATCCCCTACTTATACAATAAATTGGTCCAATACATTCACCAAAGTCATTACGAATATTATTCAGTGGTAAATTACTAATGGCATTTGAATCAAAACTCCCAACAGAAGCATTACTGTCAGCATAATCGACTAATGATAGTAAATAATCTTCAAGTTCGCCAACAATATCCGTTCTATTTGTAATTGATTGCCTCAGAGTAGAAACATAGGTATCATAATTATATTCTTGTCCAGTCAATCCAAATCTTTGAGGTTTAAAAATTCCCTCAAAGATACTCCTATTAATAGGTTTGGTTAGATTATCAATATGGGTATAATAAACAGGTTTTGATGCATCATAACTTCCCAATTGTATTGCGACTCTAAAAGAATTATTTTGCATATTTTGTGAAAGCGCATCCACATAGGTAACTTGTTGTCCAATAGACAAGTATCCCGTTCCCCTTCCACCAGTCGCTGGATCTTCAAAATAAGGAGATGCCTTTTTAATGGTTGTTAGTATAGTTGGAGTTCCTCTCCAATGCTTTCTCCAATTGTCGTCTTTTGAACTACTAGACATAAGACTTTTTAAGTATTTATTTTACTGCCAGTAATTTAGATTGACAACAAATCTTCCCAAAGCATTAGTGCATGTTGTACCCGTATGTTTGATATCACTATCAAAGATTACAATCCTATTTGCAACACTCTCTACAATTTCACCAGTTTCAAATTTTGTATATCCATCGTTGCTATTTACATAATAAACAGCAGTCTTTGACTTGAAATGATGATCGACATGCATACCATGCTCTATTATTTTATTGGTCCTCAATGTAAGATTTGCCTTAATCACGAGAACATTTCTTGGAGTTAGTTTTTGAAAGAATGGAAATGCGTCTTCAAAAAATCTACCCTTTCTCAGAACACCATCTCTTGATGAACAAAAAATATAACTGAATTGGTAGTTATCGTTTTCATTACATTCTATCGGATGATATTCTGTCTCTAAAACTTCTGACAAAAACCAAGGAAATGTATTACTCTTGATTAAATGAAAAAATTTTTGGTGAGCCGTATCAGGTAAAAAATTATCAATTACTTCCATAAATCAGAAGAAGTCAAAGTTAATAACGTATCTTCCTATTTTATCAGTACAGGTTGTACCAGTATGAAGCATAGTCCCATCAAAAACAACTAATCTATTTTCTAAACTATCTACAGTATCTCCAGATTCAAACTTAGTATATCCATTATTTGTATTGACATAATAAATTGCAGTTTTACCACCATCAAAGTCTTGATAATCAACATGAAACCCATGTTCGATTATTTCATCTGTTTTTAACGTTAAATTGGCCTTTATTCTCACTAAAGAACGACATCCAACTTGTATAATACCATCAACAAGTGGAGATATACTTCCAATAAAAGGTGCTGCCTGGTCATCAATATAAAAAATATGACTAAATTGGTAGTTTTCTTCAGTGGTACAATCTATTGAAGATATATTTGGAATATTTTCTTCAATTACTTGACCATGATACCACGGAATTGTTTTACCAGTAATAAAATTTTTAATTTGATTAAATTCTTCTTCAGGTAAGAAATTGTCAATGATATGAACTTTCATTTTTTTTAAATTAGAATTAGAAAAAGTTTAAATTAATAACATATCTTGCATGGGCATCTGTACAAGTTGTACCAGTATGCAAAAGACTTTGATCAAATATAATTAATCGGTTTTCTACGCTTTCAATCGTTTCACCAGTTTCAAATTTTGTATATCCATCATTTGTATTGAGATAATAAATCGCAGTCTTTCCACCCTCAAAATTTCCAATATCAATATGAAATCCGTGCTCGATTATTTTATCAGTCCTTGGGTTTAAATTAGCCTTTATCTTAACAAAAGAGCGACAACCAACTTCTGGCATTGATTCAATAAGCGGTTGTAAGTTTTGAATTAATGCTGAAGTTGGAGCATCAGCAACATAAAAAACATGACTGAATTGATAATTATCATCATCATTACACGACGGTGAAGAAAAATCTTTTATATTTTCAGACAATACTTTTCCATAATACCAAGGCAAAGAAGGGTAACTATGGTCAAAGCAATCGCCCATTATAAACCCACGAATTTTTTGAAATTCTTCTTCTGGTAAAAAATTATCAATCAGATGTACTTTCATATTATTTTATAATAAAATGCAATGGAGAATAGGAGACTCGAACTCCTGACATCCTGCTTGCAAAGCAGGCGCTCTACCAACTGAGCTAATTCCCCAAAAACCCCTAAGGGTCAATTATTTATTCACCAACAATCGCACCGATTCCAGAATCAAGTTCCAGAATCACAGAGCGAAGTTCAGTGATTCTTTCAGGAACATGTTCATAACTATAACCACGTTGTGCCTCAAAAAGAATTTGACGAACTGCTGCCGCAGCACGAACATCAAGTTTTAGAGTTACTTTCTTTTCTTTAGTCATCGGTCGTCAGCAGCACGGTTTTCAGAGAAATAAACATCAAAAGCACCTTCAGGATAACGCTTGAGAAGTTTCTGCACATTTTTAGCAACCACATCATCAAGAGTTACTTCAAGTGCCATACAAGCTTGAGCAACATACCACATAATGTCACCCAGTTCGATAATCATATGCTCTCGATTATCTTCATTGAAGGGTTTGCCTTGGAAAATCATTTTCTTCACGATTTCCATAAACTCACCACCTTCGGCATTAATACCAACAGCAGCAGTCAGGAGACGCTCAATATTGGCACCTTTCTCATCAAGAGCAACAAGGCGATCAGATAGAGAAAGAAAGTCTTTGGATGCATCAGAAGTTACAGCATCCACAAACTCAGCATACTTATCAAAATCTACGTGTTTAGCAGTTTCCATTAAAATTTAAATCCTTCAAACGACTTTTTAGGTTTCTTGTCTTCGTTATCATTATACTCGTCTTCGTTTCCAGAGTCAAGTATATCTTTTTGTGCTGACTGTTCGCAATCATACAGTCTCATTTTAGCACGGTCAATACCCACAATAAAACGCTTGTAGATAGTGGGGTCATTATAACGGTTCTTCAATTGCTTCACCATAATCTGTCCCAACTGTTCAAGTTCTTCAGTGCTAATAAGGGCAAACATAAGGTCAGCAGTAGCAGGGAGACCAAAGGACTCACTAGTATCAGTAAGTTCAACATCAGAGTTCCCATAACCACTGCGAGTAGTCTGGGTAGCAGAGACAATGGGAACATTGAATTCCACTGCCAAACCGCGAAGTTCTTCAGCAATTGCCTTAATGTACGAATATGAATTGACAGAAAGGTTTGACTTATACCTGCTGGAAGCACATATATTAAGGTAATCAATGAAAATAATATCAGGTCTAAATGACTTCTTGAGAGCAAGTTCATTGAGAAGTGCTTTAAAGTGTCCTGAATGAGCAGAAGCAGTTGGGTATTCTTTGATGACCAAAGAACCTTGTGTCTTCTTTGCAATACTATTTACTTTGTTCTCGAATGTCGAACGTGGGAGATCAACCAGTTGCTGAATCGGTACATTGAGAAGGTTCGCATCAATCCTCTCTGCAATTCGCTCTTCTGCCATTTCAAGAGTGATATAGAGAACGGACCTGCCTTGCAGTAAGACGGAAGCAGCCAAATGACACATGAATAGCGATTTCCCAACGCCCGTCCCAGCGAGAGCGATATTGAGAGTCTTATTAGGGAGCCCACCCTTTGTGATTTTGTTGAAATATTCCAGATCAAACTCGATCTTATCTTCTTTACGGTGATAAAACTCATATCGCTCCTCATAGTTCTGAAGATAATCGTGTCCGATATTATTATCAAACGATACTGCTAGAGCATCAGAAAGAATGCTTGGAATCGCATCACGATTTTTCTTATCATTATTTCCATCAGCAATATGAATTGACTCCATAAGTGCCAAGTAAATGGCACGGTCACGACACCACTTTTCAGTAGTATCAAGTAACCATTGCTTTTCTACAGGAGCATCATTTAAAAACGAATTGATTTCTCGAATCTCTTTGACTTCAGTTTCATTGAGATCTGTGCGATTCTCTACCTCAATATTGAGTGCTTCAATCGTGATTGCTGAACCATACTTAACAATGAATTGAACAATCTCCTCAAAAATGATCTTTTCCGTCTTTTGCTCAAAATAATCTGGTTGTATGAAAGGAATGACCTTGCGTGAGTAGTCTTCATTAAATACTAAGTTTCTGAGAATAGTTGTCTCAATTCGTTCCATAAGAGAATTGTTGTTTCGCGGCAGCATCAAGTTGCTGCATTACTTCTTCGGTAAAATACTGGTCGGGATTTTTTAGGATTTCTTTCGCATAAAGTTTTTTGCCATTAATTTCATAACGCCCCGCAACATTCTTCCAGAGTCCAGCGAGTTCCCCGAGTTCCAGAAGACCATAATAGCGATCAAGACCGCGCTCATCATAAAATAAACGGACTTCAACTTGTTGATTCTCCTTACTCAAACGCGACTTAGCAGTCTTTGCCTTGATAATGTTTCCAATGACTTCTTTTCCATCCTTTTCCTTAGACTTACTAAGATATATGATAGTAGAAGCGGCGTACTTAAGACCGCTGCCACCTCCCATCTCCTTAGTAGGAACATAAGCACCGATGACATCGTAAGTGTGATTGGTTACAATCATTGGAATGTTTGCCTGACCCAACTTGAGAGTGAGCATACGGAAAGCACCTTTGACAAGTTGTGATTTAGTCATATCACGAACTTGTTTATCATTCAGTGCATCGGTAATCTCTTTCTCGGTTGAAAGCATACCCAAAGAGTCTAGCACAAACATACAAGGTTTGCGTTCTCCTTCAGGTTTTTTTAAGTAAATATCTACTGCCTTGAGTGCTTTTCCACGAAACTCTTCTACGGTGACAACATTAACCACGACAAGACGAGATGTGTCGATGCCGCGTGACTCCAAGAGTGATTTGGTAATAGCGGCTTCAGTATCAAAGTAGAGACAATAACCATCGGGGTTATTATCAAGAAAATTCTTAACCACAGCGAGAGAAAAGAAAGTCTTTCCAGTACTAGACTCTCCAGCAATAGCAGTAATCTTATTGCCAGATACACCGCCAAATATGCTACCTGAAACCAGTGCGTTAAAAATGTACGAACCCGTGTCAACATAAGTCTCAGTCTCATCAATATCGGAAGCAAGTTTGGTGTATTCACCACCAACCTCTTTTACAATTTCTTTAAGAAAATCCATAATTAATTACCATAGTAGTTTTTTGAAGCGGTAAAATCATAATTTATAACACACCTAACTTGTGAATTTATTGGGCAGTTTCCAGCGTGTAGGATATTACCATTAAATAATAACAATCTTCCCTTTTTTGGAGTTATCCTCTGTCTTATTTTTAAGTTTGAAAGATTTGGATGAAAATTTGAATCTTTATCTGTTCGTTCTTCTTCAAATAAGAAGGTGTCTCCATCAGAATCATTGGCATAATATATTAGACTATAGTAATCGTTACGCATACTAAAGTCAACATGCGGACCACAAAAAGTATTATGATTTGATTCTGGATATTGAAAGGTTGTTCTTCCTCTTATCCTCAAAATCTCATTTACATCAAATTTTAATTCCTTAGATAAAAAATGTAAGATGTAAATAAATGAATGTCTATATTCGGATCCTGGCAGTCCCTCATTTACAAAATTATGCACCAATCCAGAAGCATTTAATATATTTTTATTACTCAATAAATTTTGTGGGGTTGAAGCGCCCAACCAAATCTCTGAAAAAATATACCAAGGAAAATTTGAAGAGAGTAGCATTTCTTCAATTTCATTTTGCAAACTTACTGGTACAAAATTATCTAAAATGATATAATCATTAATAATTTTGTTTGATGGATAATTCATTCTTATTTTTTTCCGTATTCAAATCATTCATTTTATAAGTCCAAAGTTTAGAGTAAAGAGCAGGATGATTCCCCTTTAAACTATTAATAATAATGTTCAACTCTTTTTCACTTATAGGAAGGGTTATCATACTGTCATCCCATACTCTTCACGAAGTATTTTTTTATAAGGTAAACCCTGTTCTCTAAGTTCTTTTACCAGTTTTAGTTTATGATACAAAGCAGCATCTCCCCCAAATCCAAGAGCACTGACAATTTTCTTTAGCTCTTCGTCGTTAATAGGCAAATCCATTAGGCAAAAAATAATTCAAGGTTTACAGTTTTTTCCACATTCCATCCAATCGTATCAAGGATTGACTTGAGTGGATCTAAGAAACTCTTTTCAAATTGTAATTCATAGTCAATGTATTTGTCAAGAGCAAGTTCCTTAGGAAATTCCTGAATGAATGAAATGACGTTTTCTTGAATAGTATTTGGTTTTTTTAAGAAAATGTATTTAACCTTCTCACCATTATTGATTAATGAATACTTATTAGTGAGTTTTTTGTCTTTGACGTAGTAGTTAAACAAAAGTGCTCCACGAATATGAATTGGAGTTTTAGGTGCATAAATGCTGGAAGAAGAATGATACTTACGAACATCAGAAGCAGTACGTGGAAAAGCAATTTGTTCTGGTGGAAGACTTTTAAATTCTTCACGACACTTATCAATAAACTCAATCACCTCTTCTTCAGTTCCATTCATCATCAGTTTGAGACCATCCTTAATCATCTTGCGACAAGGTGCTGGTGTAGAAGATTTGACTGCTTCAATTCCCATAATCTTGAGTTTGGGTTCTTCATAGCGAACACCTTCACTATCCCAGACATTGAGGATATAACGCTTCTTAGCAGTCCAGATTCCACGCTCGGCAATGTTCTCACGCTTCATCTGCATCTTCTGGTCATAGGCATTCACATAGTCTGCCAGTTCTTGGTAGCAACTTTCAATATACTTCTCAAGTTCCACCTTAGCGACCTTATCAAGGAACGAAACAACGCTTTGAGTAGTTTTCTCTCTTCCCTTGTATACACTTTCAACCAGAGGACCCATATCAAGATAAATGGAGTCAGTATCAGAAGCAATAACATAATCAACCTCTTTTGTCTTGAGAATTTTGTTTAGATAGGCATTCATCTTGTTCTCAATCCAACGGATAGAAACCTGACCAGACAAAGTGATTGCCTCAGCGTTTGCTAATTTGTAATAACGGAAATACTGATTGCCGATAGCACCATAAGCAGAGTTAAGTTGAATCTTCCTCGCCATTTGGATATTGTTACACCGAGCAATCTCTTTAACTAATTCCTTATTTTTAGTCTTTTCATATTCTTGCTTTGCTGCAAGCATTTTCTTTTTGTAGATAGTGCGGTCTTGATAGATTTTTTCCATCAGTTCTGGGAGGAACCCACGCACATCTTTGCGGAACATTGCTCCATTAGCACACACTGCCTTATCTTTATACAACTCAAAGGTAAGATCCTGATTTAGAATCTTATCAACAGTTACAGTTGGATGCCTCTCGTCCAGAAGGGTTTCTGGAGAGATGTTGTATTGCATAATCAGGTGAGGGTACAGAGAGTTCAAGTCAAAACTTACCACCCAATCATACATTCCAGGAATCGGTTCCTTAACATAAGCACCAGCATACTTAGAATCCTTATCAGAACGTTCTTTTGGGGGAATTACAATGTTTCTCTTCTTGAGATAATTGTAAATGATACTGTCCCACATTCTTACTTGAAAAAACACATCGACAAAATTGACCTTTGCGTCAAGTGCCATTGTCACGGCAAGTTCAATAAGTTTCATCTTATCTTCCAGACGATCAACAAGTTTCACGTCAAGAATGTTATACTCTACAAATTTTTGCCAACCCTTGGTGTAGAAGTCTTTAAAAGTATCAAACTCAGAGTGGTCAAGTTTTTTCTGCCCCAATTCCACATTTGCAATATGGTCAAGACGATAAGATTCTTGATTAGTATAAGTGAATTTTTTATACAAATCCAGATAGTCCAGTTGAGTGATTCCACCAACATCATAAGAAATATGCTTACGTCCAGAAATATACACTTCATCCTCAGTGACAAGACCCCAAGGAGATAATCTCTTCATCAATTTTTCGCCAAGAACACGATCTAAACGACGGGCAAGATATGGAATATCATACAGTTGGATATTCCATCCAGTTATCACCTCTGGAGTATTTTCTTCAATCATCCACCAGTTGATAAAATCATGCAATAAATCATACTCAGTAGAAAACTGCTTATAGACTACATCTTTGCCTGGATTGTTGAAAGGTCCAAGACCCCAGGTACGAATTCGTTTCGTAGCATAATCTTGAATTGTGATAAGAAGAACTTCCTCTGCAGCAGACTCTACATCAGGGAATCCATTCTCCGATGCAACCTCAATATCAAGAGTAGTGAGTTTAATTTTATTGATGTCAAACTTTAATTCTTCTTCAGGATACGTTTCAGAGATATACTGATAGATGTACTTATCGTTTCCATAAATTTTAAATCCCTCAACATTCTCATACTTTTTAATAAACTCTCGACATTCGCGGACAGTTCCAGGATGAATCTCATCCACGTAATCTCCCGTAAGAGTTTTATATTTTGTTTTTTTATTTGCAGGGATAAAAAGAGTCGGGTTAAACTTCTCACGGGTAATGAAATGTTTTCCATTTTCATAACCACGGACCAAGAAGTGATCCCCGACCATCTGGACGTTAGTATAAAATCGCATTATGCAGTTAGTTCAAGATACTTTTGAATAATTTCTTCTTTTGGTTCAACTACAGTAAGAATGTCACTGGAGCGAAGCATTAATTCATTTTGACCAGATACTTCTGGCCATGGAACCAATTCACCATCAACGAACTCATATGGATTGATTATTTTGCAGTTAGGTTCCCCTGGTTCTGCCTCAACCTCAATGACTTCACAGATAACTACGTTATCAACTTTCAGAAGAAGTCCCTTGATCTGTTTGTTGTTTAAAGGCATTTACTCTCTCCTCATACATTTGCTTAACAGATTCCATTGGCTCGACAACTGTAACCACCCAATCAGGTTTGATTGGAATAGCAGTATCAGAGGTTAAAAGAATCCATGGAGACATAGTGATTTCGACCATACTATCACTATCCTTCACTTCTTCAGTAAGAAGAAGTGACTTTTGACTGGTAATTTTAAAAGGATTGTTTAGAAGATATCCAACAATTTTATCTTCTTCAACAATCAACTCTTTTGCATCTGAAATAACAGTTTCCCCAGATTTCAGAATAACTAATTTGATTGACATGCGTTCAGTACTTCTCCTTACTATTATAGCAAATTAAAAAGGGAGGTGTCAACTGGTTTTTGCCAGTTACCTCCCGTGGCATAGCGCCGACGATATTCAAAGATATTTAGTCACCATTACCTCCACCACCATCACCAGCACCACTTCCAGGATTAATAGGAACTGCTCTTCCAGCACCTACATTAGTCACTCTTCCTTTATGATAAACCTTATGTGCTTTTGCTGCTGGATATGAAATAGTCTTTATTTCATTAAGAAATTGGTGGAAAGATTTCATTTTTATTTTTATTTAGAGATAGTCCTTGCGAGCGTGATGGTCTGGCACTATTTTCCCAAGTACGATCCGTAGAAGTCCGTCTTCAAATGTGACTTCACGGACTTCTGTGTCGTCGGATAAAGTCCACGCTCTTTTAAAACTTCTGCTAGCCACTCCCTTGTGGATAAACGTCCTATCCGATTCGGCATCTGCTTTTTGCCCTTCGACAAAAAGTTTTCCATACTCTGTGAAAACATTTACCTCTCCTTTCTTGAATCCTGCTAATGCGAGTTCCAGATGGGATTCAACATTATTTATTTGTACTAGGTTATATGGGGGGTAGTTCGTTGTAGTTTCGTGAAGATTAAAAAGACGATCGAAGTATTCATCCATTCCAATGCTATTGCGGGTAATTCGTTCCATCAAAGCAGGAAGATCCGCAGCAGTATATCTCGTAGAACTTGTCATTATGGTAGCTCCTTTAAAAGCGAGTTTGTGTTTTGTGGACCCTTTCGGCATCCGTATATAATTATAATACTTCTTACAAAAAACGGGGTGTTGAACCCCGTAATTCTTTTATTCGGTTTCCACTTCTTTAAGATGAACTTTTAAAGCATCTTTCCATTGTTGTTCGGTATACCCACAAGCAATGAAAAATCTGCGAACCATTTCTAGGAATTGATTTTCATTTAGATATGGATCATCACATCTAATCTCTACATCTTCATCGGGAAGAGCAAACTTAGCATTAGGATTGTTATGCCAGGCGGCACCTTCGTTTTGGTGACGAAAACGAAATTCAAAACTTCCCGAAGACATCACTCAGCATCCTCAACTTTCTTCTTCTTGGATCCAATATTATACTTGGTTTCCAGAATCCAGTCTCCCTTATCCTTATAAGCAAGGACTTTAATTTGATTAAGTGGTGCAATATCTTGAATCTTGGTAGCATCAACAATATCAATCAGCCCCCAATCAGCGAGAAGTTGAGCGATACGATTGCGACGTTGCACATCATTCACGGTCAGGTTAGCATGTTTGCCATCCAGAGCAAACAGTTCCTTAAAGTGAACGAGATAATATCTACCTTGCTTGTGCAGAATATGGCAAGACTGATAGATTTTCTTTTCCTTTCTTGAAGCAACTCCGATACGGGTCAAAGTCTCACGAACCTTAAGAAAATCATCAGGTTCATTAAGAATCACTTCCACCATTTGGTCGGGCGTCCACTTCACTTCAGGTTCTTGAACGACACTCATTTTGTTCCTCCAGTTTCAAATTTCGATTTTATAAATGTTAGTTGTTCTTTAGTAAGAATCCTCAAAGCTTGTTTTGCCTTTTCATTACTAAAACCATAGTAACGTTTAACATAATCAAGGTCTTTGATTTTATCTTGTCGGAGCCAGGGAGAAAATCTCTTCTTTTTCCTCAGACTATTTATAAAAAAGTCATATTGAAGTTTCTTTGGGAGGAAATGATAGCGATTCATTTCATTCGCAAACAGAACGCAATCAAGATGACCTGATAGACAACGATTGATAATATAAGGAGCATATTCCTTTTCAAGAGAGGGGTCTTCGTCAATCAGGTGTTGCTTCGTCTGATTAATAGAGTTTAACCAGTCCTTCAATTCAGTCATTAATTAAACCTTCTTTTTTTAATTTATCATATTTGTAGCAACCAGCAAAACTAAACTGAATTTTTGGACCTTCAGTATAATTAGATAACAAAAGTTCTTTACGTTGTTTTTGCTCACGCATATATTCACCAACAGAACGCATCGTATAAGTTAGATCAAACTCAGCAGCGTTCCAGTTTGTAAATCTATCTTTTACGAGTTGGTCAGAATTATAACTAATCAACTGATCCATATCGTTAGCATCACAATCAGCAGCAAACTTATCGTGATCAAATCCTTTGTGCATTGATCCCTTACGCCCGTAGAGATTATCCTTAATGTCATAAGGAGGATCGAGATACATAAAAGCATCTTTATTTCCATCCATCAGATAATCATACGAATAATTAGTTATACGCCAATGTTCAATCAGTTTAGAATACGCAGGCAGTTTTTCGATACCCCGCAAACTGAAGTTGGAAATGGAGGCTTGTTGAGAAAATGATGAACTCTCCGTGAGACCACTGAAAGAGCACTTATTGACAATATAGAAAGCCACAGCACGATCAATGCTAGGCAAACTTTGGTCATTGATTTGCTCCTTTGCTTTAAGAAAAAGTTCCTTTGCTAGTTCTGGTGTATTGTTTCTCAGTTTAAGTTCTTCCAGTTTATTTTTAAGATCATTTCCAAAAATCTGGAGTTGTTGCCAGAAATTTACAAGAGGTTCATACAAATCATTCACCCAAATATCTAGGTTGGGATATTTCTTAGTGATATAAATTGCAACACTTCCTCCGCCAAGAAATGGTTCTCGGAACTCAGCATAGTTGCGAAGATCTGGAAAGTAAGGTCCCATCTTTTCACAAGCACGGGACTTACCTCCAGGATACCTCAAGGGTGTTTTAAGAGACTTCATAATCTTTAGGATGATACTTCAAATACTCTCTAAAAGTGAGTTTCATTTCTTTCTGCGTCATGCCACAATGTTTTGCGGCAGCAGGAAGAGTCATTTTAGCACGAAAGAGACCTTCATTTGCCCCTCTCACATTTTCAGGGGTTGTTTTAACTGCAACTTCCTTAAGGGATTTAATGTCAATTTTGAGCAGACCCATTTACACACCTCACAACAATTTCAGTATTTTTAGTTGCTTCTGCCATCTCACGATATCCAGTTCCAACATAGATTTGACCACCAACAACAGCAACGGCGCAAGCACCCCAGAAGATGTAATACCACTTGGACTTGACCTGATGTTGCTTTTTCAGTTCATCGAGTTCTTCGTGAATATCTTGATGATGAAACCTTAATGGTTTTTGTATTAGTGCTTTGAGTTTCTTGTTTTTCATTTAAACTCACACTCCACCATTACTTCGGTCAAGCAGGCAAGCATGTTTATTTCTTGGTCTGCGACAAATGCTCCTTGATACTGATACTTAGCGAGCACAAGAACAGCAGCAGGAATAGAAGCAGGAACCAGACTTTCGTAAAGAGAATCGTAAATACGACGGAGAAGTACAGTAGTATCATTGTCCAGATTACTGACGACCCACTTACGAACTTCAGAAAAGTTCTTTTCTTTAAGGTTTTTAACAAGTTCATTTACAGCAATATCCGAAAAAGCAGCAAGAATTCCACTATCAATTTTTCCACCTACCGCATATCTTTGGCACTCGTTGAGGACTCGTCGCCAATCGGGGAAGTGCTTATTGATAAGTTCCGCAAGTACTCTTTGATCGAATTCGACGCCCTCCGCATCCAAGATATTTTGTAAACGCTTGAAGAAGGATCCTGCCAATGCGGTTTTTTCTTTTCCTTTGATGGAGAAGTCAATAACGGCACATCGGGAGTGGAGAGGTTCGATGATTTTATTTTTGTAGTTGCAGGTGAAGATGAATCGGCAGTTACCAGCAAACTCCTCAATAAACGCCCGTAGTAGGAGTTGTACGTCGTTTCCTGTGTTATCTGCTTCGTCAATGATGACGACTTTGTGTTTAGCATCTGACGAAAGCGAAACGGTCGAAGCGAAGTTCTTCGCATTGTTTCGGACAGTATCGAGGAATCTACCTTCGTCGGATCCATTGATGACATAAACATCTACTCCCAATTCATTGCAGAGTGCTTTTGCCACTGTGGTCTTACCAATACCAGGAGGACCAGCAAGAAGCATATTTGGAATTTCACCCTTATTTAGAAACTCCTGAAAGGTTTTCTTTGTAGTTTCAGGAAGAATACAATCTTCAATTGTTTTAGGGCGATATTTCTCTACCCAAATAAAATCACTGTTCATAATTTATACCCAATTAGGTTTTCGTTCAGGCATACGAAGATAATTAGATGCAACCCAAGGTTTGGATGCAATATACATCTTGTAAGCAGTAAAAGTGTCAATGCTTGTGTCAAGTTTATACTCATCTGGCATAGCACGGGCAAATGGAGTTACTTCTGTAATCTTTCCCTTAGGGAAAAGATAATAAGCACCTAGAAGGGTATTATAGCACGAATGGATTTTCCCATAACGTACAGAATACTCATCACACAAGTTCATTCCCCACTTAATTAACCAATAGGCATTATGGATACTATCCATTGCCCATTTGGTACAGGGATGATTACGAAACGCTCCTTTTTCTGTCTTGTATGGAGTGTTATCAGACTTATATAAATTGCCATAATTGTGACCCCATTTGCTAGAGGCGACAATAGAAAGCATTTGACAGCATTCCAGCGGCATTTTGACAATATGTTTATCGGGAAGGTAGATAGCACTCTCAGCAGGCCAAGGAGAAGTTACAAAGATGTTCATCAGAAACAATATTTTTGAAGTACATACTTAACTTTGTCTGGTTTATCTTCCATCCAATATGCTTCATGTTCCATTTGAGCAGAAGATGAAGATGTTTTCACAGAATTTCTGATATCTTGATATTTAAAGGATGGAAGGCTCATATTTTTTTTAGATATACCGAATGGTTTATATCCGTTACAAAGATGTGCTACATGAACTGCTTCATGATAAACCGTTTCGTTAATATAAAAGTCTAGGGCAAATCCACTTTTTTTAATATTATTGGTACATATGATAAACTTTTTTCCAAAGTCTGCATAACCAAAAATATTTTTGTTACTCCTACAATACCCAACATTTTCTTGGACAGAATATCTTGCCCGATAAACTTTATTAAGTATATCTTGAGCTTGGGGAGTAAGATAGAGTAAAAATTCCATCAACCAAAGGTCGAATCTGGTTCCAGAGCAATATAATACTTCAGATTGTACTTGGTATTTGTAAATTGTGACAGAAGTTTAGAAGACACAACCACATCGTAAGCACCAGGAATGATCTTGATATTTTCTACCTTGAAGTTGAATACAAACTCAGAGTCAGTTTCACCAACAACAATAGCGTATTCATTAGAAGTGTCATTCTTCTTATCACGAACCACCAGTTTGATGACACCATTCTCACCAACCGCAGAAAGATCGGGGAGTTGATACACTGCTGCTGCCTTGACAAGTTTCTCCAGAGAAGCACTATCCAGTTGGAAGCACACATCAGTTGAAGGTAGTTGAATTGCCTTATCGGGAGGAGAAATAATCACATTGGGGTCAGCATAGAAATACTTCACCCGACGCTTGCCTTCTTTGATGCTCAAATATGACTCTTCAGTAAAGTCTAGATCAGGGTCTTGATGAAGACCCAAACCATTCAAAAACTGGTTCAGATCATAGATGGCAAAGTCACGAGGAAACTCTTCATTGATATCCGCTTCAGCGAGAATATTTTTTGCCACAGAGATAGTGCGAAGTTGATTACCCTGCTTCACAAGAATTGAGTTGTTGATGCCAGCAAAGTTCTTGAGAAGAGCAAGGGTGTTGTCAGAGAGTTTCATAGTTTTGTTTGGGAGTTTCATAATCAACGGAATTCGGTAAGTCCATTATCTTTGCGAGAATAATGACCATCAAAGTGAAGCAGGAGCATAGCATAGTGAATCACTTTCAGAAGGTCACGCTTATTGCGTCCATCTTTATCACCATAGCGACTGCCATACTTGAGGATGTTTGCCTGACAAAATCCAGCGGCAAGTTTCTTCGCTGCCATCAAGTCAATAGTTTGAATATCGTTGTAACCATCTTCATCTCCACAGTAATGACCGTGATAGGTGCTGGTTACATAATCTTCAACGTCTTTGAGAATCTTATCTTCGTTGTATTTCCAGAGATGATTTTTAGGTTCAGTCATAACAGGTGTTTTTTCAATTACAATTTTATCATCACTATTCAATGCCATAGTGAATTGGTATTCGGAATAAGGATACTCATCCATAATAAAGGGGAAGGGTCATAATTTACCTTCCCCAATTATATCAGAAAGGAGCGTCAGGTGCAACCTGTTCATCAGTGGGCATCTTGAAATCAGCATCCACTTTATCATACAGTTCCAGGAAGGACTGTTTGGTCTCATCGTCGAAACGATTCACACACACTTGGATTGCCTTTGCCTTGTCTTGGAAGATGCTGTAAGCACGGATGATATGAACCAGACGGCGGGTGCTGATAATTTCCTCAATGCCACCATCGTAGAAGGTCTTGCGGATGATGTCTGCCCAATCAACCAGGCGCTTACAGAAGTCACGGTCTTCCACACCAAGGTCCAGAGCGATGCCTTCCAGAATCTTCTGTTCGGTAGCAGGAGCAGGATAGGACTGCTCAAAGGTCACAGGGAACCGCTCCAGGAACGCCTCATTGAGCACATTGGTGCCGATGAAGCGACCGTCATCAGAACCCTTACCCTTGGTGTTTGCAGTGGCGAACACATTGAAACCAGCAGCAGGTTTCACGAAGCGACCAATCTTCTTCAGGAAAACACCTTTACCTTCAAGGACAGATTGCAGACACAGAATCTTGTTAGAAGCGAGGTCAATCTCATCCAGCAGAAGGATTGCACCACGCTCCAGTGCCTCAATCACAGGACCATTGTGCCAGACCGTCTCACCATTAACTAGACGGAAACCACCAATCAGGTCATCCTCATCAGTCTCAATGGTGATATTCACACGAATCAATTCACGCTTGAGTTGGGAACACGCTTGTTCCACACTGAACGTTTTACCGTTACCCGACAGACCCGTAATGAACGTAGGGTAAAAGAGACGGGACTGAATAATTTTTTTAATATCGTTAAAGTTACCAAACTTGACGAAGGTATCATCTTTATCAGGAATAAGGTTTTGTTCAGCAGCAGGAAGAACAGCAGGAGCACTGAAAGAACGCTCAATCTCTTCCACACGTTCTTGAGTCACTTCCAGGTTCCAACGACCACGACCAGTCTTGTAGTTTTCCAGGCGGCGGGTCACAGTCTGAATATTCAGACCACGAGAGGCACAGAAACCCTTGAGGTCACCAGAAGTAATTTCAGAACCATACAGTTCTTTGATGGACTCAATCAGTTGGGCGTCATTCACGGCAGACTTGCGAGGCATGGTGTAGTTAGGTGTGTTTTTTAACTGAAGTTATTATACAAGAAAAAAAGGGGCAACTGAGTGCCCCATGTGACAGTTTTAGAACTGGACCTGTTGGTTTCGCAACTCATTCAAATAATCTTCACTCGCAATATGAGGAGTGTATCCAGGATAAAATTGCTTAACGATAGAACCAATGCCCATCGCAGTGATTGCACTATCACACTTTACCCAAACTTCTTTAGTATCGTATTTAACGACGTGTTCAAATGGGAATTTAGATTTCATTTTGCTTTCTTTTTGGATTTTTTATTCGATGTTGATTTTTTATCACTGTCCATTTTTACTTCTGGAGCAGGAGAAGTTACTGGAGTAGGATCTGCAGGAGTAGGTGCTTCTGGTTCTTGAAATAAGTCTGTGAATCTACTCATTGCCTTTATTGAGTTCTATAAAAATATTTATCAGGCGACAAGTTCCACAAACTCCCCGAGAATCTTTTTGTTCATTTTCTTCGACTTGAGACTCTTCACAAAAGCAGATTTGATTTGAGTCTTGGTTGCATCCTCAGAGACAGCAAACTCAGTGTCTTGAGAAAGGGCAGTAGCAGAAAGACCAAAGTAGGAATGATAACCTGACTTTTTGATCGTAAATGCCTTTTCTTTTTTCCAAGAACTCATTACTTTATCATGCTCATCACCATACCAACCGTAGTAACGACGAATGAAGTTGCCAGCATCACGACCTTCTAGAACACGAATACCAATGAAATTAATATCAGCAAACTTGTCCCGCAGATTACGAAGAAAAACATCGGTCATTTGATGCCATTCACAATCCAGAGAGTAAGTATTTCCAGTCTTACGGTCACGCAGAAACGAACTGAATCCAATCGCAGCAGTTCCCATAAAAGGACCATCTTCCCATTGACGCTTGACTTCACGATGATACTTAATACCACACGCTTCACCATCAGTCAGAATCACGCATTGAACTTTTTGAAGTTTGTTTTCTTTCTGGAACTTAGGCAGAATCTGATGAAGAGAAATGAGTGCCTCATTCAAGGGGGTGCCAGAAAGAGAAAGTCCCAAAGGAGTTGGATACGCCGAATAACTATTGCGTGAAAATGAATGGGCGATACGAAAAATATTCTTCATCTGTTCTTCAAGAGTCTTACCATTCACTTGACTGGTGAGAAGATTCATCATTGAGAACCACTCACCAACTTGAATCAGACCATCTTTTTTCTCATAAGCAGTTTCACGAAAACTTGCCTTACCATTCTCATCATAAGAAACCAGAGGATACTCAGTTGTAAAGGCATAAACCTCAAAAGGAATCGAAACTTTCTTGCAGAACCAGACAAGGTTGAAGAGTTGCTTGACGGTATCCAGCATCACATCACACATTGAACCAGACCAATCCAGCACAAACACCAGACCATGATTCTTACCATTGGCAAGAGTGGTGACTTTCTTGAACAGGTCTTCGTTGTATTTGTAAGTATGAAGTTTAGAACAGTCTAAAACACCAGTGCGAGCAGTCGTAGCACGGGCATAAGAATCTGCTGCCTTGCGACATTCAAACTCTTTGACCAAGTAATTAACTTCCTTTTGGGCAGAACGCTTGAACTCTACAAACTGCTTATCAACTTCACCAAAGACATTTCCATATCCATATCCACGGTCTTCAAGATAGGAAGACCAAGAGTTTTTACAGTTGGAGTGAATATCAGCATTTGGAACAATCACCTTTTTCAAGTCAAGTTTAGGCAATTCCAAATAAACATTTTCAGGACCACTGTTATTAACAAGATCTTTCAGTGCTTCTTCGAGAGACTCCATCGTCTTGACTTCAGGTTCTTCATTCTTCTCACCACCCATTTCTGGGGTGGTTTCACCCTTTTCTTGAGTAGTTTCATCAGAAGTAGGAGCACCTTCAGAATCATTAGACTCGGGTTGATCATTATCACCTTCCTGCTGGTCAATGAAGTCGGAAGCGGGTTGATTATCGGCACCACTCTGCTGGGACTCAAGATTATCCAAAGAAATCTTGGTTTCTTCCTGTTGCTTTTGCTTACAATACTTATAGAGTTCTTCTGCAGCAATCAGAACATCAGCAAAAGTCTCAGTATCGGCAATCAGATTGATAATTTCAGTTTCTTCGCCACGCTCAATCGGAATATCAACATAGTTACCAACCTTGAACCATAGGTTTGCTCGGTCGGCAAGATTATAAGTTTCCAGTTTATCATCACCAATCTGGAAGAAATCATCGTCAGCGAGTTCCCGATAACCAGCATAGAAGGTCTTAGCGAGACCAGCATAACGACGCTTCATCAGTTTCTCGATGCGAGCATCCTCTACCACATTCACAAACTGTGGAGGAACTTTTACCTTCTCCAACCAGTCCTCATCGGGAGTTTCCAATGCGTGTCCGCACTCGTGGGCGACAAGAAGGTCATACACAGTGTTACTTGCCTTCTCCCACATCGGCAGAGTCAGCACACGGGTATGAACGTTGAAGCAGGCAGTCTCCACCTTCTTGTGCTCAACCACAAGGTCTTCAGTGGCAAGAAGTTTGGCAAGTTGGGACTTGATTTCGTGGCGGACGGTCATAGGTTTGATTTCTTATGGAACCATCATACAAAAAAAGAGGGTGGTTAGACCCTCTTATGTGCCAGTTTGGAAAGTGGTTTCATTCATCCCGAAGTCTTTGTGCATAACCATACCTTGCATCTAATGCAGCATCGGATGCCTTTTCATAAGGATTAGAGTCCTCTTAAACTAGGTATATCTCCTCTATTATCATCATAAGGATTACTTTGACTTGCACCATATCTTCCAGCTGCATCAGATCTATTTCCCTGATATGCTCTTGTTCTTGCTTCTCTTTTTTCTGGAGTAGAACCTTTTATTCTTCTTTTTATTTTTCCAATACGAGTATTTGGATTATAAGTAATCGCACCTCTAATATCTTCAATAATATCTTCTCTCCACTCTTCACTCATATTTGCCATAATGGCAAGTGCTGCCTTGTTGGTGTCTGCGTAACCTTCGGCAACTAGATGCTCAAGAATGTAGTCAAAGAGATCTGTCTCTTCACGAAGTCTTGGATTTGTTAAAGCATCATTAATCTCACCCATTTTTCCTCTAGGAGATCCCTTACCACCATCACCATCATCTTTCATAGCTTGTGTTCTCAATGCACCTGCTCTCTTGATCATTGCTTCTCTCTTTTTTCCAGGAGGAAGTTTTTTAAATCCTCTCCCTACTGGACCATATGGAAGACCTGCTTCATCAAGTTCAACTTCTTCCTTCATTTTCTTTTCATCTTCTTTATCTTCATCTTCCTTTTCAGTTACCTTTTCACCCTTCTCTTCTTTACCTTTTTTATGCTTACCTTCTTTGTGCTTTCCACCTTCATCCTTCTCAGATTCTTCCTTCTCACCCTCTTCCATTTCGGGTTCTTCTTTCTTTTCGTAGATAGAAGAATAGGCACTCATCATGCCTAAAATTTCTTTTGATTCCATTGTTACAAATACTTTTTCAAATATTTATAAAATAAGAAGCGTCCCCGTGATGGAGACGCTTCTTGAGTGCTTGGCGACGTGCCTTTGCTTGTCGGAGTGCTTGCGGTTTTAGTTTCCGCTTCTGCTCCTTTTTAGAGTGGTGTTGCCAGTTGGGGAGTTTCATTCGTCTTGTGGCGATGCAGACATTCTACGGGAAAAACCTTTGACTTTCTCGAACCTTATGACACTTTCAAATTTGTCATGAAGGTCTGTCTTATGGGAAATCACAAAAATATTAGCATCCTTAATCACATAACGAATAATCTTAAGGAACTCATCGGTGCCAAATCCATCGAGTGAAGAATCAAACACCTCATCCATAATCAGCAGATTGGTATTGACGGAATTTTTGACTCGTGCCACTTCTCTCCAAGTGAAGAGGAGTGCCAGGTCAATTCTCATTTTCTCACCTTCACTGAATGAACTATAAGAAAAGTCTTCGTGAATGGGAGACTTTACCGTTTCGTTAAACTCTTCATCAAGATGGAAGTTGATATAAAAATCCATCATCTGAAGATAACGATTCACCTGCTGATTTATGAACGGAAGATACTTTTTGATTATCTTCGTTTTAACGCCATCGTCCTTGAGTAAGGAATAGGCAAAATCGTAATAAACGATTTCTTCTTTTTTCTTTGAAAGGTCTTCGAATGTTTTTTGGAGATTGGTTTGAAATTCTTCTAACTTCTCATGCTCAGTATTTCTGTTTGCAAGGTTTTGGGTAATAGTTTGAATTTCAGATTCAAGGTCTCGTATTTGTCTCTGGTTGAGGGAAATCCGAGTATTGTTTTGAGAAATCTCATGGTTGAGTTTCGTAATCTCCTTAGATAGAACTGTGAATTGACGCTCTCGTTCCTGTTCTAACTTTATAGTCTCCTCAAGTTCCTGAAAACCTTTCTGGAGTTCCTTTGCCTTATTTTGAGCGTCTGCTATTCTATTTAACCGAAACTCTTCTTCTATAGTTTGAGTACAGGTAGGGCATACCGTATTTTCTGTGAAAAACTTATGTTCTTTCGTAATCACAGATACTTTCTGAGAAATCTTACCCTTTAGATTGTTAAGCTTTACTAACTTATCATCAGCACCAATGACTTCTTCCTGTTCCTTAGTGTAAGCAAAAATCTGCTCTTCGGTCTTAGAGTTTTCAGTCATATAAATGCCAACTTCGGCATCTAAATTGGCAATCTTTTCTTTATTGACATTAATATTGGCATTACCACGATTCTCAAGTTCCTCAATAAACTCCTGCTGCATCTTCATCTTATCCTTAAGAGTTTCTTTCTTAAGTTCAAGAGATTTAATCTGATCCTTTTTCTCACGAATCTTATCCTTAATGAGATTATTCATCGCAGAGAAAATACGAATATCCAGAAGGTCCTCAATCACTTCCCGACGATTCGCAGTGGTCAATTGCATAAAGGGTACAAAAGTGCTAGAACCCAGAATCACAATCTGAGTAAAAGACTTGTAATTAACCTTGAGGATATTTTCTTCTAAAATACGTTGATTTGCTCTATCATCTGCTTCTTTATGCAGAGAAACGCCATTCACTTCAATGTCAAAAATATTTGGTTTGATGCCACGACGGACAAGATAGTCCCTACTATTCACAGAGAACTCAATCTCGACAAGACAATCTTTCTCATTCGTAGTATTAACCAATTGAGGTTTGTTGATCTTACGAAATGGTTTATTAAAAAGTGCAAACGTTAGAGCATCAAGAACTGTCGATTTACCAGCACCATTTGTACCAATAATCAAATTAGTATGATTTTTCTGAAAATCAATTTCGCTCCAATGATTTCCAGTGCTTAAAAAGTTTTTCCAACGAATTTTTTTAAAAGTTATCATGATTTAGGAATAGGAGGAATAACAATGTCATTAGATGTAATCACAGCATATTTGTAATTATGCATTTTACAAGTCTTTATTGCAATATCATCATCAACTTCAACGACTTCCATTTCTTTAGAATAATTGGCATCGTCTTCTAACATTAAGGCGTATCTTACTGCATCATCTTCTTCTTCAAACATAAAAAGAACTTTTTCTCCATACTTGTCATGGACTGCATAGGCACCATCATCCTTTCTATCTTTAAGAGTTAGAAGATACATTACTCGACTTCGCAAGCTTGCTTATACAAATCTTGAAATATTCCTTTGATAATGTTTTTATCAAAATCAAATTCTGCCTCATCAATATAGCGGTTCAGAATTGAAATGGTACTCTCTTCTTCATCAATGTCAAACTCTTCATTTTCTTGAATCTCAAAGTTCTCAACAATCTTGAGTTCTTGAATTCCAGCAGTATAGAGTTTATCAATAAACTTTTCAAAGTCTTTTGGTTTTGTCTTTTTACGAACAATCACCTTGACAATTTTATTCTCATATTCAGAAGCATCGAACAACTGATACGGAGTATCCTCATAATAAACATTATAAAACAATTTATAAGGATTATTAATTGGAGTGTGAGTGAGGGTTTCCGTATCAAAGATATGAAATCCGCGAGTATCATTCACATCTGTCCAGTACATTTCATAAGGATTACCGAGATAGAAAATGCGTCCATTATCAGAACGAGTGTGGTAATGCCCAGAAAATACTTTTGTGAAGTTCTTAAAAATATCTGCTTCCAGTCCATGCTCCTCCATAATCAAATTTCGATTCACACGAAAACCTTGAAGTTCCAAATGACCCATAGCAACTTTTGCTTTGGTCTTCTTGATCTGAACTAAAGACTCTTCATAATTCTCACTGCAAATCCATGGCAGCATCATGATATCAAGATTTCCAACTTTAGCAGTTTGAGGAGAACTATAAGTACGAATATTAGGATAAGTCTGAAGTAGAAGGTTTGGAGAATTTACACTATTGGTATTCTTGTAATAACAATCATGATTACCAATAATCATATGGACTTCATACTTACGCATGGGTTCAAATACAACACGCTTTGCCCACTCTAAACTTTGATAATCGATTGACTTACGACTATCAAAAGCATCTCCCATATGGATGACTGCTTCTACCCCATGCTCCTCAAGGGCAGGGAAGAAGACATTCTTATAGAAGAGTTCAAAGTGATCATGAAGATACTTAGAACCCTTCCTTGCCCCATAATGCGTATCTGTAATGATGGCAACCTTCATCGGTTCCTGTATGTAATGTTATCTTTAATGGTATTATAGTCGCTACTGTGCCCAGAAAGCAAGCTATCATCAACCATCATAACCTCATCAAACCCTGTTCTCTCAATAATTTTAGATTTGATATCGAGTTGCTTCTTCTCTTTCTGGATCCTACGGAGAAAAGCGTAGTGAATGATTTGAGTAAAATATGCAAAAGGATTTTGAGATTTCTCTGGATTAAAATTGTGAATATACTGAACACAGTTTTCTATGCCATCAGAAATCATATCATCCCGAAACATATAATTCACAAAATTTGGTTTGTATGACAAATGAGTTGCAATCTTTAGAAAGCATTCGCCCAGATAGTTTGTAATGCGAGGTTTGGGTAATCCCTTTTCCTTGGCATCGGCAACTTTGTTCCTATAGACGATAAGTGCTTCTAATAACTCTTTGTTATTCACATAATGTTCTGATTTCTTCTTTGGCATTGCTTGTCATCTTTATCCTAATATTAATTTTCTTAATTATAGCACAAACACAGAGTCTTGACAAATTAGAAAAATATGACTAGACTACGTTTGTTAAGGTTGAAGATAATAATATTAAAGATCTTTAGATTCCTTATTTTGATTAAAGAGTTTTTCAAGTTTCTTACGGGCTTCATCGACAGTAGAGACATATCCCATGTCTGTTGATACTCCTACTTGACCAGAAGGTTTATAGACATCAATACTATCATCATCAATATAATCATTATAGATATCTATCATCTTTTTATCTCTTGTTTCAGTCATTGTAATGACCTTATCATATTTGATTAGAAATACATCATCATCTGTCAATTCCATCCATGGTTTAACTTTGATAAATGAACCATGGGGACTATGAACGATTTTAAAACTTAGTGGATTTTGTGCGACTATGATGGGATCTCCATCGTTTTCATCAATGGAAATTAGTGAAAGAATTTCTTCTCCAGAAACTAATTTAATAACACAATAAAACTCTTCTCCCATTAGTTTTTAAGCGGTATGTTTACAATATCATAATTAAAGTTTTCTTCGTTATAAACTTTGATTCTTTCTATTAGATGATTGAGTGTATAATTTTTTCTTGACTTGTAACTAATATCATCGGCAATGTCATATAGAGTTGCCTTTGTTTTATTGTCACCTTTTCTTAGGACTCTTCCGATTGATTGGAGGTTTCTGATTCTTGATTTACTAGGGGAAGCAAAGATGACATTATGTAGATTTCTTATGTTAATACCAGTAGAAAAAGTCCCGTAAGAAGCAACTATTATTGCATTGTTTTCTTTTTCAGTAATTTCTCTGACTTTTTCTCGGTCCTCAGTATCTACACCGCCATGAACAAAGAAGACATGACGTTCTTCAACTGTGCTACTATTTATGAGTTCGTACAAAGGTTGTCCATGACCCTCTACTCTTGAAAATAGAATTAAAGTATTACCTTTAAGATCAATGGCAAGGTTTCTTATAAACTTATTGCGCTTTTCATGGTTGATAATATACTGAACTTCTTCTTCAAAGTTTTCAAACTTATTTGGTGGATGTTTCAATAGAAGAATATTAATATCCAGTTTGGCAACGTGACCCTTCTGCATCAGTTCCTCTGTTCTGATGATTTTGTATGAAGGACCAAATAAACCTTCTAAAACCCACTTATGTGTTTGTGTGCCGTCTAGGGTTCCTGTAAAACCGTAACGATATTTTGCATCTGAAAGTTTTGTCATTATAGATACTAATGACTTTGATTTAAACTGGTGTGCTTCATCTCCAACGACCACATTAAATCTTGAGAAATATTGTCGGGGAAGTTTGTAGATGGACTGCCAGGTCGTAATGATTACCTGAGAGTCTGTTTCTCTTTCTTTACCTGCATAAATCTTGTGGCAATATGAACCCACATCCCACCCATAATCTGCAAAGTCTTTATACATCTGCTCTACAAGGGATGTCGTCGGCACGACTATCAGAGTATTTTGTCCTTTCTCAACGTAATATCTCACAATCGAATATATCATCAACGACTTTCCAGAGGCAGTTGGAGATATCAACAACTTTCGATTATGTTTTAAAGCGTCGTATACTCCCTCAACTTGGTATTCGCGGGGAGCATACTTGCAAATAGAAGTCATATAATCCTTGACTCCCTCTTTTGAGATCATATCATTGACTTCAAAAGGAAGACCATAAAACTTATTGTTTGTAAACTCATAAGTGTATTCATGAGTTTCACAGAAACGGGTAAGTTTATCTAATAGACCGACATAGATTTCGCCCGTCTGTGTATTGAATAAACGTATCTTTCCGTCCCAGTGTCTATTGCGAAACTGAGGCATGAATTTTGCTCCAGGCACATCAAATGTGAACTGATCCGCAAGTTCATAATAGACGTGTGGTTCTGCTTTTATCTGAAGATATACCTCATTCTTTTTCGATATAACCAAGTGTGACATAAGTTCATATCAATACAAAAATATTTATTGACATAAAAAAGGGGGTCAATTGAACCCCGCTTGGAACCTATGCCATTCAATAGCATTTTTGATTTGATATGTGCGATTAGAAATTGTCTTGATAACTTCCTCAAGAAACTTCAACATAATGTCATAGTATCTTATCTTGAGTTCTACCTTAGAAAGTTTTTCATCGCCATCCATATGCCTCTGTAATGCCTCTTTGTCCCTAACTTTATATGGAAAGGGTTCTTCTTCATACACCTCTATAGGTGCCTTTCCTGTGTAGTAATTATGACGTTCTAATTTAACTCTGTTATAAGTCTCCCTTGCCCTTTCACGCAATAAAGTAATTGTGTTGTAGATTGTATAATACTTAGCATGAAGTTGCGGTATTTTTAAAGACTCATCATGTAAATTGTCAGGGTCGATGACAGAATCTCTCTGCCACATCTCCTGAATTTCATCAAGATTCATAGGGGTTTGCCGTTTTTATCCAGGATATTATAGACAGTATACTTGAAAGTGGCATCTGCTGTAAAGTAGGAATAGTCCTGTTCCTTCGCATCAAAAGTCAAAGAACTTAAAGACACTGGGTATAAATCTTTAAATTTAATTATAGCAATATCTCTAAAGTTGCTATTTAAAATATGAAGAGAACCATCACTGAAAACAAGATTTGGATCTCTTATATCATCTTCATTTGTTGTCAGTTCTTTATATTGACTTGTGGATTCTGGAAATCCGATTCCAGTTAACCAATTATGTACAGAAGAATAATTTTCTAGATTTTCATCAACTATAAATGATAAACGAAGATCTCCGTATGTTAATTTTTCCCCTGGAATATCAATATTTTTTAGGTATGATGGTTGTATTGCAGTTGCTAAGCTAATTTCTGGGATATTTGCGGAAGACGAAAAGAAATCAACCTTTGGATATTTTGCTAATGAAAATTTAAATCCAATTGGCGATAAAAAATTCCTATTCGAAATTTGTTTAGCAAAAGGTGATGCCATTGTGTTTTATTTTTATTTAGATAAAAAAAGAGGGTCTTGCGACCCTCTGAGTGATATGTGAATCGAGATCACATTAGGTTGGTTACCTTTACTCTTCTGTAGTAACGGTTTGCGTTTGCCTTGAGGCGTCCTAGACCCGCAGTGGTTCCCTCAGCGAATGGGTTGGCAACTAGACCATAACGGGTCTTAAAGCCAATCTTAGGCTGGAAGGTGTTCTCACCAACGGCACGTACCATTTGGAGAGGAACATATGGGCAATAGAACAGACCAGCATCGTAAGGTGAAGAACCCTTATAACCGACAACGTAGTACTGGTTAGCAGATACGTTTGCCGAATATGGGTCAATATATACACGATACTTGCCTTGGAGAACACCAGCGAAGGTGTTACCAGTGTCATCAACGTTGAGGTTAGCGTTGAGTGCAGGGGTGTAATCAAGAACACCTGCCATGGTGAGTGCCGAAGCAACGTCAGCAGAGCAGAGGATCATGTTACCCTTGCCACGACGAGTTCTCTGGGCGATAGCGTTTGCATCACGCTCGATCTGGAAGATCAGACCCTTGAACTTCTCAACTGACCAACGACCGTTGGAGTCAACGTCGAGGTCGAAAGTACCAGCGGTTGCAGTATTAACAGCAGCACCAGACTCAGCAATCTTGTAGATGGTACGAATAACTTCGCGGTTGATTTCAGCAAGAATCTCAGTTGAGAGAATGTTTGCTAATTCAGCCTCAGCATTCAGACCGTGGATTGCCTTGAGGTCTTGAGCGAGTTCTAGTGAGTACTCAGCTTTCAGAGCTCTTGACTTAGCGGTAACGGTGACTTTCTCGATCGAGAATGCCATCTGGTTGAACTGGTCGCCAGAGCCATCACCTAGGTCTTCTGCATAATCGGTACGCATACCCTGACCAACAGGATATGTAGTAGCGGTTTGTGAACCTTCTGGGTTCAGGAGACCTGGGTTAGCAGCACTTGCGTGACCAGCGGTAGTACCGAAACCAACGGAAGCACCGTCAGAACCAGCAACATAAAGACCAGACTCAAGATCGAATCCGTCGTTCTGACCTGAATATGCGGTATTTGCTTCGTCGAAGAATGCTTCGCCGTTAGCAGCAGCATCCATGGTTCCGTACTTGGAACGCATTGCGAAGATGAGTCCAGTAGGACCGTTCATTGGTTGAACGCCTGCGAGGTCATAAGCGACCAGGTTAGGCATTGAACGTCTGATTAGGGAGATCAGAACAGGGTCGAAACCTGCGACAGGTGAAGAAGCAGCACCACCAAAACCAGCATTACCAGTGCTTGAGAAGGTGTTTACGGTTGGAGCTTCATAGAGAAACTGACGCTCTTCGCGGAGAGCGGTCTCTTGGTTCTCTAGCAGGATAGCGGTAACAGCTCTACGATGAGAATCTTTGATTGGATCAAGACCTTCGTAATCGAGAACTGGACTCCACTTCTCCTGCAATTGTTCTGCATTGAACATTTGCATGGGGGTTTACCTCTTTTGAAGTTTAAGTTTGACTGGTATTATCTAAAAATCACTTTTTAGCGACTCTACCAAGAGTCTGAAGATAAGCTTCCATCATTGTCGAAACTGATTGAGTCTCTTCAGTAATGGTTTCTTCAGTAATGTGGTCAGAATCGTCTTTTTGAGCACCAGCATTTGATGGGAAGTATGATTCCCTCAGGGTTACTAGTTTCTCACGATAGGTATCTTCACTATCAAACTCAACATTTTCGGCAAGAGAAGCGAGCTTGTCCTTCTGAGAAAGTGCAAGACCTTCAGCGACATCTGCAAAGATTACATCAGCAACTGACTCGGCTAATCTTCTATTAAGAGCAACATTCTTTTCGATTTGCTCGTTGAGTTTAGACTCCATTTCATCTAGTTTATCTACCATACTCTCTAAAACATCATATTTATCTTCAGGGATTGTTACATAATGATCTTCAAAAAGACTCTTCATTCCAGTGAGGAATGATTCAGTCATTTCGGTCTTCAGACCGTGCTCAACTGCGAGTTGATTTTCTTTAATCCACTCGTCAGCAACATACTCTAGGTAAGCATCAACTCTTTCAGTGAGTGATACTTTGATTTCTTCGATCTCTTCTACGATAGCAGCTTCATATGCTGCTTGCATCTCTTCTTTGACCGTGGCAACTTTTGCCTTGATTGCAGCTTCGAAGATTGTACGTGCTTTCTCTTGGAATTCCTCAGAAAGCTCTTCACCAGCAAGAAGGGCATTGACATCCTCTTCAATGTCATACTCTTCTTCGGTTTCTTCTTCAACAACTTCTTCAGCAGCCTCTTCAGACTCACCTTCAGCTTCGACTTCGGTTTCTGCTTCTGCTTCAACTACTTCAGCATCTTCCTCATCTTCTGCTTCTTCCTTCATCGCCTTCATAGGCTCAGCAGGCTTAGCACCACGATTAACGATATCATGAACAGTTTTGACTCTTGGTTCAGCAAGTTTTGCTGAATCGTCGTCTGCACGATAGTTATCTGGGGTAGGGCCACCTAAATCTTCCCAATTGCCAGTTTGCCCAGGTGCAATACCTGTGGTTAGCTTTGGCATTGGTTCGGCGGGGGCGGCTCCTTTGGTTACTACGTTTTCCATTTCTTGTAAATTGCTACCAACGGACATTTGTTTAGATATTTGGATATAATCTATATTTATTTATAAATTATAGATTTGAAAGAAATTCCTGGAACAATTCAATTTTGTTTTCCTGGAGTCTTTTTTCATCAACAAGAGTGTTGATTCTTTTCTGAGTTTGTTCGGCAAGTCTTTCACGAAGAATTCCACCTTCCCAAACCCACTCTTTACCTTCCATAATTCCCTGAACAAAAGCATCAGGAGCAGAAGGGTCGGCAACGATATCTGCCGCAGTTGCAAGCATGAAATCTTCGCCAACAATTTTGTGACCTTCGTTGGTCATTTTTAATGAACCAACACCACGAGAAGAAACGCCGAGACAAACACCTTCACCAATGAGGGACTTTGCAATCTTACCCATTGGAGTTTCTAGGAGTTGTGCCTTACCAATAAAATTAGTTCCCTTTTGCTCAAGAGAAACAATCTTATGAGAAACACGGTCAAGATTGACGGTAGGACCATCAGGATGGCCAAGTTCTCCTAAAGCACGACCTTTAGCAACAAAGGCTTCATTATATCTTTCGACTTCTCTTGAAAGAGTTGCCATTGGATACATTCTTCCATTGCGATTGCAAATATCACCTTGAAGGAAAATACCCTCAATATACATTTTCTTTTCAGCACCTTTTCCTTCGGTGATGAATTTTACCTGTTGTACTTCTTCTGTGATGAGTTTCATTTTAGTTTGTAAATGCTACTTTATTTGCTTTAATTGCACTGCTAGACCAAATAACATCAGAAGGTGGTTTTGCTAAAAACTCAACAGATCCCCCTGGCATTGCAAAATAATTTGTTGATGCAGCACCAACTAAGGTACTAATTCCAACTGTCACAATTCCTGCAGTATTGTTATACAAACGAACGCAAGTTGCATCACTGATACTTGATGCAGCCCCTGCTGTCGTTGGTGTTGTTACTTCTGTTGCAACGATTTTGGTAAGCATTATGCTTTTTCCTCTTCTGAATCTACTTCTTCCATACTGAATAAAGAGTTAGCTACTTCTGGGCGAAGTGCTTCAATCTTTTCCCCAGCTTTTGCAAAAAGTGCATCTTTAATTTGTGCTGAAATATCTGAGGGGGAAGCATCAGACACTACCATGTTAATAAGGTCTTCCATTTTTTTAATATAGTAATATGATTATTTATATTTTAGATCTTCCCGCCTTTTGGTTCTGGTAAAACCCCTGCTTCAGTTGCATCACCACTTGGAGCTGGCGGTTCAATTGGAACTTCTCCCATTTGACCATTTATTTGATCTCCACCTGCAGGTTGTTGAGGTAGAGGTTCTCCAGTAATTGGATCAACTTGAGATGGGTCTGGAAGAATTCCTTTTTTAATTTCATCCTCAATTTGCTCATCAATCTCAATAATTTCAGAATCAGTTTGGCGAAGAATTCTTTTTCTTACATATTCTGTTGAGTAATACTTACCAATGTAAGGTTCTACTGTTGCAAGAATGCCAAGTCTATTTTGAATAAGTTCTGCTTCTTTAAGTTCAGCAAACTGATTATCATATAAAAAGTCATACTGAATATGATCACTGATTTTTTCCCAATCTTCTGCTGCAATAATGTTCTTGAGAATCAATTGCGTCTTCAATAAATCATTGAATAAATTTGCAAATCTTTTTCTAAGTCTTCCTACAAATTTAGAGAAATTGAGTTCATCTCTGAGAATCTCTGATGAACGACCAAGATTGAATCCATCCCCACCGCCAGGTAGTCTTGATTCTGGAACACCTAATGAACGATACAATTTCTTTTGGAAATATTCAATGTCAGAAAGTTCTCCAAGATTTTGCCCGCCAGGAAGAGTTGTGATTTCTGTACCACGACCACCCTCTCTTCTTGGAAGCCAAAAGTCTTCAAGCATGGACATCATTTTTTTATCATCACGAATCTCACCTGTATTTGCATCATAGACCATTTTATTTCTATAACGCATCATCACATCTTTAAGGTATTGCTCTGCCTTTACCTTTGGAAGATTACCAACATCGATGTAGAAAATTCTGCGTTCTGGAGCACGAGATAATCTATAGATAACCAAAGAGTCCTCAATCATTCTTAGTTGATTGAGTGCTTTGATTGCCTTATGTAGATATGAAAGAACTGTACTTTTATTTCTATCGATTAATCCAGAAGTACAATATGTAATTGAATCTTTTGCAATTTTGATTGTACCTTTTTGTCCAGTGAATCCTGAAAATCCACCAGGACCTTTCATACTATCTTGAGTATATACAAAATACTCTTCGATTTCAGGATAAGTAATACTTTCTTTAGTATAATTAAGATTGGCAGTTTGAAGTTTATTTGGATCTCTTTTCTTTTCTTGTCTAATGTGCTTAATTTTTAGTGGGTCAATGTATCTTAATTCCTTGATGCCATCTGTTGGATTTTTAAGATCAATAACCTTTAGATAAAAAATTCTTCCATCAACATACCAATTTCTAAAAATTTCGTGACATTTTTTGTCAAAGTCTAAAATTTCTTTGATATATTTAAACTCTTCTCTAATTGCAGATTTTAATCTATCACTAGCATTCAAATTTGAAAGTTCAATCTCTACAGGGGAATCATACAAATCGCTAACGATTGCTTCATTTACAACATCTTCAATGGCTTTATCACATTCTGGGTGTAAAGCCATTTCACGATATCTTTTGATTAAATCAAACTCAGTTCTATATACCCCTTCTATATCAACATACTGACCATAAAATCCAGATTGGAGATAGAAATCAACCCCGTCCTCATTATTAGGGGGGACGGGGGATGCTATGGATTTGGATTTTTGTTCTGAATCTTCAATCGAAAAACCAAAAAGTTTCGCCATTTTATAACTTGAATTTATCTATTATTCTATTATTTAGTTGATGTTTTCTCCACCCGCTTGAGGAGCATTACCCTTGATAGCTTCCCACCAATGCACTTGCATCTCAACTGTGAATTCCTGAATGCCCTCAGTATCATACGAAAGGTTAATTGGAGCAATATTAGTTGGGAAGATATCATAGAAATGATATGCTCTCAGAGTTTCTCCACTACGATCTAACTGATAGACAAATGCATCTGCTTGATAAGATGCAGGATCAGTTGAACCAGTGTTATCAGATACTCTGTTGATTGAATTCATCCACTTCTCAAATGCCGAACGAATTGCAAAATCAGTATCGTTGATAACGGTGATTGTCCAACTATCAAAGGTTCTGTCGCCAGCAACATGAAGAACACGACCTCTAAATGGAACGGTCACATCCGAAATGTTCGAAGCAGGTAAGTTTGCTGCTTTAACTAAGAATCTTGCTTTATCAAGAACTTCTGAACTTGCTGGAGCAATATCTGGGAATGAAAGTACAACCTCAAACAGGTTGCTTCTAGCACCACCACCAGTCAGCTTACTCTTGAAGTCGGTAATCTTTCTTAATGGGGGTGGATTTAATTGGGTTCTGGTAGCCATAGTTTTAAAACCTCTAAGTTAATTAAACAGTACCGATTACTTCTTCAAAAGCAACACCAGTTCTGGTGGCAACAAAAGTTAGTCCGATGAAATTGATAGAACGAGCAGGTTTGATGTATATATCAGCAACAAACTCATTTGCATCAATGACAGCGGCAGTGTTGTTTGTTTCGTCACAAACAACAACATAATCAAAGATTCCTCTCTTGGCTTGAACATCACGAAGGAATGGTTCAACAATATTTACAAAGTTAGTTCTTGTAATTTCATCGTTGAATTCAAAAAGTTGATCTCTAGCAGCTGCTGAGATTGCATCTTCCAGATAGAGGAATAGTCTGCGAACATTGATTCTATCAAATGCAGATGCTCTTGCGAGAGCAGTCTTATCACCAAAGAGAATGATTCCAGAACCAGGTGAGAAGATTACTGGATTAATTCTTGCAGAGTAGAGACGATCTCTCTGTGCCTTAGATGGATTATATGCTAGTTTAATAGCATTCAGGATAGTTCCTCTAGAAGTACCCGCTGGTGAGAACCATGGGAAATTGTTGATATCATTTCTGGCGCAGAGTCCAGCCATGTCTCCATTTAGTGGAACATATCTAAATGTATTATTAAATCTATCAAACATGTACTTATATCCACTATCAAATACAGCATATGATGAAGAAGTCAGTGGAGCGTAGAAACTAAGTACATTATCTGTAATTGTTGAAGCAGAATTTACAGTAGCACTTCCAACTGCAGTTTCTGTAAGGAATGCACCCCTATATGGTGAGATGAATGCAATGGCATCTTTTCTAATTTCAGCAACAGAAATTAGTTTGTTTGCTAATGCTTGTGCGTTTTCTTTTCCATATCCAGCTGAACCCATGATTAGGAAATTAATATTATATTCCTCAGTATTTTCAAATAAATCATATCCACCACTGATATCTGCAATCGAAGAACTTAAAGCACCTGTCGTTGCAATTCCACTGCTATAGTCATAGTTATATCCTTTTTCAAGAGTTAATGTGTTATTTCCAGTTGCTGAGAAAATAATACCCTCAGCTTCTTGGTCCCATGCATTATCTGATTGTAGAGTAAATCCACTGCTGAATCCAGTTGTAACGATTCCAGCAGGTTGGGAACCACCAAAGATATATGCTGAGTTATCTGCAAGATATCCTCTCCAATATGATGGAGAACCTACAGAGAACTCTGCATCTTTTGCTTTGGAAAGTGAAAGATGCTTCTCAAGAATTGTCCCAACAGTGCCAGTAACTTCTCCAGTACCATCAATTACAACCACATGAATTTCATCATGTCTTGCATTTCTAGTTTCTGCATATGCAGTTGTACCAGGTCTGCTTGCAATTGAATTCCATGCAATTGTTACAGTTGTAATTCCAGCAGAAGAAATTACAATATTTTGATTGTCGAACCAATCTGAGACTCCACTATAAGAGGATGATGCATATGCGACGGACGAACCATTTGTGTGGAAACCAACCGATCCTGTTGCATTAAATGCATAAACTCCGCTTGGAGTATAATCTATTGGTGTTACAACTGATGTGGATGAGACTTTGCTCTGAATCTTAACGCTAACGGTACTTTGTCCAATTCCAGTAACAACCCCTCTTAACGTAAATCCAGTTAATGAAGAAGTTGTACCAGCACCAATATCGGTTTTACCATCAAGACCTTGAGTTACTCCGTAACCAACTGCAAGACCTGCAGTGCTAATTCCTGTCAGAATTTGGTCTGCTCTTGAGTCGATAAGTGCAACCTTTAGACCATTTCCCCATGAACCTGGGTTTTTAGCTACCACAGTTACATTGGGAATGACATTCTCATCATATTGCTTATTTGTATAGTCGTCAAGACTATTAATTGTAACGCTAGTTGCTGCTCCTGCTAGAGCATTAGTTAAAGATGTTCCTGATGCTCTTACAACTCTTAGGGCTCCACCATATGCCAAATAAGATGAAGCAGTTAGCCACTGCTCATAGTGCTTATCAATTGTATATGGCTTACCAAAAACATTGAGTAGCTCCTGCTCATTTTGAATTAGTGTTGGCAAATTAACAGGGCCTTTGGCAAAAGGTGCAACAATAGCACCAACTTTATCAGAGGTTGGGTCTATCCTTCCATTAGTAAGATCAACCTCTCTTACTACAATTCCAGGAGATGCTAAATTTATAGGCATCTTTATTCTCCGTGCTATCCAGAATTATCTGAAATTATTTATTAAAAAGTCTATTTTGAATGGGGAAGCCATGCATGAGTATGATCACCAGTCAGGATATTCCCACTTTATTATTCCCCTTGGTCTCTTTCTAGTTTCTGTAGTCCTCTTAACAGTACATTCTTTGCATTCATAAGAATATGCAGATGGAAAAGAACCTCTATCCTTGCGAGTTAAGTAAAAGTCTTCTAATAAATTTTTAACTTTTCCACAAACTCTACATCTCCTATCGAAAAATAATAAATGTTCTAATTCTATCTCCTTATCTAAATCCATCACATGTAGTCCCACATGTAGGACCTATCCCCATATTCATCAACATTCCATATTTCCAAAGTTTCCTGTCTATTTGATTTGCTTGCAATCATCCAACGATCACCAGTATCTTGATCAATAATACTTTCCATATCATCTAAACCATCTGAAAGAAATCCAAATGGTGACATATCTTGTTCTATCTGATTTTTTTGCTCCTCATAAATTCTTTTTCTTATATCATTGTCTGTCATCTCTTTAAAATAGTCTTGAGCAACAAGCCATGCAAAAATAACCAAACACATTGCTAAGTCATCATTGCAACCTTCTTCTGCTTCGAACGATCTATTTTTTTGTATAAATGTTGTCAATTCTGAAATAACATCATAATCATAAATCATCAACTTATCATCTTCAATAAGAGTTTTCAAGTTGGAGCATCCTAATTTTTTAACGGATGCAGTCATTCGAACTCCCAGCTGAGATTTCTTGCCACTAAATCCCGAACCAACAATCTGTCCCGCCCTACCTCTCATAGAGCACATAAGAATGTTGTCATATTCTAAATCAAAGTGAAGAATATTTGATACTTGGTCCCCAATATCATTTACTTCAATTAAAACCCAAGAATCATTATAACCTTTTGCTACTTCATGTATGATACTTGGAAATAGCATTGGTTTGATTTCATTATTTTTATACTTACCAACAACTCGATAAGGAAACTCTGTAATATCAAAGATTACAAATGCAGAATAGTCATTGCCAATTCCACGAGCCACATCGACAGTCATTAAATAGTTGTGCTCTTCTATTGGTTCTTCATAGATATCAAGACCTTTATTTCTTTTTATTGGGTCATTATATACTAAAGTTTTTAACTTACTTGGATTAACTAGAGTATCAACAGATCCTAAGAATTCACACTCGAACTCAACTTTAAACTGTTGTTCTGAGGTGTTAGCAATCGTCTGCTCTTTCCATACAGCGTCTCTACCAGGTACTTCGGACCAATGAACGTCTGTTGGCACATATTCATTTCTACCGCGTTCAGAGTCATGCCACATACGGTAGAAGTGATTCATACCGCGTGGTGTAGAAACAATAATTACCTTTGTGCTTTGTCCAGAAGAAATAGTAGGATAAACAGAGGCAAAGAAGTCATCAGCAATGTGATTCGGGATGAAAGCGAACTCGTCAAGAAAGATGATATTATAGGATCCGCCTCGGACAGCAGATGAAGAAGTAGAGTTAGCCGAAATCTTGGAGCCATTTTCTAGTTCTAAAGATCCTTTATTCCATGATATGATACCCTGTTGCATCCATTTAGGTAAGTTTTCATAAGCAAGTTGTAATCTTTGAAGTAAGTCTCTTGCTGTAGATGCTTTGTTCGCTAGAATAGCTATATTAACATTATCGTTGAATACTGCATAATGTAACAAATATGAAACACAAGTCGTAGATTTACCCGTCTGGCGGGGCATCTTACAAATATTAAATCTGTTCTTGTGGAAATTATCAATTAATTTTTCTTGAAACGGATACATCTTAAATGGCACAAGACCGTGATCCAGAGAAACAATTTTAATATAATTTCTGGCAAAATAAACAGGATTTTCTTTACACTTTAAGAACTCAATAATTTGTTCTTCGGTAAATTCAATTTGTGTATTTGCTTTTTTTAGATTAGGATTACCAAGATAAACTTCACTCATAATTTAGTAAATCTCCCTCCACTGAAGAGCAGCAGCAACGCTAGCAGTGGCATTACCAGTAGTAGTGATGGTTCTTACAACAAGCACATAAATTTCAGAGTTTGATGAATCTATATTTTGAACAATAATATTTTTCTTTGCCTGACTTAACGTACCAGAAGCAACTGGTGAAAGTGAGTTTTGTGATGCACCAGAAGGAACATAACCAGATGCAAAAACATCACCATTATTGTAAGTTGTTGCATTAATACAAAACTCAACACCACTATTATCAGAAGCAGAAGTCCAAGTTAAAGTTCCCGCATTACTCAAATAAGCAGAACTTGGAAGTTTTATAACTTTATAAACAATACTATTTGTTTCACAGAATAATGAAATATTATTCAATTTAACTGATATTCTATTTGGATATCCCTGAAAAATATTTTTGAGACGAATGGCAACCAAAGGAAGTTCTGTTCCTGCTGGTGTTGGTGTGGTTCTTGTAGCAGTCATTGTATAAGCAAAGTCAATACCACTTTCTACATATCCACCTTCTGACATTACAGAAGAACAAATCTGATCAAATGATGCTCCAATACCTACACCAGTATTTCGGAGTTCGCAACGAACTGGTAGGTTTGGATTTGCAATATAAACTGTGCTCTGATAGTTGGAATGGTTGAATTCGTGTGCGGTGATGAGTTGTCCATTATGAGCAAATCCACAACGAACTCTACCAACACCTAACCACTGAAAATCTATAAATGCAAGTTGAGTTTTTGTAATATCTAAATTGAACCCAGAAGTTCCCGTTCCATCACATTTATCTCTGTTCCATTGTGATTGTGGAATCCTGGTTTCGGTTGCAATACCACTTACAAAAGTTCTGATTACCCAATTGTTTGTTCCAATACCAGTATTTATTCCATCAGAAGTATTAAGACCCACCTGTTCAAAATAAATTCCGTCTCTATCATCAAAATATCCAGTTCTTTTAGTTGCATTTCGTTGAGGAGCATAGAAGTTAAAAGAACTAAAAATTAGTTGTCCTTTTCCTGGTTGATAGTGATGATAAAACTTCGTTTGATGAACACTAAATGCAGTTGTTCCAATACCAGTTTGTAATCTTGCACACGCTTGGTTTTGCAAAAATGATACTGTTGAACCTGCACCAGAAACACTATCCAAAAAGTTTGGGTCAATAGCATATAAGTGCTTGTAGTCGCCAAGAGTAAATGGTTCAGAAACTCTACTCCTACCAAATGCATCAACAGCATTTGTATCTGGGTTGATAGTAATAAGAGTATCTGATGAAATTCCAACAGTTCCAGTAACTGGAAATGGGTTGTCAAGTGTAACTACCTCGCCATTTTTATTGGCGATCATATTAACTTCAAAAAGAGTTCTCTCTTGATTTAAAAAATCTTGAGTACTTTTATTAAATTGTGCCATAAATCACTGACCCCAAGACAATCTCTCTGGTTGATATCTTTGTGCGTTTTTAATTCTTGAAGTATTTACCTGATTTGGATAAACGTTATGAACGATTGCTCCAGGATATTCTCCTTGGATTTGTTCTGCAAGTTCATTTTTGGGAAGCATCTTGCCTTCCACTTCCAAACGATACATCTTCCCTTCCCAAACAACGTCGGCAAAGAAAGACTCGGTTGCTTGTTCTGGTTGAGAGGAACCTACATTTAGAGTTCCATTGAAATCACCATTGATAGTGATACTTTCTGAAATAAATTGTTGAAAAGATTTCATTTTAGTTACAGTTCCAACGACGTAGTGCTTTGTTAATTCTTGAATCTGGGTCTCTTGCAGTTTTTGCAGAAGTCAGTTTTGATTTCATGCCTTTCATTCGACGGCAGAAGTTAGCACGGCGTTTCGCTCTTTTACCTTTTGGTTTCTTCTCAGTTACTGCAGTCTGAAGTTTTGAACCAGGATTCTCACGACGATAAGCATCTACTGCTGCTTGACTCAATCCATCAGTTTTATCCTGACGATTGACTTTCTGCCAATCTTCCATAAACTGTTGGAAGGTTTTTAAGTCTGGTTCATAATGTGCAACCTGCATCTCTTTTTTAGGTTCTTTTTTAGCAAGTGGTGAATTGATTCCTTGTCTAATCTGTTGATATTTTTGATCTATTTTTCCAGCAGCACCAGGATTCCCTTGCTTCAGTCTATCAACATCTTGTGGAGTCATTCCACCCATACCTGTTGTCTTTTTACCACCAATTTCAAAACTAGGACCTTCACCAAGTAAGTCACTACCAATACCTTTAGTTGGTTTTAATGGTTCTGGTTTGATGATATCAATAAACTCTGCGTAATGATTTCCATTAGCATCTTCAATAGATACGCTCTCCTTATTCATTTCACCACTATCAACATAATCTGCTGCAGTGTCGATGTAATCAGCTGCTTTTGTAATCTTTGACTGAACCCATGCTTCTATCTCACCTTCACCTTTCTTCATTTTTTTCTTAAGTCTATTTGCAGCCTTAATGATTGTTGAAAGTTCTGAACGAGCCATTGAATACTCGTGGTCATAGGCTTCATTAGCAGGATGGACCGTTGCAATATTAAATTTTTCTTGATTTGATGGTTCGTATGGTATTGAAAACATGGACCAATATTTTGGACCATATCTGCACTCACGCATCTTTTCCATTTTTTTGCACTTTGGACAATATCTCATTTCATTTTCAAAAATTGGACCATCCCAATCATATGCAAGTGCATTAGTACTCTCTGATTTTGTTCCCCAGTTATCAGCACCTTTTTTGCGGCATTGAACAAGTGCTCCAGATGCATATGCACTTGGCCAAACCTTAAATCTTGCTTTTACTTTGTGATAACAGGCATCTTTGTTACCACTACCTTTGCCTGGTTTATCTTTCGATGCTTCGTTGAGTTCCATTGCTTCTTTGATTCCTGGTTCTGCTTTGACGTAATTTTTATCTTTTTTGCCTTTAGCAAAAGTTGGAACATTTGTTGGTTTTGCTGCTCCAGATTTTTGTTGCTGCCCCTTATCTTTTTGACGCTTACGGCGAATTGCTGATCTAATTAACGCTTCACCTTTTTTACCTTTTTTCTTTAAAGACTTTAATCTTCCGCTACTAAAACATTTAGGAGTTTTAGTTTCACCTGGTTCATTTGCACATGGAGAACCATCTGCCTGAACCCATCCTGGTTTTCCACTTTTAGATTTGGAACCTTTAAACCAATGGTGAAGGGTTCCTTCATTAATCCAATCATCTGGAGTTTTTTGATGCTTATCAACAAATGCATTATGCAATTGTTTAGCAGTCATATCATGCTTTTTCATAATTTTTCTCATGAGACCATCAATAGAATCATAAGAAGTATCATCTAATTTTTTTAATCCTGATTCGAGTTCTTCAACAGCATCATCCTCACAACCACAATGCTCCTTTACATCTTTAAATTTCTTATGATGTTTTTTAGCATCTGCCTCCATTTTTTTCAAACGAGTATAATAATCTGGAATTTCATCTAGATGCTGAAGAGCAATATCTGTTGCAAGATCTTTATCCTTTGTGTGTTCATGCTCGATTGGAATTCCCATTTCAAGTTGCTTTTTTATAAAAGAAACTTCAAGGCGATGTTTCTTTGCAATTTGTTCAACTGTCTTATGGGACTTTACTTCGTGCATTTCATTGAATGGAGATTCGGATTTAGTCTCTTCACCACGTTGTCTTTTTTTACGAGCAGCACAATGAGCCTTTTGAGAAAATCCACTAGGATTATCACAATTTATTGATCTTTTATATTTGTCAGACCAACTCATTGAAAAAACACATTACTCTTTATTATTTAGAAAACCTTGTTTAAGTAGTTTTGACAAATCGGCAGTTGATCCAACAAATAGTGCATTATTGTTAGTAACATTTGTTGTTTTAACCTTATCTTCTTCTACTTCCTTAAGTTTCTTTTGAAGGTCAATCAACTTATCAGTTGTATCAGCAACACTTTTAATGAGTTGTCCAGCAACTTCATATGCCCTAGGACTACCACCTTCTCCCGCAAGCTCCATAATGCCATTGATGGCCTCTTGACCTTTTTCAATCAAAGAATACAAATTGGCACGAGTATATTCATAATCTTTTTTAATATCATCTTTATTTCCACCAACAATTTCAACATCTGTTGGTTGTTTTTCAACGATGCTAGAATCTGTATTAAAGGTCAAATCTAAATTTTCATATCCAGGCATGATATTTTATACATCTCCACCTTGAACAATATTGTATCTTCTAGAGTCTGTAAAGAATTCCGTTGTCTCTGAGAATCCAAAGTCATCATCTGGTCCAAGAAGTGCATCATCAATTTGTGTTATGACTCCATCATTGTTCAGATCTTCAAGTGCCTTTGGAGTGACAGTATATCTCATTTCCCTCTTAGCAGAGGTTGTATTTGTACCACTATATGTATCAACTTGAACTTTTCTGATAAGACCGTCTGTTGTATCGGAAATGGCACCAAACAGATATGTTTTAACAGTAAATGATAGTGTATAAATTAAAGCTCTTCTTGTACTGAAATCACCTTCATAATCATCTGTAAATGAAACATTATTCAGAATGATTGGCATATCTCTTTTTTCTCCAATTGAATCCACTAAGTCAATTGTTAGATTCAATGCTGGTTGAAAGCATGGTAAAATTTGCTCAACGATTTGAAGAGCATCATCATTTAGTTTGCAATAAATTGATAAATCGAATCCAATATTATATGGAACTGGCATAAAAACTTTCTTCAAATTAGTTCCATCAGAAGCTTTAAATGATTGGGTTACGCCTGCTTTTCTACTTGCATCATAACTTAGAGAAACCATTTCAAATGACATTCTTGGTAGAGTCATTGCAATTGGTTTATTCAATTCCGATTGCTCAGTCAATCTAGCAAGAAACTTTTGTCTAGGACCATATGATAAAGGAACTCTAAGTTCATCAACTACATTAACATCATTTTTATCATAATGCCTAATGTAAATTTGATTAAACAGGGTTCCAAATCCTATAATAGTTTTTCTAATAATTTCGTGATAATAGTAAGTACCTAACATTAGTAATTTCCAAATGGATTCGATTCTGAGAAGTCTATAATTTGATCTGCTTCAAATTCAATTTCATCATTTTCTTCATAGTCATCTAAGTTTCTCAATGAAGCTGCAGCAGGAACTTCGCTGAGAGTTAAATATTCATCAACAACATATATAGCCGATGAAGCGGCGCCAACTAAAAGTTCGCCAGGAACAAACTTGCCATTTTCAATAGAAATCTGAATAATCCTATCATCAGCATCCCAACGCTTAACCCTTGCAGTGGTGCTTGAAATTGATCCAGTCACAACTTCATTAAACCAATACGTACCAACTCCAATGATTACTGGAGGTGATCCAATCGTAACCGTTGGTGGTGATTGATATCCAGAACCTGGGTCATCAATCAAGATATAATCAATTTCATTAGTAACAGAATTCAATACCGCTCTTCCTCTTGCAGTTGTAAATCCAGCGGTAAAGTCTCTATCTGTTACAGTATTTGCAATGCTTACCGTAGGAGCAACTGTGTATCCAATACCTGGTTTTGTGATGACAACAGAAGTTATAGTGCCACTGACTCCAACAACGCCATAACCTTCTGGAATTTGTCCAAGAGGTCCAGAAATAGTTACTGAAGGTGTTGCCGTATATCCAAGACCAGGATTTGTTATTAAAATCTGATTCAGTCTTCCTGAAGATCTTAGGTTTGCAATAGCAGTTGCTCTAAAGTTTGAACCAACTCCAGTTGGACCAGATACAGTTACATTTGGATTGGTTAGGTATCCATATCCACCATAAGTTAGAGTTACTGAAGTAAGAACTCCAGACGTGACGCTTGCTATTCCAGTTGCTCTGAAATCTGAAGGTGTTCCTGTTGGCGCTTCAATTGCAGCAGAAACAATTGATGTTACAATACCAGAAAGAGTAGTACTATTATTATCTAGAGATATTACTCTTCCGTTTGATATTGAGCATCCAATACTAATTGAATTCAATGTTCCAATACTATTTTCAAAATCATCAAATAATACTGTATTGGAGTTTGGAACTGGAGTGGATGTTGGAACTGCAGATGTTCCTGTCGAAACCTTTGTCCCAAAAATATCGTCCAATAAAATTCCACTATTTGTAGAATTTTTAATAACGGGTGGAGTTATATCTGCATTTGTTACCAGTTCAATAACAGTTACTGTTGGGAATGAGTATCCGCTAGTATCTGTTCCATCAACGGTAAGTGTAACTGTCTGTACTGGAGGTGGATCATAGTCAGATGATAAGTATAGATAATGCCAAGTATCGTCAAGAGCATAGACATTTGAAGTTAATGATATTGTTCCGATACCAACTTCAAAATATCCTGAAGAATTAACTCTCATATCAACATTGTTAGCATACCCACCATTGGATAATCTGTTCAGTTCTATGAAAGTTGAAACACCTGATAATGTAGATGGAACTTTAACAAACATTTGAATAGAACCAGTTATTCCAATAGAGACGACACCTGCTCCAGAAATTGCTGGTCTAGTAATATTTCTATTCGGTTCTGTTGAAATTATTTTCCAAGAATTTGAACCAAATTTTGGTTGATTGACAAATCCAGGACTTAATACTAAGAAATCAATATTTAATGATGGCTCAGTTGTATAGTACCTACCTGAGCTCAATAGTGAATATGAAATTGTAGATATACCACCAGATGAGACTAGTGAAGAAGATACTCTGGCAGTTGATGCTATACCTGTAGGGTTATCAAAGGTTAATGTTGGATTTGTGATGTAGAATTGTCCAGAAGATGCTATCGAAATGCTAGAGACAGTCTCTCCATAAACTAGCCCACCAACTGCGATAACTGTTGCAGTTGATCCAACTCCTGTTGGACTATCAATTGTAATAGTTGGAGCCTGACTATATCCTATACCAATATTTGCAATATTAAATGAGGATAACTGCTCATTTTGAATATTTGCAGTGGCAATTGCCGTTACAAAACCAATTGGATTTGGGGGACTAAAAGTAACTCCTATACTTAGTTTTGGAGAGTAACTAGAACCACCATTATTAATTACTACTCTATCTAACGCTGTGTCTGCTATAACTGCGGTTCCTGCTGCACCAATAAATGTGGGACCAGAGAAAGTAACACTTGGTGATGTGGTGTATCCTTGCCCACCAGAAGTTACAGGCACAAAAGATACCCCCTTTCGATAAACATCTATAGAGCAAGTTGCTGCCGCACCCGTACCACCTCCACCGCTAATTGTTATAGTAGGTATTGAAGTATATCCCCAACCAGCGTCTTTTAATACAATTTCTTTGATTGAACGGACTCCAGCAACTGAAGTTGTAATTGCAACTGCTTGTGCAGTTCTTCCGAATGCAGGAGCATTAGAAAATGTTACAGTTGGAGTCGATGTATATCCATATCCATCATTATTCAAATAGATTTTTCTAACATAATTGCTGTTTATATCTGCACCAAGAACTGCTGTTTGACCATAACCCACTAATCTGAGTGATAGAATTTCTCCTTGATTTGCGATTACAGCATCTACATCTTCATTACCAGTATCAAAGACTTCATTCTCATATTCAAAGAGTTCGCATGATAACTCATACACATAACCTTTTCCAAGTTGATAAAATGGTTTTTCATGCTCAACAAATTTAACTTCAAATAATCTTTGACCAAGTGGAAAATAAATTACATCACCTTCTCTAGGTCTTAAAGCTACTTCTACTTCATATGCATCTTCTTCCTGTAAAAATGGACTAATAAATTCTTCAAATCTTTCTCTTGAAATAACTAAATTCAATTCATCCTTTAAACTCATCCCAAATTTAGTTAAAATATCTCCAGCACCAGTATATCCCTCATAATTATTTACATATGCTTCTAGTAAATAAGAATCATCGAATTTTGAAGTTTGAACTTCTTCGATAATTGTTTTTTTATTAACAAAAAATCTAGGAACATATACAACTTCAACACCATACATTCTTAACTGTTCATTGATTAAATCCTGAACAAGTCTTTGTTCAGCAGCGGATCCTTGTAAGAAAAAGGGATTTAATGCCATTATCCAATAAAGTCGTAAGGTGGAAGTTCGTAATCCATTGACATTCTCTTTGTTATTTCATCAATTTCTCTTTCTGCATCTTCATAAATCTCTCTACCATTTAATTCAATTCCACCAGGTAACTTAACGCCACGGAACTTGATTAGATTTTGTCCCCATTGTCTTTTGATCAATGCAGTTAAGTATCTTTTAACAAAACTATCATTATATACTTTAGAAAAATCTGTTGGGTCAAGTGCTCTATAACAATCCATAACTAACCAAGTATCAACTGTTTTTGCCCCCCAATCAATATCTAAATATAATCTATTTTGCCTTTTATTAAATCTTATTTGCTTATCTGTTGAAAGTAAAAAATCAATATCTTCTAGATATGTTTTTACCATTGCATACTGTAAGAGTTCAACTGAATTAAAGTAGTATAAATCATTCAAGAATAGTTGATACTTAATACTCCACATTCCAGATGAAACGGAACTCGTATCAAACTTATATATTTTTTCAATCCCAATTACAGAGTCTGGAACTTGAATATAGTTTGAATTTTCGTAAAAGTTAAAAGATGTGGATCCATAACCCGTAATTGTAGAACTCGCAGTTGTAGTTACAATTCCAACACCATTGTCATTTTTTGCTCTTCCTCTATCAATATCCGCTTGCGTTATCTTGTACTTTAAGTACATTCTTTCAACACCATCAAAATGACGCTCATTAAAAAATTGAATTGCATCATCAACCAGATCATCAATCTGATCATCATCTACGTTTATTTCTAAAACAGGAGCTCCTAATTTTCTTAAACAATAGTCAATCAATTGTTGGCGTGTTGATGGTTTTGCCATTAGAGTTCTCCCTCATTAGGTTTAGTATCTTCTATCAACTCAACATCCTCACTCGTAACTGTCTTTTTGATCTTTTTCTTTGGTGGCATAGAAACCAATCCAAATTGCATTTCTGACTCTACAGTTTCTAATAACTTCCTTTCTTCCTCCTCTAATCTTTCCATTTCAGCAATTTTCAATTCGGCAATAATTGCTTTTGCCTTTTCCAATTCAGCAATTAAATCTTGAACTCTTTTATTTAATCCATCAATAATTTGATTACTAGAAGAAACACGAGCTTCTAAAGCAATCACTTGATTTAATAAATCAAAAGATTTCTGTTGATAAGAACCTAATAAAATTTTATAATCTACGTCTGAAGCCATATTAATGATTCCATAATAAAGTTATTTATCTATCAGAATGCACCACCATCGATTGTGATATTTTGAAGGAATCTTTCTCCACCTACGCATGTAATAACTTGAGATTGACCAGCACAATCATTAACCCAAAGAGAACCAATTTCAATCGGTGCATAAACAACATCCGACATAACGCTTGAAGTTTCTGTTACAGATGATGCAACAGCAACTCTATTTACAGATTCATCCCAATAAATTGCAGCTTTTTTCGCTGATGTTGTGTAATAATGCATTACAACACCAACATCAATATTTTGATCGGTTGATGGTGGTACTAAGCTGCCTCCACTATTAACTAATCCAAGTTCAATAATACTATCTTCAACTTTAAGTTGTTCAGTATTAACAATTGTTTGGGTTCCAAGTACAGTAATATCGCCTGTGATTGTGACACTACTTGCAAAACTTACATTACCAGTAGTATTTGAAACTGTGATTGAAGGAGACCCATCAGCAGCATTAATAGTTCCTGTTCTAATAATGGGAGCTGATAATGTAGTTGTATTTGCATTATATGATAGAGTTGGATCTACATATGCAGTTTGTCCTGCTCCAGCGGTTGATGAATCAACAAAGGTTAGATATCTTGTATTGGAATCAACTACGGATGAGACATCAATTGATGATGATCTAGTTGCTGTTGAAATTGTACCTGTAATTGTACCAGTGATTGTACCAGTGACTACAAGGTCATCTTCAACACGAACTGTAGTTGCAACTTCTCCAGACTTAAGGATTAAGTTTCCAGAGTTTGTACTAATAATATTAGTACCTTCAGTTCCAACACCAATATTACCAATTAATGCACCACCAGATGTTACCTTGATACCAGAAGTAAATGTTGCAAATCCAGTTGTATTTGTCTGTGCAGTAATATCAACTGTATTTGTTGCAGCATCAAGTCTTAGATTACCTGAAGATGTATCAATTTGAGTTGTACTATTAACTCCTATTTGAATATTTTTGACGGTCTCGCTACCAACAATCGTAGAATTACCTTGAACATCAAGATTTCCTAATACACTAGCATCACCAACTGTTACTACTCTTGAATCTGCACCTGTTAAGAATAGAGACCCTGATGTTGTATTAATGGTTCTCGCTGAAGTAATACCAATAGTAACATTGGCACCCCTTAATCCACTAGTAGCCGATACAATTCCACTAAAGCTACCATTTAACCAGGTTTTTCCCTGAGTTGCATCACCAATATTATAAGCATTGTCGATATTTGGAAGCCAGTTTCCTTCTACATCAGCATTAACAATAATATTATCTGTCTCAGCATTTCCAAGAGTAATGTCACCATTGAAAACTGCATTACCCTCAAAAGTCGATGCTTGAGATACACTTAGAGCAGCACCAACATAAAGGTTTTGTGCAATACTAGCACCACCCTTAACATCTAACGCACCTTGACCAAGGTTTGTTGTGTTGGCAGTGCTAGCAATCGTTGTAACACCTGTAATAGAAGCACCAGCACCAACGAAAAGATTTCTCGCTAATCCTACCCCACCGTTAATAACAACTGCTCCAGTGCTCGTAGAAGTCGAGTCTGTGGTGCTTGTGACTCTAAGACCAGATACAAAAGTTCCTAACCCAGAAACTTGAATCTGACCACCGATATTTGTATTCTTTTCTACTCCAAGACCACCATCTACAACTAAAGAACCAGTATCTTTATTAAATGAATCTGTAGTATCCGAAACATAAACTGCAGACTGGAATGTACTAAATCCAGTAACATATAGACTTGATAAATTAACTTGTGTTAATGCACTTGACCAGGATAACTGACCATTTGCATCAGATTGCAGCAGACCACCAGCTACTGGTGTTGCTGGTAGTACATAAGTAGTTACACCTGCTAGTACATTGGGTGCCTTAAGACTTATTCTGTTCGAACCGTTTCTATCTACTAAGTTTAAATATGCAGACTCAATTCCGTCTTCTCTAGTCCAATATCTTTGACTTCCGAAGAATTTATTATTACCAATCGTATCATCAAGACCAATGTAGAAATCATAAAAGTCAGTTGTAAATCCTGGTTCCCCCGCTCCAAGTGCTGGCAATCCAGCGTAATTACCTCTTTTAAACTGAATTACGGCGGCTGTCATCTAGATTGCCTCGCTTTTGATACTCTTTCCTTTAGGTATTTATATTTTTTACCAAGTTCCACCATCTAAATCAATATTATTTGCTCTAGATTGATCTGTATCCAAAGCATCGATAAAAGAACCTGGTAATCCAGCAGCAGAAGCTGTATTTACCGTTGCAGCGGCTGCTACTAAAATTTGATCTGGATCTACAAATACATATTTGTTCAGAGCAGCATTATAAACCATAACAAACTTATCAGCTCTACCCGAGATATCTATATCTGATATATCAGATAATTTAATTCCAGATCCAGCAAATGAGTTGGATGCAATTACTCTAATTGTGTTTTGTTGTCCTACTCTAGCCTTTATAGATGTCATTAAGTTGTTACTCCTTCTCTGACTAAAGCGTTTCCTTCGATAACCCTTGTTTTGTATCCAGTAGAGCTAGTAATTACTATATCGTAAACATATCTACCTGGTTTTAAATCTGCGGTTTGACCAGAAGTTAAGGCAATTCCAACTGTACCATTAGCAGCATTACTTATTGTTGCTGTAAATGCTGTAGAAGAAGAACTGGCAGGATGTTTTTTAAGTTTGGATGCTATGGAATAATTTGTCAGATTAAAAGAAGTATCACCTTGAGTGTTAGTCAGATTAAATGTTTGGAAAAAGTCAGTACCACAATTAATCACTAAATTTGATACATATACTGCCATCTACTTTTTGAAATAACATCTCATGTTATTATTTAGTTCCGATAGACTCTAAAGAAATAATAGTCTCCTGGGTTTTCAAAAATAATTTGACATAGCATTTTGCAACATCTCGCATTTTCTCTAAATCATTACACGCATCAATTTCTCTTGAGATTTTTGCATATTCAAAATTTTTGTTTAGATTTTCTAAAGTAATTTCGTCAGGATTCATTTTTTAAAAGTTGTACTAATAGAGTTTTAATTTCACTTAATTCATTTTTCAATTCCAATATTTCTTGTTTTTCTTTATTCCTTCTTTCCCTTTGTTTAATATACTGCGAATATTCATATTCATCTGTATTAATTATTGCACCAGAACTTGTATCTCTGTACAAGTTCTTTTCGCCTTCAACACGAATCATTTTTTTCATATTAAGCCAATGCAATAGCACGAATATCCTTAAATTTAGGAGATTTTGCCTCATTGGTTCCACTCATAACAATTTTAATAGAATATCCAGTAAATTGCTCTAAATCATCAACACTGAATTGATATTCAATGAATTCATTTTCCCTACTAGAGCGAACTAGTTTATCTGGTTTTCCATTATTGTTTGCTTCATTAACAATAGTATCCCCAAAACCATCGTTATTTGTATCAGTTAAGTTATCATAACCAGGGAACAGATTATATGATTGTGCAATTTCACTAGAGTCTGCTTTAAAGAGTCTATAAAGAACTCTAAAATCTGCAGAGGAGTCTCTGTATGCTGAAACAAAGACTTTAAGTGAAGTTGCTGGTTGAGATAAATTAACTCTCTGAGACACATAGATAGCAGAATGAGGGTCTCCGCTTAGTTGATTAACTCTAGAGTCATTTGCATAGTCAAGTATTGGATTATTGAGACGATTTCTTCCAAGAGCAACAAATGCTGTCTGAGTATCGATCGCAGGGGAAAGATTTGGATCATTAGACTTCATTGAAACATTAACAGTTAGAGATCTGTTCTTTGGAAGTGTGGTTAATCTTGTTGTCTCATTGATTCTTGAACATACAATTCTTGGAGATGAAAGGTCATTAATTTGATTGAGTTGAACTGCTTCAAATCCATTATCCAAGAATGATACCTCTGAACCACCTGCACTTGTGCCAGAAACTGTTCTAATTGAACCAGAAACTGATGAAGACTGACCTGGTGTAATTACATTGAATTGTGGGATAATAGAATTATACTGAATATTTTGAGAAACCGAAATATCATCTCCACCAACTTGAGACTCAAGTGAGAAGTTCAATTGCGATTCTCCAGTGGAACGAGAACCCCTATCAATTTCAATATTATAACTATCGATATCATTGAGACTTCTTAACGTTGCATCAGAGGACATGTCATGGGTTTTATTTACTCTTGTTAAAGAAACATCTCCAATTTCATACTTATAAACAGGGTCATTTACATAGTGTTTTCTAATAGCAGTTCCATCAACACCTCTGGTTGCAATTCCAAGTACGCCACTGCCAATGCTATTATAGTAGATAACTTCATTATTAACTTTTAGATATCCAAATGCTGTAGTTATTCCTTCAAATCTTGAAAATCCAGTGGTATTAGCTAATGAAATTGTAGTATCTGTTATATCTAAATCAACGGTTAGGGAAGTTGGATTTGTATTTGGTTTAACTCCACTAATAGTAACTTTATTATTATTGGAAGTCATGCCATGATTAAACTGAGTAACTTCTAGAACATTTCCAGAATATTGACCACCAACAGCTGTTGATGTAATAACTACAGTATTCGCATATGAAACTTGAGTTGTATCATTAGTATAAACTTGAAGACTGCCACCTAAAAGGAAATTGTCACCCTGTACATTAGTCAAATATAGTGTATCATATCCATCAATTCCACTGATAGACAGTCTAGCACCTGTACCAGAATTGCCAACATCTGCTGTAACAACTCCAACAACATCACCAACAGAAAATCCTTTTCCAGTTGCAATACCAGTTGTATTGATTACGACTTGATTAAGTTTTCCTGTATTGAAGAATGAAACTGATTGTGCAATTAAATCACTACCATTTCCTGTAATTGGGTATAGGCGAACATTTGGATATGAACCGCCAGAATAACCAGCACCAGTAGAAATCGTTGTAATTCCAGTGAATGAAACACCACCTCCAACTCTTTCAATGTATCCATTAGCCAGAGAAGTGCTTGCCTTAACTCTCTTACCAGGTACTAATTGTTGTTTGATAGAGTTTAAATAAACAGTTGTAATACCAACATTAATTTTTCTTGGGAAGATTCTTATTGAATCTGGAATTAATTTTTGAATATTGGAGTCACCAACTTCTAACTTTGGATTGTAGAAGAATGCAGATCCAGATTGGGAAGTAAATTTCGCTTTATAAAGTTTGAATTTCAAATCTTCAAATTGGCTCGCTGTCCAAATAGTACCATTTTGGGATTTAAATAGACTTCCTCCAATATATTGTTTCGTTACCATTACAGACTCTGCATCTGGTAAATTCTGCCCATTTACAGTCTTTTCACCCATTCTCGCAACCCAAAGTTCATAATTATTCGTTGTAGGTGCAAGAACAACAATTGCATATTCTCTTTGTGGTTGTAAGTATATTGGTGATGGGAAAGTTACTTTTGTTGCAACAGATGCATCTGAAGATATTCCAATTTGACTTGGTTCTAAAATTACTCTCGCAAAATCTTGTACAAGTCTATCAGTAGGTGTTCCAAGTTCAACATCTCTAACTTCAACATAGCATTTTTCATTTTCATCTTTGCTTGCAAAGTATAAATCTACTGCAGTTAAGAAAGCACCCGTCTCATCAACAGTGAATGATTGTGCAAGTGGATCCTTTCCACCACCTCTATTAGGTGGTGGTGGGGGTGGAGTTCTTACAATAACAGTATCTTGTCTGTAAGTATCTACTATTCCGCTAGCAGAATATGTTGTTTCACCACTACTGATCAGCAAACTACCAGGAAGTGGAGTTGCATTTGTTGAGCTAGTTGTTAGTTTAAATGTTCTACTACCAGTTTGAATTCTTATTGATGGTGGAGGAGTTGTTAGTGGATCTCTAATGAAGAATGAACCAATTAAATCACCAAAAGTGTCAGCTACTAATCTAATATTCGAAACTATGCAGGTGGCACCACTAGTTTGTCCAACAAGAGTCATTCCACTTGTAACATAACCACTATATTTGCCTAGAACTTCTTCCGAGAGTGAAGCAATATCAATATTTAAAACCGTTGCAGATGCTGAATATTGAGTACTTAATGATAATGAGGTATTATATGGATTTGAATTGTACGTTGTTGTTGGTGTTAAATATGGTCCAGATTTGTGATCGGGTCTAGATGTTCTAAAAGTAATGAGTTTAGATGCACCTACAAACCCATCTACAGTCTCTCCGACTGAGAAAGTTCCAGATTGCATTTCAATTTCAAGTAGTTTGGGAACAACATCAATACCCGATATTCCATCAAGGAATGGGTAGTATCTTCCTAATGGTTTTAATCCACCAGATGCAAATTGTACGTTTCTAGAACGCATGTACGTGTCTGGTTCTGAACTAATTAGAACATTATCGATGTAGGAACCATTCCATCCACCAGTTATTGTTCTAGTTCCACCAGGGACATATACGTTTCTAACCCAGTTATCCGAAGCTGGTGAGAGAATAACTCTTCCAATATATTCAACCATTTGGAATGGATTTACATTTTCAACTCTTGAAGCTAATGGTTGCTGAATCCATTCCTTTTCTTCATAATTGAGAGTGATTAAATCTCCAGTCTTCTTGACATTTGGATCTAGAAGTGCCAAATTGCTGCTAAAGTCTGCAGTATCGGAGTTAATGGAATCTGATAATGCTGGTTCTAATTTTAATGAATAGAAATCAGTTGGTGTCTTTAATTCTTTGCTTTCAGTATCAACATCAGACTTTGAATCAAAGTTTGTCAAATCCATTCTTCCATTATCAGAAAAATCATCTACAAAGAATCCTGACTTAAACCTTGATAGTCCATCAGCATCTTGTATTTGAAGACTCTTTGTATTAAGTTCTAACAAACTTAAAGATGTTACTGTTTCTAAGGTTTCTATTCTGTCCTCTAGTTTTCCAATATCTCTCATCGTATATCTTCTATTATCAATTAAATTAATAGAAGCATCTTTTACATTGTATAAGTATGGTGGGTAAGATATTGTAGCGATTGTCATCGCTTCTTCAACATTTACTGGTTCTTTAGGTGGAGTTGAAGAAGTTCCTTTAACTACACTGATATTTCCTTGTTTATCTAAAACAACTTTATCAACTCTTGATAGATAATACTTATATCCTAAAATGGAACTTTCATTTGGAGAAACAACCAAATTGGTATTTACTGATGACGAACCAAATGTGCGACTAGAAAAATCAAATGGGGAACTTGAAGTTGAAGTAAAATCGGAAACCCTTGGTCTAAAGTCAATTACATCAGAAGCTCTTGTATTATTTGCTAGTATTGGAATATCTTTTGTATATCTTTCTTTATCATAAGAATTTACTGTGTAGAAGTCACCAGTATCGTTTGATGGGACAACATACTTATCAAATATAATCAGTAGCTTTCTGGAAGGTGATACAGTACCTCTATTTCTAACAATTCTAGAGTAATCGTAATATTGCTCTTTTTGACCCTTATCTAGAGAATATCTATCTGTAATGTTTAAATAACTTCCAGATGTAATTGCTTGAATTGATGATTGAATATTTGATTCACTAAAAGTAACTAACTCACCGACAACAAATTTATTTGAGTTTAGATAAACAAATTGAATATCTGTTGAAGATGGTTTATTTACAATTTGAGCAACAGATCCACTTTCAGAACCTGTAATTTTTTCACCAATAATTGCATTAATGTCAAGTCCTAACCCACTAACAAATTGTAAAGTATCTAAAGTTGGTGTTGAAGTTGATAAAGACTCATAAACTGCAATCAGTTTTACAGCGTCTGGGACATTCAGTGATATTTCTCTATCTTCAACTCTTAGACCATAATAAGGACTCGTTGATAGTCCAGAAATTGATGTTGAAACTCCAGAAGAAGTAGAACTTACGATTATCTGAGCACTTCTAATATAATCCTTTCTTTTACTTTTTACAGCCTGCCTCTTGATTGTTGTATTAACTGTTACGCTACCAATTCCAGATCTTAATCCAGTAAAGTTTATTTGTGAATTATTTGCAGATAACGATACTTGGTCTGAAGTTAGTTGTTCAACTGCACCATCATTATAAATTATCGAATATCTATCGCTATCATAAGGTTCAAAAAATGCACTACTAAATCCTAAAGTATTTGTATTGAGACTTAAATTTCCAGAGGGGCTTGTAGATTGTCCATTTACTTGCTTTACAATTGTTACCGTAGATGAATTTAAATCTACAGTGGAAACATTTGGAGAAGATAATTTAGCATATAAAAATGCGTTATCTTCATTTTGAACTTTTGGAAGTCCGATGGTAAAAGTAGCATCAACTGTTCCCGATCCTGGAACTCCACCATCACATACTCCAAAAACTGTGCTAACTCCAGTCAGATACAAATATTGTAAATCTGTTGATACTGCTGTTACTCTATTATATGTTTCAGTTGTGAATCCAGGTCTTTGATATCTAATTATCGTATTGGTTGATATTCCACTGAAGGTTTTTCCAGCACATGTTGCAATACCAATGGAATTAACAGTAATTGTATCAGTTATTGAAAATCCTGTTGGGATTTTTCTATCTAAAATAGTATCTGCAGAAAAATCTGTGGTTATTCCAGATGCAGTTGTATATGATTGATAAACCGATTTTATGTCCTTAATACTATTTGTTTCTACAGCAACAATGGATCTTCTATATTCAGAAGATTCATTAATTAAAACTTGCTCTCCAACAATAAAGTTTCCAGAAGTTTGAGAAAGATAGATTCCTGTGGTCCCAGATGGTCCTGGAGCTTGTACAAGATAACCTGAAGCTCCACTACTTAAACCTCTAATATAACTTGTCGCTGGACAAAATCCAGAAAATACAAGTTCATTTAAAGTTATTTTTGTATAAGTTTGGATATCAAAAAGATATAGATTAAATGCTGAGCTTTCATTTACATAATCTGAATTTGCTGAAAATGAATAAACTCTCGCTCTACCAATTGTTTCACCAGATGCTGCATTATTAGAAGTTTTTCTATATGTTTGTAGATCAACATAGTTATTATTATTATTTAATCCAACAAATGGGCATCCACGAACGTTATTGACTTTTACTAGATTTCCCATTTCAAATGGGATTGAAGCAGATGTTACTGTTTCTAAATCTCTAGGTTTTTCTACATCTAAGATTGTTGTTCCTGGAAAATCAATATCATATCCTCTAACATAAGCTTTTCCTGGAGAAATTTTTACGCAAACTAAGTCATCAGATGGGGTATTATTTTGCTCTGTTTTTTGATCAGAATTATAAATTCCACCATTGGATAACCTATCATTTAAAGATTCTGCTAATTCAACGCCAAAAGCCCCAACGGAATAATCTCCAGATTCTTCAAAAGTTCTCTTTGCGAAATAATCTTTGATTATTGAATATGTTGATTTATCCTGCAGTTTTTTAATTTCACCATTATCAATTCTTACTAGTTCAATAAAATTCTTATCATCAAAATCTGTTAATACTTTTTTTGCTAAAACAGTTGAAATTTTTAATCTATCTGCTCCAGGAGCGGCATAGTTGGAAAATCCACGAGCATTATCATAAAGGGAAGAATCATCGCCAGAAGAAATTAATTCTTCAGAAATATTAAATCCAACTCTATATGAAGATGAATTTGAGTATGGATCTAATATAATAGTGTCTTTTTGTACTTGTACAAAAGTTCCTCTAATAAAATAAACACCCTCACTAACATGAACGGCTGAGGATACTGAAGTTGCACTGCTATCTACGCAAGAAGCAAAACTATCACCAACCTGGAGAGTTGTATTGCCATATGTTATAGATTCTTGAAGAATTAGAGTTTCCCCATCATTAAATGGTGCTGGTTCTAAATCTATATTTGCGTTTATATATTTTACATATATTGTAGGATATTCAATATCTAAATCTGGTGGAAGTAGAATCTTTTGTACAGATGCAGTTACTCCAGATTCAGCACCTGTGATTTTTTTACCAACAATACTATTCAAATAAATTGAAATATCAATTCCAAAATGTTGTGGGTTTAATTTGACTGCATTGTAAAGTCTATCATATGTGACTCCACCAGGAATCACCATTGATCCATCTTTGAAAATATGACTACCAAAAGATTCAATTTGATTCTGTAGAATAGACTGTAGAGTCGTTAATTCTCTAGCTTGTACAGGATATCCTGGTTTAAATAAGACACGATAAAAATTATCATTCTTATCAAAATCATCATAATATGGATTGATATTTAAATTAGTTTTTTGTGGCATCTTTAAAATTCCAGGATAATTTTAACGTCTTCTTTTTGTCTAGAATTTCTTGAAACAAGAGGTCTATTATCTAAGTAAATAATATCCCCTGTTCCTTTATTTATCTCAGATGCTGCAAGACCATTTGTAAATTGTATTCCAAGATTTATATTTTTATTTCCAGTTGGATTTGTAGTGATTCCAGTATATCCAGTATCAACAGAACCAGAGAACCCATCAGTAGTGGTTATTGTTCCTCCAGATGATGAGAATTCGTATCTTCTACCTAAGCTACTAACTCCAACATAATCCTGCTGATCATAAGTTGATGGGTGGTAGAATAAAGATCTATCTGTAAAGTATTTGATTACTTTAGTCTCTTCATCATATGAAGCAACATAACCAACCGCAGTAACATTATTACCATCAACAACTACACTTTGGGATATTTCTTTTCCAATCGTTAAATAATTTTCACCACTGATAGTACCATCATTTCTCAACTTAATCGCATTTGTTGCAGAAAATTGACTTTCATCATAAACATTAGTTGAATTGACTCTTAATGGATTTTTTACAACTGAAACTTGGGCAAATGCAGTATCAGTTGGAAAATCTTTATTTGAATCATCAAATCTAGCATAAAGCAATACTCTATCAGTCCCTAATTCCTTATAGATATCATATCCATGACCTCTAGATGGTGGAATAATTGGAATTAGTTTTGCTGGGTTGCTGATATTACCTGCTGGTTGTAGAGGTCCCAAATCTACCATAGCATAAGTATAATTCTTTCCTCCAGCAGATACAACAGCAGAAGTTATTTTTCCACCACTATCTACTGAAATAACTGCTTTACCACCAGTTCCATCTCCAACTATATTTACTTCACCTGAACTATAATTTTGTCCAGGGTTATCGATATAGATTTTTTTAATTTGATTTTCATTAACAGTGGAATCACCGTTTTCTCTGACAGATTGGATTTGGGAATCTGTACTGGTGCTCCAATTTGAAGGAACAGAAATATATTCTGTAGAATCAAATTTTATAATATCACTTGGGGATACAGTAAATAAGTATTTCCAGGTATATCCATCACCACTATTTCCAGCTACTGATGGTTCTAAATCAGTAAAAAGTGGTTCATCTTGAGATGCATTTCCAGTTGTATTGATTCCACTCGATCCATTATCAATGCAAATATAGACTCTATAATCACTATTCATTACATAATAATTTGCATCGTATAAACGACTTGATGAAGTTACTGGAGATAGGTTTGTTGTGCTATAATCATGTCTGTAGATTTCATATCTGCTTCCTCTAGTCCAATCAATTCTCCTTACCAATCTCCTAACATTTGAAGAAGTAACTTTTTTCCCAAAGAGAGAAGTATCTTGAACATGGGACAAATAACTAAAATTATCTGTTGGGGTTTCTACATTATCATTCCAGTTAGTCACTCTACCAAAACCGACTTGTGTTGGGTTTGGCAGTCCAACAACAATGTAATAGGAATTATTGGTACTATCTACCGATTCAACAAAATTGTTTGCATTTAATATTCTAAATTGATCAGTTATAATTGCCGACATTTTTAAACGGTTTTCTTTCTATTTATTAAGGTTAATCTGGTAGAATTTTTCTAATAGCTCCATTATCTCTCAATCCATACCCTCTTCTTTGAATTGTTGGGAACGTTGATAGTCCAGAATTAATTGTTCTTCCAGATACACCAATAGATATTGGATTACTTGCTCTGGATAGAGAAGATAATCTACCCCATGAATAATATCCATTAGGATTATAAATTGATGTTCCTAATGTTTGGATTCCAGTTGTCACTGTATTAGATCTGATATTACAAACAATTTCATTCAATGCTGGTAAAGCACTTACTCTGTAAATGTTATCAACGTATTGAGTTCCTACACCAATAACATCATTATTATTTGAATAAATTGATGTAACTCCACTACCAACATTTGTACCAGATACAAATATATGATATCCAACTTGAAGATCAGTATATGCATTAACAAAGAACTTGAGTGCAAGGGCAGTTCCAATTCCAGCGGTAGTTGTAATTCCAGTTATGATTCCAGAGAAACCTTGAACTATAGAAATATCTTTTACTAGTTCTGAAATTACTTTTGGTTGTTCAACGAGAATTTGTGGTGGATTCGTGCTTGTATAACCAAATCCAGGTTTTACCAAAGTTACTGAAGACACAGAACCATTTACAATTGTTGCAGTAGCACTTGCAATTGAAGTAGAATTTTGTGGTCCAGCAGTTGTGCCAACACCAACTGAAGATCTCTTAGGAGCTGAAAACTTAACAGAAACTGTTGCAGTTGTGTATCCAAATCCCGCATTGGTTATCGTTAATCCAGATATAGTACCAGCGACTGATACTGTTGCAGAAATTGCAGCAGCAACTGGAGACTTATCTTCAATTATTAATGCATCAAATGATGGAATGTTAATACTGGATTCATCCTCTTCATAATTAAAGAATCTAGCGTTATCGACAAATATTTCATTATCTCCAGATTGAATTGTTTTAATAACTCTTGCTGTTGGATAAATTTGACCCTCTAAAGAATCCCTATCTTTATAAACAATATCACCATTAATAATTAAGTCTCTTTTCTGCTTAGACCAATCTATAGAGCGATAATTAAATTCATCAATTCCAATATTTTGATAAAGATCTGTCTCTAGTGTATCTGAAGTTGGGATATCATAAACAGTTCTTTGAGAAATTTGAGACAATGACGTTGAAATTCCATTTGCCCTATTAACAAATACTGAATCTCCAATTTTTATCGTCTCTAAAATATCAGTCTGTTCGCTATCAACACCTCTAGTTCCATTATAGAAGAATATGGAAATATTATCTTCAACTTTAGGTGCTGAAATAAACTGAATTGAAGAACCACCATCAAATATATAAGCAGATTTTGGTTCTTGTAATACACCATTTAAGAATACTAGTAAGACAGCATCTAAATCTATGAGTGCGGAATCATTATTTTTCTCATCTTTTTCAAAACTCACTAGCTCGGAATTGTATCTGAGTGGGAATACGGAGCGAGTTCCATTTTGAAGTGGTTTAATTGAATCAATAAAGTCTAATTGTCCAAATTGCCATGATGCAAATTTATCATAATAAACATCAAGGACTGTTAATTGAAAATCTGCTACTGGAGAAACCAAACCTTTCGCGGTAACTAGACCAACTGGTTTAAATACATCTCCAATTTCAAATGCATATCCAGGTCTATTAATAATGAATTTGGAAACTTCAAATAGTGATCCTGGCGCGATAGTTCTTGAACCAGGTATTGTTCCTAGACCGACAGCATATGTTACAATACCAACAAATGTTGTGATTGCTGAGGCAACATCAGCACAATCTCCAGGGTTATATACTCCAGGTAATTCAGAAATATCACCTTCAATAGTATAATCAAAGACTTGAGTTTCACTAGAGTACCCACCAATGGTTATAGACTCATTTCTCATGGCTTGAATTGCCATATCTCTTGCTTGTTGGAATGCATAGATTGATTCTGCTTCCTCTCCAGCAAGGTACGCATTGTCGATATAAATCTTACCAGCATCATATACTGAGTCATTACCACCATATTGGAGATTGTATGTAATACACTCTAAAACATCAACAATATCATCAATACAATTTTGATTTCCACCTGGAACTGTAAATGCTGGGAATGCCGCTAACATTCTACCTACAGCAACTTCACCAATTAACGTCTTATTTGCAAGAATCAATCTTGCAGCATCTGCATTTCTTCCAGAAGTTATTGGATTTGAATTTGGACCGACTTCTAAAGAAATTAATGCATTTAGTCCAGTAGTGGTAGTAGATCCAATTCCTAATCTAGAAACCCCAGTGATTTGTAGATTTTCATAAGTTGGTTCGGAAACTAAAATATCAGGATTTGCTGTATATCCATTTCCACCAACAATAACAGTAAATGATAGACTTCCACCAGCTCCAACATTGGCTCTAATTGAAGCTGCTACTCCAGTATGTCCAGGTTGATAAACACTAACACCAATTGCTGTAAGTCCATTATATCCAGATCCAAGAATATCTGTACTACCCAATCCAACAGATACAATCGAACCACCTGCACCAACCACAGCAGTCACAGAAGCACCAACAAGGGGTGCAAAACCTAATCCATTTGTTGATCCAAGAGAAACAATCAAACCGCCTCTTGGGAATTGATTTTGATTTACATCCGAAATAGATGTAACTTTTGTTCCATCAGTAGATGTAATACCAGTAAATGTTATACTGGATATTCCAGCACTTTCTCCATATAAGAAATTATTACCCGCATTATTTACAGTTGTTGGTGTCTGGAATAATCCATTGATTAAAACTAATCCACTTCCAGTCTCAATACCACTAGTATTGACGCCAGCAATAGTAAGTCTAAAAGTCTGCCCAATACCAGTGAAGTCTTGGGAAATATCATCATATATTAAATTATTTTCATAATTTTGTCTTAAGAAAACTCTACCATTAAATTTAGAAAATGGTCTTGGAAGTCCGCTATCATCTAAAGTTACTAATCCACTTCCTTTTGGTGGATCTGTAAAGAATACTTTGTTTCCAACAATGTTGTAAGAACCTTTATAAACTCTAGCTGTTGAAGCATCCATATGACTGGTAGCTACTGTACCAACAAATCCCCTTTCAACATTGACTAATTTAATCATGCCCGTAGATATTGGACCAGTGCTGGTAGTTCCTAGTCCAACTCCAGCGACTTTCATATACTCATCTTCAACTCTAATAATATCACCAGTCACAATTGAAGAAATTCCACTGATTGAGAAAACAGTTTCTCCTGTTCCAATGAAACCACCATTACCATCAACTGTATATACTATTGGGGTCCAAGCGAGTGGAGACTGAATGACATCATCAACTGCAATTATGGTTTTTTCATTTTTCTTAACCATCTCAAATATATGTGCATTTCCACTACCTAAAGTCGTGAAAGTTACAGAAATTCCAGCGGTTGCATATTCTGGTCTTGTTGCAATTCTAAATTCGGTGTTATTATCTTTAATAGCCCACACTCTATATGGAAGTCTGTTTGTCACTACTCCAACAGAATCTGCAGTTAAACCAATGCCAACAGGCGCAGAAGAAACTCCAGCAATAGTAGAACCAGGTTTATAAATTAAAGCTTCTCCAGTACTAAAGAAGTGATTTGGAATTGTGAATTTACCTGTTGCTGGGTTTAAAATTGAACTATCTTGAGGATTAAATTCTTTTGTAAAAATTGGAGTGTTATTATACTCTAGTTCAAATTCCGTTTTATTGATTCTCTTACTATTAAATGAATCAAATAATCCTATTCCGATACTTTGTGTTCTATTAAATCCATAGGTTATTTCTGGGTAAGAATTTTCTAAATCTAAATCGGTATAAATTATTTCATTATATGACTTAATAGTAACTATACCAGTTACTGATGCATCTGGGAAAAATCTTACTCGAACATTGCCAGATGAAATATCTGCACCAAAAGTACCAATACCCGTGGTACTTCCAACCGATAAGAAAGGATACTGTGTAGAAAATACATCGGTTCCATCGGCATTGATTGTTAGTATCTGATGTAGTGCATATGTTGAACCATAGCTAACACTAACTAAAGATTTGATTGATGTAATCTCTGAGGATGTACATGTTAGGATAGTTGTAACACCAGTACCAACAACATAATTGGATTGGTATTTTGCACTTCTCTCCGTACCTTCTGGTTGGAAATCATTTATAAATCTAATTGTTCCAATTCCAGCAGATGTTGAACCAAATCCAACTGCATTAGTTAATACTCTAACTTGAGACGTAGTTGGATTTGTATATTTTAATGTTAATGTCCCACCCACTAAAGAAGCATCAAATTCTCCAAAATCATTAAAAGATATTCCTTCAGAAGAATTAGAATCAAAGTAATAATCTGCTAGATAAGTATTTGTTCCATCATGACTCAAATAAACTTCCACAAAATTCATTGTATTATCATTCAAGTTAGAAATATGGAACATTGAATGGACAGCATCATATTGATTAGCTGGATATTCAAAAATAGTTGCAGTAGAACCAGCAGAAACTAAAGTATTTGTAGATAGGTTTTTAACCAGACCAATAGAAGTTGATGCAACTCCAACAACATTTGGATTTAAAACTTCCTTAATAAATTTTATGTCATAATCAGTATCATATGGATCATTTGGTGTAAATCTCAGGGAAAGAACATCAAATGTATCAATATTTCCAGTTACATCAGCAAATTCCTCTTCTTTCCATATAGTAGTTAATGCATCAGTTTCGAATCCAGGAGAGAATGTTATACCAAGTCCAGTATTTGATAAATATCCCTTTCTTAGAGTAAATACTGATTCCTGGTTATTATCATACATCAGCAATAATTCATATAGTGCTATTTGAGTTCCTGAGGTATTTCTAATCTGAACTAAGAATCTTGCAAAGGAATCTGTATATTCATCCAAATCAATAAATGTATCTGATACATTTTCTTTATTTGTAAATTGATCGCTAACATCATCTATTGATAGAACTCTATTTGTTTTGCAAATCAAACCATCTACAAACTTTTTATTAAAAGTCTTTAAGAACTTAGATGTCCCATTTTGAGTAGAAGTATCTTTTGATAATGCAAATCCGTAGATTGTATCAACTCTCTTATCTTCACTTACATCATAAATTATTAGACCATCTACAGAAGTAGATCCGATCGAGACTTTTTTATTAGATATAATTTCAGTATCTACAAAGTTTTTAAGTCCAGTTGTATGTAAAAGTCTATTGATTGTATCAATTGAGTCTTTATATTGGATTGTACTCTTTACAGAATATGAGAGATTTTGGTAATAGTCATTATCTGGTAAAACCTGAATATCATTATTTAATTGCCCACTATTTGTTTTCCAACCAAGAGAAGCAGTTACTCCATATCCAACATTGAATTTACCTCTACTATGGATAATTTCCGAAATAGTTCCCACAGAACCAGATTCTGTTCCCCTAACAATGTCAGATTCTTTAAATGAATCTCTACCAGATATTTTGATATAATCTTTTAGAACTGCAGAAATGTAAAGATCTGAAGGTAGATTATTTAAATATAAATTCTCCCCTACTAAAAATTCAGTTCTCTTTTGATTTACTTTGAATTTTGGATAGTTTGAGTATTTTGTAATTGTCGCATAAGAACCTTGTATTGTATCAGCAATTCCTGGATTTGCTGTATATCCAGATAGATTAAATCTAACTATAGCTGGTATAAGATTTTCATAAGAAGAAACAGTGAAGAATGTATATCCATAATCTTCGGAATTAAATCCAGATCCACCTACTCCATTTTTTGTAATACCCTCTACAAAAATTAAGTCTCCCGCATTAAACACGTTAGTCGTAAATCCAACTAGAGGTGTAGTTAAGAAACAAGTTACTATGCCAGAAGCAGATGATTGTATGGTGGAAATACCGACTCCATTTGAGTTATTAGTCGTAAATAAAGTTTTTGAGTTGAAACTAAGTCCAGTTGGAGATTCAAAAATTTCAACAGATGATATTGAATTTGAATTTATTTTTGGAACTAATATTCCACTATTAACCTTTTCCCCAGTTTCGTCATCAACAATCACAATTTCTGGTGCGGAGCTATAATTTCTACCACCATCAATAACTTCAATGCTATCAATTGTTAATGAATCTTTTAATTTAATCGTTGGTGGAATATTTGCTTCAGGTCTAAGAGTATTATCAGAAGGATATTCAAAAGATTGTTCTATAATTCTTATATCTCTTACTTTACCTATTTCATTAGATTTTACAAATAAATTAGCATCTCTTCCATTATCAGTGATGATACTTGTTATGCCAGGTAAAGTTTTATAAGTTTTTGTACTAAAATTAACAGAAATTTTGTCAATAGGTCCAGATGCTGTTTTTGAGGTGGTAGAATACTCTAGAGCAGAAGTATTATTTTGGTTATATAAAGTATTTTCTGGTTGTGATGATAGTGAGACAATAAACGTAGTTGTTCCTACACCAACAACAGAATAATTTTGATTATAGTAACTATTAATGAAAGAAATCTCACAATAATTTCTTACACTAACATCAGCTGTAGAAATATATCCAGATTTTTCAATATTATAAAATAGAGAATTTGGAAGTAACTCTGAATAATTTAAAGTAAGTTTAGCAGTGCTAGTCACCCCAACTGTTCCAACACCAATTGTTGATATGATTGAAGTATTTGCTATTGATACAAATTTGTTATTAAAGTCTTTATCTGAGTATAGATTAAAATTGTAACCACTCAATGAAGAATCGCTTAGATCAAATACTAAATTATTTCCTTTGATTGGTTGTAATTTTGGATTAACTAAGGACAATGCTTGATTAGAACCACCAGTAGATGCAATTGAAACTATTACTGGTGGGTTGGATACGGAGTCTTCATAAGTTATTGTTAATTTGATATTGTCTTTATCTACTCTATAAACATAATAAACTCCCGTCGATAGCCCAGAAGATACTAAATCAGATGCTGAATAATAAACTTTATCACCAGTTTTATATGAATGTGATGTTATGTTTATTGTATCTAATGCTGGATTAACACGATATGAATTGAAACCTACTGGATTAACCAATAACTTTTGAATATCTGACGCAAATTTTAATTTAACCGCAGTAGAAGTTCCAATACCTACAGATTGGTTAGGAACAACATTTAAAGTAACTGAATCACCTGGAATAAGTCCATGTGCTGTGGATACTGATACAACGGCATCATTTTTTTGAATGGTGCATGTTATTTGATTATATGTTGGTTCAAATGAATATTCAAAATTATTAGAACCATTTGTTCTAAAGAACAAACCCTTAGTATTTGTCGTTAGACCAACTTGAGTTACTATACCAATGTAGTCTTTTGATTTGTTAATAGCATAGACATATTCAAATGAAGAGTTTAGCAAATTAAATGGTGATGAAGTTTCTGTATTTGAAACAGAAATAGGATCTCCACTCTTCTTCCTAATGATAAGTCTTTGATTTGTTTTAAATGGGTGATCTGGTAAATAAATGCTTTGTGTAGGAATATCTATTTGATAATTTAATTCTCCTAGAGAATAAGTAACTGCTACTCCAACTCCAGATGTTGTACCAACACCAACAGACTGATTTGGATTGAAATATACCTTTGAATTTAAATCCGAATCAAAATATTGTAATGGTAATCCAATTTCAATAAAGTTGGGATATACAAATCCCAAAGTGCTAGTTGTGTGAGAAGTCCCACTTACACCCCTTTTAACTCTTAATAATTTTCTTTCCGAAAAAATATTTAGTACTGACATTATTTCAGTACCTATTCCTATACTTGAACCTATAGAAAGGGTATTTGGTATAGTAGAAATATAAATGTCTGTTACTAAACCAGATTGAGTAACTGGATTTGATGGAATATCTTTAAATACGGTAAATCTATCTGTTGATATTGATACCTGTCTATTTCCAGCTATTTTTGGAACAAATGTTGATAGACCAGATATTGATACAATATCACGATTATTTAATACATGGAATGGTGTAATATAAACTCTTGCTTTATTTTTATCTTCCCAGGTTAGAACCGCATTAGAATATTCTATAGTTGATGATGCAATAGATGTTATTGTCTTACCCTTTAGAGAAGAAACTACAGCTGATGCACCTTCAGCATTTGAATTCGAATTATCAAATACTAATGCATCATTTAATTTATAGTCAATGCCGTTTTTTGTAACCTCAACTGTTTTTATTTGACCCTTTTCAATAGATGTAATTATCGACTCTTGATTAAATTGTGAGTCATCTTCAATAATAAAATCATTTTGAGAGTATTCATCTGAAATTTTATATGGATAAGTATTTCTAACTAGATCTGATTTTGAAAAATCAAAGTCTTGATCTAAATTATTTTCAGCATATAGAGACCTAAATCTATTGCCAATAAAATATGGGAATTTTGGTTGATATAATCCATCCGTTGTTATTCCAGCAAAATATGCATATGTTCCATTTGGAAAGTCTGGAGTTTTGCAAAATCTTCCATTGTGTATATCTAAGTCTCCAGAATTATCAAATTTATAGTCTTCAACAAAGAATCCTGGCACAAATCCAGATGGTCTATCAACGATAACTGAAGTATCTTCAACATATCCTGGTTTTAATATGACTATACCTTGTGCTGAATTAATTGGATTTCTATATCCATATGGTCCATATATTGGATTTCCATCATATGCCCACCCAATAATTGGTGAATGAGAAGACCCGTTATCATTGAATTCATTTGTTGCAAGTTCATTTAAGTAGGAAATATTGCAATATTCTAACCCAGTGTTTAATTTTGGATGTAGATATTCAGATCCATATCTCTTTGCATCATTTAAAGTTAAATCTCTAACCTTTGTTTCTAGTTTTACATTTCTTCCAGCAGAAACTACCTTGATAGATGTTGTTGATTGTGTATATCCTATTCCAGAATTAATTACAACAACATTAACAATTTGACCATTATTAATTATTGGGCGTAAGACTGCTCCACTACCTTCACCAACTACCGTTAATGATGGGGTTGAATAATACTCAGTTCCCTTATTTCTTATATCTACTCTGACAATTTTTCCTGCAAGAACAACTGGATAAAGAGTAGCATCTTTACCATTTTTAATTGATATGTTGGGTTTTCTTTCAAAGTTTAAAACTGTACTACCATATCCACTACCAGATTCATATAGGTACAAATCAACAATACTACCACGAACAATGGGTGTGCATGTAATTACACCAACATTCGTCGATCCATATGCAACATTAACTGTGACACTGACATCTGGATATTTAAAAATATGATATCCACTTCCAGTATTTGAAAATTTAGTAAAAATATTTCTAGTATAATTTGTTGATATTGTTGCACCTATTCCAGCATCTGCCAATCTAAAGGAATCATTATCTTTCTTTATAATATAGTATCTGTTTGATGTTGATAGACCAGAAATTGGGGTGCCAGTATATTGATATTCAACAATATCACCCTCTTTAAAATTATGATCAGTAAAACTAATTGTATGCTCTATTGTAGAAATTCCTACTGGTTTAACATATAGTTTTCTATTTTGATATCCAGACCCAGAATCTAAGACTTTAATTGACTTTAAAGTCTTTTTACCGAGATAAGTTCTAAACTTATGGATTCCTGTATTTGACGCTGTTGTGAATCCAACTGTATTAATTCCAGTTATGTAATCATTAAAAGATGGATACAATCTAACAGTTTTATTATTTAAAACCCTTACAAAATAAGTTGCATTTTCCAGCAGGAATCTATTTTGATCAGCATTTGAACCAAGATATGTTCCGATACTAACTGGAGAATTTCCGTTAGATTTATATACTACAGCTTCACCATTTGAAAATTCGTGATTCGATAGAAATGTTATTGTTTCTGCAGTTTCGCCAACGCCACCAAAATTACTCAGAAGTCTCGCATCAAAATCAACTTCTCTAAAAGTTTTTTCTACAATAGGTTCTAATAAACATCCACTACCATTACCACCTTGAATACTTAATGAAATAACTTTTTCAAGTTCAATATTTTGCGGATCTACTAGTACTTCTTTAACAGAACCACTTATAACTGGTTGAACAAGTGAAGTTGTACCAGATCCAGTTGGTGGTCCAGATACAATTATTTGTGGTGGATTAACTACATCATAATCAATTCCAGAGTTTAAAATGCTTATAGATTTTAATGGTCCATAATAAATCTTATCTTGAGATTTATAATTTTTTATTTCGACACCATTGACCAACATTCCAATAAACTCTTTATCATTCTCTACTCCATCATTATCTTTGATGACTTCTCTAAGTGGAAATTTCCTTAATAATTTTTGTGGTTCAATATTTTTATTAAATTTAGATTCCACTACAAAACTATGCTTTCCACCAACTCCAGGAGAAAGAGGATTGAATGTAATATAATCATCTATTTGAATAAATGAATTTGATGCATATAATTTTATTTGTTTTGGATCAGTTAATACTTTTACAAAATATTTCCCTGTAGCAAGTCCAGATATTGGTGTTGTTTCTGGACTATAGATTACAGCATCTCCTGTCAAAAATGGTATAGAAGTTGGGAATGAAATAATAGAATAATCATCATCTGATAGTTCTTTTTGAATTGCACCGCTTTGAGTAGTTGCTGCGCCAATAAAAGTCGAAGCTGTACCAACTCTTATTGATGGTTTGGATGGTGTTGCATCAAGTCTGAAAGTGTATGATGGCAAAGAATTCGATGCCACATACATAAATTCATTTGCATCATCGGAATACACATTCTGAACATCTGCAAATAAAGTATCATTACCATACTTCAACGGTACTAATTCACTAGATGTTTTCTTAATGATTCTTCTTAATAGATGTGGTATCGAAGTCGAAGTGGTATATCCAACATAACTTAAGGTAACTTCTTTTGTTCCCCCATCAATACCTGTTACTTTTGCATTGGAAATTCTAACAGAACCAGTAACAGCATTAATAATATCAACTCTATCATTAACCTTTAAACTAGAAGAATCTATATCAGATTTTAAAGTAAAAACTTTAGATGATAGATTAAAAGAATCAACTTCAAAAGTACAGCTAGTATTATATACCCAAGAATTTGCAAAAATTTGCTTATAAGTTCTGTCGTTGGGGTTGCTTGGATTTTTTATTAAGTCACCTAGGTGTTTGATATAAATTTTTTCATTTTCAAGATTTAAAGCTTTATCTTCAATCATCTGTAAATTTGAAATTATGGAACATACTTTTAATTCTACTTTCTTATCTAAATTTCCATTTTCAAATCCAAAAATTGTCTGATTTGATCTTATCGAATCTTTGTTCGAAATATTTTCAGATATACCTGAACAATTTAAAAGTTGATTTACAGTTTTATCTGTATATACAATAGTATTATTTCCAGATATTGCTGTCCCAGATTTCTCAAATCCAATTGTCGAATCTACAGTAATAATTGAAGATCCTATTGAAACATCACCAATTACTTTAGTATTTGCTGTTACTGTAAGGTCACCTTCAATTAAGTCTTGATCGCTATACCCAATGAATAAACCTAGTTTATAATATACTTTATTTTTTCTGGTTAAAATTTCTACTTCAGATACAGCTGCACTTGTTTTAGTATCTAAAGAACTATAAATTGTTTGCCCAACTAAATTATTTGGATTTCCAGAAATTGCTTCGGTTAAAATAATAACTCTTCTAATGTACTCTGAATCAGATGGTTTAAAAAGAAATTGCTCTAGGTCAATTACTTTTGGAGTAACTCCATACAAAACTTTATAGAGGATTTTAAAAGATTCTTCAGTACCTTTTGACTGATAGAATGATCTTGCTTCTTTTAGAAAATTGCCAACATTTAAATCGGAAACAAAATCAACATTTTCCAAACCTGGAGCAATAGAATATTTGATTTTATTATAAAATTCTTTTAAAAATAGAGAGCTTAGATTTTGTACAGAAGAATATTGCGTATGTGAAGATGCGGTTGTTTCTGAAAAAACTAATTCTTCTGGATTATTTGAATCTCTATAACTAGTAATTCCACTAAATCCTCTAACACATCCAGTGAAAGAGTTTGTTGTAATTCCAGTATATGTAATAATTTCATCATCAATCTTTAGCAAACCATAATATTGGGGAAATCCCTTTGTACTCAAAACATTGATTGTTGAGCTAGTAGAGGTGATTGAAGAAGTTATTGAAGTGAATCCAACAATAACTTCTGGAGTTAAGTTGTCAAGATTAATGTAAGAATTAAAATTCTCAGAAATATCCGATGGACCACTTGGATATTCTTGAGAAATATAATATTGTTTTAAAAATTCAGATGCCTTTGGGCTTTCATCTAATATGAATGCAGGTAACTGATTTTCAATAATTTGATATGCCTTTACCTTTGATTCGATACCAGTTTGAATCATATTATCCTCTCTTTAGCTCTCCGTTTGAATAACTTGAAGTTACTTTAAATCCTACTCCTGAAATCTTCTCACCAGAAGAAATAGTATCCTTTACCATATTTATGGTGCTCTTTGAAACATCAAAATCCAAATACAAATCTTTTAATCCAATAACATCATTCGATTCTGGATATGCTTGAATCTCAATAATATTGTTTTCTAGTTCAGTTTCTGTAATAACTGTAGTTGAAAGCATTATTTCTCCAGTAACATAATCAACAGTTCCAGCAGATTTAATAATTACTCTATTTGTATTATTTTCTTTGATTTGCTTTACGATTGATAAAATTCCAGTCTTCTTATCTGCATTTGGAACATCTGTTAAATAAACTGTTTCCAATTCTCCAGAAATTTTAAATCCAGTGGATTTAATATTAAATCCAGCAGAATCCACATGGAAAGCATTTCCAAAGCAAAGTTCATATTGAGCAGATTGATTAACTAATGCTTTTAAATTCCTTCTAATTCTTACTCGGGTAATATTTGAAGTAATTGATCTATCTACATTATCAATTACATTCAAAATTTTACTATACTTAAATCTACCACCAAACTTATTAACCTCAACAGAATTAGAATAAGATTGTAGTGAATTGGTAATATTAGTTTTTAAATCATTGACATTATTAACTTGTGAAGAATTATAATAGACATATGAATCAATCTCAACATAAAGAACCTTCAGATCTATAATTTTTTGATTGATACCTGTCAGTGAATAATTTTTTAATCGACTTAAAATAAAATCTTTATCGAAGTCAGATATAAAATCTCCATTTTTTGGTTTAATACTTATCTGAACTGTTCCAAATTGAGGTGGATTTAATTCTTCACCCCCAACAACAGATACTGATTCTGTATTTGGATAGATTGATTGAATAATCGCTTCATAATCTCTAGCTGTTACTGCCCTATATTGTGCTGAGTACAATCTTGGTGCAAAATATTTAATTGATTCTACTGGTTCAATGCTTGTTCCATTAGAAGACTTATTAACTGTAGTTAAGGTTGTAGAAGATACCGTTGCAGATCCTCCTAGAGAATCAACAAATGTACCTGCAAAAGCAAAATTTGTAGCTCCATTCCCCTCTTCACCATCAGTAACAATATAAGTTACTGTGATGATTGTGCCATTTTCAAGTTTTTTACCAAAGTAACCATCACCAAAAAGTAATTCATACTTCTCATCCTGTATCTCTTGAATTAAATAAATTTCAGAAGTTGAATTAATGCTCAGAATATTATCAACTCTTTGATATTCTCTACCTACCCCTGTATCTGATGTACCTTTTACTTTAACTATAATAGTCTGAGTATCAATATATGAGTTATCTAAGATAAATCTTTGGTCTAAACTACCATCAACTGTAAAGGTCTTTTTCAGTAAAGTTCCTTGGTAAATCTCAATTGGTTCGTCAGCAGTTCCAAAAGTTGCTGTCTGATTTGTGACTGTGGTAGTTATATTTTCTGGGATTGAAAAGATATATGAATTCTCATTTGATGCCGTTCCAACGCACACAGGACCCCTTGCTTCAAGAGTTAGGGTAGGGCTGGTGAATGAACTACTAACGCCCACCTGAAGCGTTACAGACGCTCTGGAGCATGTCCTAGAGCGAGGAACATATCCTATCGTTCTGGCAAGAGATACGACGTTTTCACGAAGAGTTGCTGAGTCAAGAAATGCCTCATTGGCTGCCATATTCGTGTTAAATGCATTAATATAAGTGTTATATGCTAGGGCATTTAACAAGACAGAGAAATTAGAACCTTCAAAATCAAAGTCCGTGAAGTTGCTGTTCGCACGGAGATAATCCTTGATTGAAGTCTTGATTTGATCGAAGTCTAGATTCGTAAATTTAGTGAAAGGCATTTTATCTTGCTGCCTCTAATATAAATGTGTATTCTTGTGTTGGTATTTCTTGACCAATAATATCAAAATTAACGGTTACTTCAAAAGCATTATCATCTGGTCTTGCTTCTACAATAACAACTAAATTAGAAATTCTTGGTTCATAATTAGAAATTGCTTCTGCAATTTCATTTTCAAGAACTGATGCTGTACCTGCATCAACAAATTCAAATAATGTAGAATAAACGTCAGATCCAAAGAGAGAGTCAAAAAATCTCTCTCCTTGGATCGTTTCAACAATATTTCTCACTGAGCGACGAATAGCAGCTTCATTTTTCAATACAGGCAAGTCCTTTGTAACAGGGTGAGGTTCAAAGGACAAACTTATATCTTTAAATCCGCGTGAAATGCGTTGAACTGCCATTTAATGATTATTTCTTCACTTTATTTATACCTATTGCCAGGGAGAACCATAGTTTGGTTCTGTTCCATATTCCCAATCATCGTAACTTTCATCATTTCGAATTTTCTTATGTAAATCACTCTGTTCTTTAAGATGATGTTTTTTTCCAAGTTCATCATGCATAATTTCTTGAATGACTTTTGGTTTTTCAGTTGAAGAATAATCTGTAACCAATTTAGTTGTACCCCACATGTGGTACATGTAATTTTCGTCTCTATCTACTGGTAGATTTGACATTTTAGCTCCTGTTTTAATGAATAAAACAGAACTTTTATAAAGGAGGTTGCTATCTCCTTGTTTTTATTTAACGATCTATCTCTCTAATCTTATAATCATCCGAATTTAAGTATTTTAAAATCTCTAAAGCAATTAATTTTGGGTTTCCTTCACCACAAGTATAGACATCTACAGCAATGCACCCATTTTCTGGCCAAGTATGGCAAGAAACATGACTTTCTGATAGGGCAATCACGACCGTACATCCTTGTGGAAGGAAACAATGTGAAAAAATGTTTAAAATTGTCATTTTTGCTCTCTTTACTCCACTCTCCATCGCATTTTGGAGTGAAGTAACATCATTTAAAAGAGAGAAATCAACACCATGCACCTCTAACAGCAGGTGCTTGCCCATCGAAAAGTGTTCCAATTCAGTTTTAGCAACAAAAAATGTATTTATTTACGATTTCCAGTGGTTATTTGGTTGCTCCCACCAAAAATGAAGGTCCTCTACAGTGTCGTCATAGTACAAACTGACAAAATCACTCTTGAAAGCACTATGAACGTTCTCACAGAGGGCAACTGTATAGATGTTTCCACCTGTCATACGACTCATGATCTCTGTAATCCAGGTATAATTACCTCCACGAATGACTCCTGCTTCAATCAAGACGAAATTATCCCATCTTGTCTGCCATTTCATGAAGTTTTGAGTAAATTCTAACTTATAATCACGTACCTCTTCATCAGGGAAAGGTACATTAACTGCTTCAATATGAAAAATCTCCCCATCCATGGTCAATGAATGAGAGAGATGTTGTGTAACGATTGCTGAGTAGTCAGGAGAGACCATTAGAAAGCAAGTATTAGACGGATGAATGTCTAAATTTGCCATTTTGAGTCTATAGGTCATCTCCTGAATTAAAGACTTTTCCTTATCTTCCGAGATAAAGAGGAGTTGTTTCATCCTTTTCCTTGTCCTCTATACTTTTTACGAGCCGAGTTACGCGAGGTAGCGGCATATTTAGTTCCTCCACCTTGTCCTTGCCGAGATCTTTTAGGAGGACCTGGAATATAAGTCTTACCTTTACTTAATCCGCCTACTTTGGGTTTTGCCATATCGTGTGACTCCTATAATTTCAGTTTCAAGTTCGTCGGGACTTGGAGAACCTGTCTGATAGAATTGAATCGCCAGGCCCTCCATAATATCGAAGTACTCTTCCTCTGTGAGGTCTGAGTAAATCTTACGACCTTTACAAAGTATATTGTAAGTTTCGTAAGTTTCTTCCATTGTATCAGATGATGCGGGATTTTTCATGGCCAACACGAATACGAGGATCACACCAGATTTCAAATCCTGCCTCTTTTGCATCTAGACAGAATGAAACGTCCTCACCGCACATATCCTGCACTTCTCCTGATTCGAAGACTTGCATCTTGGGTGCGAACCAGGGATACTTCATTTCAGGGTGCTCAAAGACACCGTGCTTAATCAGCAACCATCCGAAACCAGTGTAATCAACAGTGAAGGGACTACGACGCTTTTGAATGCTGTCAAGAGTTTCATGATTCATCACGCCACCATTGGAGCGGAAGTCATCTTCTTCCAGCCAATGTGCAACTGATGTAGTGTGACCATCTTCAGTACAATACCAACCAGCAGCGATATCTTGCTCCATCAGAACGAGTTGATAGAACTTCTCTGTATTGAAGACAATATCAGAGTCAATCCAAAGTTGCCAATCATATTGTAGTTTTCCATCCCAAGGAAGTTGGTCTGGACCACGAAGAACGTTTGCACCAAGACACTTACAGCGGGCGAAATTCACCATTGAACTGTAGTCTTGGGAAATTTGAATACTTGCACCTGCTTGTACAAGATCGAAACAGAGTTGTACAAATGCTTTCAGAAAGATATAAGATACCCCACGTCCAGGCAGACAAAAGACTACGGTTTTACCTCTGACTAGTTCTTTTGCCTTATCATAATCCCACTCAGGTTCTTGAGACTTAACAGGTGTTTTTGCTTTTACTGTGAATCCTTTAGCCATAATTGTGTTGAGTTTTCAATCGAATCATAACATATTATATAGAGACTGTCAATGAGAAGAGATTGTGAATTCTTCATAACTTAAGTCCTCTACATTATACTCTGTTTGAATCAATCCGACCATATGTGTTAAGGTACTCCAAGTTGAAGAAAAGTCCTCTTCCGCCACCGAATCAAACAAACACTTATCCTTAGCGTAGATACGATATCTTTTTAGATTAGCCATTTTTTGCGTCTTCTGTAATGATTAACTCATTCCCTTCGATAGTTAATCTTACAGAAGTATCTTCATACCACTCCAATTCATTAACTACAGATTCTGGTAAAGTGATATAATATTCTCCCGTAATTGGATCGACCTGTACAGACTGAAAATTTTCCGCGAAATTTTTTTTCATCTCATGTAAATTGATTCCTAATTTTCATTTATATAGGAATCGATAGATCTCTCGCGTTTTCAAAGTTTTGTAGGTTAGGGGGACCCATTGATTTTATATAGGGGGGGGGTAACGCTTAACGCGCCCGCGAGGGCGCACCCCCCGCGCAGGGGGACTGCTGCCCCACGCACGAACGCACAGGGGGGCGTCACCGCCACTGCACCCCCCGCCCCTCATCAGCGTGTGCCTCAGCGTACTGGGCGGCGATGGTGGTGGCGGGCAGTCCCCAGTGAATGTAGGAGGAGGGGCGGGAACCGTTCTTCAACTGGTCAGCGCGGGAGATCCATTTGATTTGGCGGGTCTCCAGGTCAGAGCACATGGCGAGCGGGAAGATGGTCATGGGGTGTCGGTTGAACTGCTGATAGTGTAGCACGTACCGTGGCACACGAACGGGGTAGGGGTCAATACCCCAACCACACCAGGAACTCACCCGTATCGACAGGACCGAAGCGGGCGGTCACCCCATAGTCGGTGCGGAAGTCATCCCACAGACCGTGCTCCTTTGCTGCCTGGCAGGCGGTGCTCCAGGGGATGGTCCCGTTGCTGGGGTCGGTGCAGTTCCAGAGGATGTCGGAGAATGTGGCGTTCATCGGGTCGGTTGGTTGAACTGAGAGAATTGTAGCACGGGGTCAGACGGCACACCAGGCACAGTAGCGGTCGGCGTAGACCTGCTCCAGGCGGTACGCTTCGGATTCGCGGGCGTCGTCGTCGTGGTTGCCCTCCAGGGATTGGCGGCAGTGAATCAACTCATGGATCAGGGTGGTGACATACTCCAGATGGGGCAGGTCGCGCTCAACATCAATCAGGAACTCATGAGCATCCTCCTGCTGCTGCCACCCCACCACACCCTCAGCGTTCAGGCGGCGATGATGGACGGTGACGGTAGCAGCGCCCAGGAGCGGTTCCTGATCCAGCATGAAGCGATAGACCTGCTGGGCGAGGCGGGGGCGTTGCTTCTGTCCTGAGGTGAGCAGCATGGGTCCGTTGCGGTTGAGAGTATTCTACAGGGTCGCCGCGGCCATCAGGCGGGCAGGCAGTGCCAGTTGATCCATTGACCCTTGCTGCCCTTGCTGTTCCACAGGAGCGACAGAATCTCACGGCGCGATGCCACGTAGCGGTAGCAGGTCGTGGGGCTGTTGAACCAGCGGACGCGAACGCTGCCCGTGATGGGGTTGGCGCTCAGGCTCCAGACGCTGGTGGAATCGTTGCAGTTGATGGGGTAGCGCATCGGGTCGGTTGCTTTGAGAGTATTGTAGCAGGTCGGGGGCTCACTGCCCGTTGGTGTAGTCTCCGATGATGATGCCCGTCTCATTGTGGCGGACCTGGGCGTAACCGAATTCCTCAGACAGGGAGAGGCAGAGGTCCCAGGCGCGGTCCTCATCGGTGGTGGTGTTCTCCCAGGGAGCGGAGGGGCAGATCACGTCGTAGCGGGTCATGGGTCGTTTGCTTGTGTCCCCATAGTATAAGACCCCCAGCGGCGAACCGTGGGGGGCAGTGGTCAGATTCAGAATTGGATGGGTTCGGCAGTCGGTTCGGCGTCACCCTCCTGGGCGATGCGTTGGCCGTCTGCCAGTCCGTCCAGGATGCTCAGAATCTGGGAACCGTTGCGACCCTGGCGGAGCAGGGAGAGGGCAAGGTCAAGGGTCATGGGTCGTTTGAATCAGTGTGGTTTGGTGTGGGTGTCTTTCAGGGCGCACCCGCTCCCATTGTATCAGGCAGCGATCAGCAGGTCATCCTCCCAGCGGGCAGTGGTCAGAATCTCATCGTAGATCCGATCGGCAACCTGATCAACGTAGCGGCGCTCATCCGCTTTCAGGATGGCAGCGCGGCACTGGGCGGCAATCTCATCAATGCTCAGGGCGCGGTCGGTGGCGGGGTTGTAGCGCATGGGGTTCGTTTGAACTGAGAATATTGTAGAGCAGTTTAGGGTCGGTGCTCAGGACATTGTGCCAGTGCCTCAGGCGGCACAGAGGGCGGATTCCAGGCAGACCTCCCGCACTTCCAGGCGGGAGTAATCATAGAGACCCCGCTGCAGCTCCAGTTCATAATCCTCAGCGGTGGAGCGGCAATCGAACAGGCGCAGGGAATCGAAGTCGGTGCCTTCATAATCCCAACCACCGATCACAGCATAGACTTTCATGGGCGGGTCGTTTGAACTGAGAGTATTGTAGGGGATGGAGGTGGGGGGTTGGTGCCCCCCGTGTGCCAGTGCCTCAATCGGCATAGAGGGAGATGAAGTCCTCCACAAACTCCCGCGCCTCATCGCCTGACATGCGGGAGATCATCTCACGGGCGACGGTCTCCCAGGAGAAGTCGTCTGCCAGGTCAAAGATGGCGACCCGTGCCTCAGAGGCGGAGAGTTCGGAGGCGGTGATCTGGGCGTAGGTCATGGGGTTGTCTGAACTGAGAGTATTGTAGGGGGTCAGGGGGTCAGAATCCTGCCTGCTGTTCCAGTTCCTCAAGTGTCACACGGTTCCAGGCACTGAACAGGGTAACGTGATCCAGGACGCGGCCCATCGTCTCAGGACCAGTCTGGGGGTCGTCCAGGACCTGATCCATGCCAATGCTCATCAGGCGGTGGATCACGGCGTAGGTCTCCTGGCTGATGGTGATCTCCATAGGGTCCGTTGCGGTTGATCCTATTATAGGGGGTGGCACCCCTCAGAATGCCACCAGTTGGTCCAGATCCCATTGTGGCACAGTCTGGACGGTGCCCCCGCAGTTCTTCCGCAACCATGCGTTGATGTGCTTGCTGGTGGTGGCGCTCCACTGCTGGGCGGTGCGGATCCAACCCTTGCCAGGCACCAGGGCGGCAACGGGAGTCACGTAGGAGAACAGGATGCAGGTCCCGTCTGCCAGTTGAACCTCAGTCTGGTTGCTGCCGATCTGTTGAACGATCATGGGGTTCCTTCGAACTGAGAGTATTGTAGCAGGTCAGCGGCGGGCAGCGGCTAGCAGCAGGTCCAGTAGGACAACTGCCACAACCGCCTTCCAAAAGCCCAGGGCGGTGATTCCAAACCACCCCAGCACCAGCACCAGGAGCCACGCTTTCAGGGCAACGACGCCAGCGACGCCAACGATCAGGATACCTGCCAGAGCCACCATCTGCGGGGTGCTGAGGTCCTCAATCCAGGGGTAACGCTTGCTCATGGGTGCCTTGCGGTTGAGAGTATTGTAAGGGGTCAGCGGTGCCCTTTGGGGCAGGGAGTGGACAGTGCCTCAGGTGTCCTCATCCTCCCCCAGAATGAACCCATCAACCCATCCTGCTGTGTATCCGTCATCTTTGGTGAACAGGCGGATCTTAAGAAGTTTGGCGATTGCAAAGGGCAAACCGATCACCAGGGCTCCAGGGATGAGAATGGCAAGCAGTTCGGTCATGGGGTTCCTTTGAACTGAGAGTATTGTAGCGGGTCAGCGGGCGATCAGGTCGCCTGCAGTGTACAGTGCCTGAGCTGTCACATGGCGGACGGGGCGAATCGGTTCCCATAGTATCCAGAGCAGCAGAGCGGCAACGGTCAGGCGAAGCATGGTAGCACGGTGGAACTCAGGGGAACGGGAACGGGTCAGGGAGCGGATCATGCGATGTGAGCAGGGGAACCACAGGAACGGTAGAATTCTACCATACGTTCCGCCTCTGCCAGGGTGGGGAACCATTGCGACCGCCACTCACAGTGGTTGTAGGGGACCTGGTAGCGGACTTCGTAGCGGGTCAGTGCCATGGGTCAGTTGAAAGACTTTGGGGTGGCGGGTCCGTGACCTCCCGCCTACGGGGTCAAGGGGTCTGTGGGGTTGCCCCCGCCGTTCCTCCCCTTGTTGAACATAGTATGGCACGGCAGAGGGGGCAGGTCTATGGGGTGTGTGCCACATTCTGAACTGTCACAGCACCTCTTTGCCGAACTTGCCACACAGGTAGAATGCCATTCCTTTATCTTTCAGGGTGCAACCTGCAAAGGTGAGAGGAACATAGGCGCCGTTAGTTTTAGATGCTTTGGTGCGAATTTGCAGCAGTCCGTTAGGACCAGTGATGGTGCTCAGTTGCTCACCAGCATTGAACTTAGCACGAATGGTATCACAAATGTGGTTGTAATCCTCCGCCAGTTCCTGATAGTGTTCGGGGTGAGTTTCAGGGTTCAGAACCTCAGTGCCCACATAATCGTTGGAGCGGGTGAAACCAACGTAGATGGTTTGAGAGAGTTTCTCACCGACTTTGCTGTCAGCGAAACTAACACTATCCTCCAGAATCTCAGAGAGGCAATGCTTCAGTTGGGTGACAGCGATAGACTCACCAACCGTGAAGGTCTTCAGTTCTCCATCCACCAGATCTTTCAGGTTGGAACTGTTAGGAATGCCCAGGGCAGTTTCAATCAGTTGCCCACGGGATCCTTTGTTCTTCCCAGGTTTGGCGAACGCAGCGAAGTTAGTTACCTTCAGTTGGGCAGCGACTTGCAGGGTGTTGAGCATCGGGTGCGTTGCTGATGAGATTAGTATAGGGCACCAGGGGCACCCCACAAGGGGGTCTGTGCCACTTCAACGATTGGCACACTGGAAGCGACCGCTGTTGAAGTTAGCGTTAGAAAAGACCTCACGATTCACCAGTTTGAACATACCAAACTGATTCACCAGAACGTAACCCTCAGCGTCGATTCTGTTACCGTACAGATAAGCAGCAGGACCATCATTGCGGCAGAGGAACAGGCAGTCATCTTTGATAGACTTCACCAATGCCCACAGACGCAGCAGGTTAGCATCACAATCAAAGTCCTCAGGATTCACCTCTTCACCAGCACGAATGCAGGCATTGATCTGTTGTTTGATCTTTGCCGCTTCCTTCTCACTCACAAAGGTGGCAGTTTGTGCCATCTGACGGGCGAACTTGCACACCTCTTCAACATCAGCGAACGACTCCTGATTGTGCAGGATGTATGCATTCGGTTTCACGAACTTCACCGTTTCGGTATCAGTCCAGATGCTACGGTCAGGGAATGCCTGGGCGTCACGAAGATCGCTCTCAGCATAATAGCAAGTGTGCGGGGCGATGATAATTTTCTGGGAAACTACCTCACCGAACTTATACGTGATGGTGTTAGGATTGTATTCGGTATCACCACCGAACCCAATGAAATCACCCTGATAGATGGTTTCGAAACGCGGCAGATAATCGAAGCAAGCGTGAAGAATGTCTGCTACGTTGCCTTCGTAGTGTTGATCAATGTCCTCATGATTGTGAGCAATACGAATCTTCTTTTTGTTGAACACTGCCTTGGTTCCTACAAAGAACTCACCGCAAGCAGGGTCAATCCCCCACACGATGGCAGGGGCACCGTCGATCTTGACGCTCAGGGCACCAGGGGTCACGAACCAGTCCAGGACGCTCAGGTCGCCCGTGAGGATGGTATCTTCGGGGTGCTCTTGGTGCTTGTTCTGCATCGGTTCTCTGTTGATGGAATCAGTATGGCACGAACCAGGGGGGACCGCAACCCCCCCTGTGCCACTTGTTCAACTGTCACCCAGGAGGTCTGGATCCAGCAGGTCGGGATAGTAAGACTCAACCTCTGAAATCAGTTCCTCATCAGTATAACTGGTGAGATTTTCTTCCATCTGGTCACCAACAATCTGCAGCAAATCTTTGGTGCTCATGTTATCAAGCAAACGGTCGATGTATGCTTCAACCAGTGCTTCACGATCGAAAGTGTCAGTCATGGTTTCAGTTCAGAACGTGACGATAATCAATGGATTTGATGCACCAACCAGATGCACAAGTGATCTCTTCAACTAAATCATCTTCATCATCTGCCTCCCAGATTTGACCAATGTATTCTGCATTTAGAAGGTCTTTGTCATAAGCAGTCATCTCATCATCGTCATCAGTATCAAACTCAATGTAGAGGATTTGGAACTGCATCAGTAATCGTAGTTAGAGTTCAGATACTCATTGACATCGAACTTTTCATCTTTGAGTTCAGGAATGTCAAGGTCAAAGATCTCACCAGGAGCATCTTGAATCTCAGACCAGAGTTCATCAAACATGGCGTGTCTCTCAGGGACGAATGTAATGTATCAGGGTCTGGGGGGCATTGCAACCCCCCTTGTGACACTTACTCAACTGTCACACTCACCTCTTTGATGTTAAGACCCATCAACTGGTTTGTGACACGATTGCAGACAACTTCGGTGGGGTTCTTTACTCTGGACTTCTCATACCAGAAGGTAACGCAACCATCGTAAGTTTCGACCCGAACTTTAACTTCAGTCACGGTTGAATCTCAGGAACGAATGTATAATAACCCACGTGGTGGGGTTATGGTAAAACTGTGTGCCACTTCACGAACTGGCACAATTGCTCTTGATATCTGCCCTCTGGGTCTTTAAAGTACTTATACCCTACGGACATCGATACCAAAGGTATCTATAAGAATTCATATTTCTAGATATCATTCTCAATAAGAAAGGTCTTATTGAGAATTATAATAAAGCACATTTAGATGGTGTGGGAAGGGGTGAGTGGGGTGAAGCACATATTCTTGCACATAAGGCGGGCTATGTGTGCCGCGTGGGTATCTAGAACTCACCAGCCGCGATTCTCAATAAGAAACTAGTTATTGAGAATGAGATCTAGATGTGTATGTGTGTATCTAGATGATGTATGATGTGTGCGTCTCGACGAGATATAATGAATGCGTGTGCGATCTAGTCGAGACCACACACGCACGTCTCGACGAGATTCTACCAGTTCTTATTGAACACGAACCCATCTTCGAAATCAAAATCATAACGAAGATTACAGTTCCAGGTAGCATCCCAATCAACTACCACGAACGAAGGTGCATCAAACCCATAGATGTCAGTGGTAAATTCTTCGGCAAATGCTGCCTCAGAATCATAAGGACCCTGATAGGCATCTTCGAAAGACTGAAGATCCGCCTCATCATAGAGTTCCAGGAATGCATTCACAGCACCCTTACCATAAGAACTACACAGAGTCTGATACAGTTCCTGATACTCTTCGGAGATCTCATCCTCCAGAGTATCATTGTTCAGGATACCCTTGACAGTCAGCAACTCAGTGTAGAATTCAGTGTATTTGAGTTTGCCATCACGCTCATACCCACAGGCACGAACGATTTCAGACATCTTAGCAGGCGGGTTTTGTGCCTGCATTTCATTCACTTTGTTCAGCAGGGAAGAACCAGTCAGCATGGTCGGTGTCTCAGGAACGAATGTAATGTAGATCGGATTGGTCAGGAACGCAAGGGGGTGTGTGCCACTTATCAGACTGGCACAAGCCCCATCTCATCAATCATAATATCCCGCACACTTTCACGGTCGAAACTATCACCACAGAAATCAGCACCTGAATGAATGTATTTAAACGTTGCCTCAATGATATCATCATCAGTGGCACCCATATCATAAATGCCACCAGGACCATAGAAGGACTTTACGTAACGAATGAATTCCACCATCACTTCACCTCCGCCAGCAGCAGTTTGTGAATGCGGTCTGCTTCCTCTAAGATATCACCATCCAGACGGTCCCACTCTACCCAATCATAGGCAGAAAGTGCAGTCTCATAAGAACCATCAGGCAGCAGGTTAGCATACATCAGAACCCGCTGATTGTTTGCATCCAAAGTGTAAGTGCAATTGTTGAGTTTGGAGATGGCGAAAACCATTGGATTTCTCAGCGACAAATGAATATTACCCCACCAGAGGACCCAGTGGCCAGAGGACCCAGTGGGGAATCAGTGTGCCACTACCTCAACTGTCACATGCAACGAACTCTTGGAGATAGTAATCCAATGGCAGCTCAAGTTCAGCCGCTTTCTGTTCCCAAGCATCCCATTCTTCCTGGGAAGCATCATTCAGAAAATCTTCGAAAGTATAATCAAAAACTGGACCACACATTGGATTAATTGCGACGACGAAGGTAGAATATCCCACCTGGTGGCAGATATCAAGGGGTCTTGTGCCAGTTCTCAAACTGTCACATTACTCGAACGGGTCGAATTCTTTTACCCTACAATGAACATCTTCGTTAGGTTCGAGTTGCAATAACTCCCGCCAATCGATGTTATCCAGGTCCAGATCATCATAACACATGATATCTAGTGTAACCTGTACGATACGCTTCTGTGCTAACATGAGGTCTAGATGTGTATGTGTACTAGATTATATCATGCATAATGACGATATGCAAGCGATTCGTAATCTTGCCCATCTCGTGCATAATCCTCGTCGAGATCTAGTGCATCCTGTGCATAATACTCGTCGAGATCTTGTCCGTAATCGTTGCTGAATGTATAGTCGAGATCGTAGTCGTCGTACATAGCTCGTCGAGATTTGTTGAACGCTTATGAATTGTAGCATAAAACTCGACGAGATTGCAAGCCTTATGATGCACCGTCTCGTCGAGATTCATGCTAGTATATATGCACTCTCGTCGAGAAATGTTAAGATATGCTTATATTTCTCGACTAGATTCTACCATACCCTTATAAGAATGTCAAGGTCTGTGAGCCTTATGTGTGGGTCTGGGGATTTTCGGCGGGGCGTGGCTTGACAAACTGCGCGTCTTATGCTATACCTGCTTAGGTCACAAGACTTAGACCTATTCTCATCAATTAACTCAATTGATTCTCAATTATTCATTTTTATTGAGAATGTTACAAATCACTGACATATATTTAATTTAATATTAACCTTCCATACCTCACCATAATACACAACACCAAATTCATTATACCGTGTTATTAATTATACATACACTGTTATAAATCCACAGTACACACCGTGTTATAAACAATGGCAAGAGGCATCATTTATCTCATCATCAACAAGCAAACTGGTGAAAAATACGTCGGAAACACCACACTTGCAATGAATAAAGAATGGGCACACCAGATAGACCGTGCTAAAAGAATGTCCCGAGAACCCTTACACAAGGCATTCAGAGAACATGGTGTCCATAACTTTATGATTAGAGAGTTAGATGAATGCGATGAATTAGAGTTTAATGAGAAAACAAACTATTGGATAGAGCAATACAAACCTGAATACAATCCTGCCATTAGCGCCATAGAGATTGCTAAGAAGGCAATAGAAGAGTATAAACCTGCCGAAGGCAGGCCTGCCGAAGGCATAAGTGCCGAAGGCATAAGCGCAAGCGCCGCAAGCGCAGCACTACAAGAACTTGCTAAACCAAAACCAAAAGAAAAAAGAAAAGTTAATACCTCACACTTAATGCAATGGAATGAGAATACCCGTGGAGATGGTAAGAAGACAGGTCTTAAAATAAGATGCAAGAACTTAGAAACTGGTGTATGCACTGATTATGAATCAGCCAGAGAAGCAGCAACACAAGTGACAGGCAATCCGAATAACCGTGCAAACATTCTATCTGCTGCCAGGCATTACCGCATTGCCTATGGTCATCGTTGGCAGATCTTAGAAGAAAAGGAAAAGAAAAAGGCGGTGTTTGGTGTCGATAAAAAAACGGAGATAATTGGTCCCCGTTGTGAAAGTATTAATGCTGCTGTTCATTTTTTTGAAGGCACCGATAAAAACGGAATTCTCAAGAGTCTGAAGAATCCAGGGCGTTATAGTTGGAAAGGTTATTACTGGTTCTATGTACGTTAATCAGAGTCCTTTATCTCTTTTCTCTTGATTCGCCGTCTGCTGCAAATGCATAGTCGTATGAAGACGTTGTAGATTCGCATAGCGATTGTGCTGACGTGTTATGATTCCACTTTCCTTGGCTTTTGCAGCATCAACCTTTGCCTGTGGTGTTGTGAGAATCTGTTCCATGAACTGAAAGAACGTCTTCATTTATCCTCTGACTTTTTGAGTATTTATGGCGTCGCAAACCTCGATCTTAGAAACCATAGAATGATTGTGAGATAAAGAAATTATAAGTCAATCGACCATCTGTAATATCATTACCATAAGGTGATGTAGGAGCATGAACATAATACCCAGGATAGGCAATCAATCGATTATACTTATGAGCATACGATACTATCTCATTCTTCTCTCCATTGACAATTGATGTGCCACAGGATTCTGGTGCATCAGACAAATAGATGACCCCTGCATAAGGCACAGGATCAGCATGATACTTGTAATGATGATAATCTTTGATTCTTGTGTTTCTATCGCTTTGGATATCCCAGTCGATAACCTCAGTGGGAAGAATATGAAAATAAGACTCAATCAGATAATTCTGAATCTTGAAATGCTCCGATACAGTATGAAGAACATTCTCTTGTATTTCAGGACAATACAATGGACCCGTGCGGTATCCTTGCCATCCAGAATCAATATCCTTAGAGCAGTTATAATTCTGCTCCAAGGACATCTCTATGACTTCTTCTGGATTCTCAAAGAAGTCATCAATAACAAGTACGTTCATTTCTTTGATTGTTGTGCTGATTTAATCACTGAGGAGGTTCTGGAATATGATCGTCAGGACAACAATCTTTTCTTGACTCCATGAACTTATCAAACTCTCCATTCATCCAATCTTCATCAGATTCTCTCCATTTACCCAATGGGCAGGCATCAAGAGCAAAACGAACTTTTGAATCCAAATAACAACCACATTCCTTACAACGATTGGGAATTGGGTCGCGGCGATCACAGGCTTCACAAATTGCCTTTCTCTTTAATACAACTTCATTGGAACAAAACAAACTATCACTTGCTTGTGCGTACTTGAGCACATCAAATGCAAACTTTGCAAGATTTTTTGCTTGCTGTGGTAACGATGGATAATCACTCATTGGTACAATCCTTTAATGGTTTCAGAAGTTAATTCACCTGTATATATGTAATTTCCTAGGGCAGGGGCAATGGCACGTCCTGCATTTCCTGCAATACCACCATTACCTACAAGTGTCGATGTTGGTGATGTTGTGGTTGCTGCTGACCCTGATCCAAATAGAGCACCTGATGAACCTGGCTCTCCAGGATTTCCACTGGGTTGTCCATATTGAGGACTTGCTCCACATCCACCAGGCGCTCCTGCTCCACCAGCAACACCTGTAGTGCTTGGTTGATTGTATCCTTGACCGATTCCACCTGCACCACCATCACCACCAGGAGCAGCAGGCACAGCATAATCAACTTGACAAAGATTATACCAACGTCCTACATTGCATCCACGGTTAAATTCACAGCAGTTGCCATCACCACCACCTTTACCACCTACTTTATATCCACCAGGACAGTTATTGTTTGGACCACCACCACAATAACCACCAGTCCAATACTGATAGTTACAAGTTCCAGGATTGCCTGATGTACCTTGAGAACCTCTGGCTCCACCTGATCCACCTGCATAAACCTGAGAACCTGCATCAATTACAACTTTAACAGCATATCCTGTTGAAGTTGAATAAATCGCAGATCCACCTACAGCACCAGGCGTACTATAAACAGTTCCACCTGATCCACCTGCACCATGAATCTTTCCACCATTTTGAACAATCAAAGACAGATTGTAGGCCAATGAATCAAACCTTGCCGCAGGTGAAGATGTGTTGATGGATCCAATCGTTCCCTGAACATAGAATCTCTTCTTGATGTTCTTGGGTAGATTACCAAACCAATTCTGTGCTCCAACATCAACACCAGGATTGCTAAAGTTGGCAGAGTTATCATCCGTTCCTGTCTGAACCAAATTATAATACTTCAGACTATTGCGAAACTGCGAACTCTTGAGATTCTTTGTCGTGCTGTTTGCAATCTGTGAGTTTTCAACAGCATCGGGTACAATTGGATCTGTTTCTGCAGAGGTTGTAACCGTTGTATTTCTCAGCAATTCAGATGCCTTAATTGGACCTGATGCAACTTCCTTAAAAGAGTTTCTTAGATCTCCAAACTTAATTGGACCTGATGAAAATAAAAACGTATTACTTGTCGATATTGCCATTAGACAACTAAGAATTCCTTAACGTACTGTTATTTAGTTTTGGAATCCACTTTTGCAGTTTCAGCAGTATAAGGCACTCGTCCTGTTTCTTGATACATCACCATATCATACTTGAACTTGCATTCCAGAGGTTTCTGATTGCACAGTTTCAGAGTTTGATTGATGGTTGATTCAGTGTATGCATTTGACCCTAGAGCAAATCCAATCATACCTGTCAATACAAGGGCAGGATAATAGATAACCTTTCTCTTTACTGAAAAAGGGGTACGATTTCGCTGTTCAGGTAGCCCTGTTTCTGTACGTGTTGTTCCCATAATGTAGCATCCTCAATGTTAAAGAAAACTGCGGTTTGTTTGGTTGTTTTGTTCTTCTTCGATTTGTAATATACAACTTGGTATTTCATTGTCATTCCAATGTCTTACGACCCCTGCGATAATGAATAGATTAGTAATGAGATAAGTACCGAATATAACAGTCCGTATATGAGCAATGTGGTCTGCTTCTCTGTCATTTTTCGTCGCTTTCTCCCCAAGTGCTTTCGCCCACCATCGCCAAAGTTTTGTCCTCTTCCTTTTCTTCATTATCATAAACAGATTGTCTTGACCTTACATAGGTGAGTTCTTTCCACTGATTATTATAGCACAGAACTAGCAATCGCTCATTGGAATGCAACTTACAGGCAGCATAGTTAGTCTTATCCTTGGGCTTGACATTGACTTCAATTGTGATGTACTCTACATCCTTGAAATACACCCAACCCTCAACACCTTTGGTCCAGGTGACATAATCATTGACTTCAGGAATGTAACTCATACAAATGCAGATTCAAGTGGTGTTTGCTTAGGAATCATCGCAGAATAAGGAGTTGTTTTCCTTATATCCACCGACTGTCCAACACTTTTGGAGTTGATGGGGGAATAATATGTTCTTGTTTTGGTGTTGTAGAACCCCCAGATACAACGAACGGCATCACCCAGATTGTAATCAAACCTACGGTCGTAATGAATCCAGATAGCAACAACATTGCGTTTAAACTCTGTCTGCTCATAATACATTCCCTCTGGTGCATTGTGTGGAAAATCAATGTTCATCGTTATATCCCAATTCAGTCGTTATCAACAACGGCACGAATACGATTGGGATTGTATCCATCCTCAATCAGAGTTAGAATACATTGCATTGCTTGTTCTCTGGTCAGTTTGTGATATTGGGGGTCAATATCTTCCCAACCTGTGGTTTCTAATTCAACAATTTTATACAGTTGGTCCATGAATTACCTCAGTGAAAGTGGTGCAGTTCGTGTCGTAATATCTCCCAGAATCATTGCATTAAAACTGATTGTAATACGATTCTTACCCTTACCATAGGATGTATATGTTTGGGGAACACCATGGGGAAGATAAGATGGGAATATCAACAACGTACCCTCTTCAAATTTAGGAATGAATACACCTGAGTTCGTTGCATTTAATTCATTGTGATTGGGTTCAAAGATTCGTGCTCCTGGGCGTGGATCGGAAAATGCAGTTCCTGAACAACTTGGAGGCATTGAAACGTGCAAAACACCACTCAGCAATGAATTGGGGTGAATATGATTCTGATGCGAATATTCAGGGCGATAACCTACGTTTGCCCACATACTTGTAAGATAGGATTCATCACGAATGACCGTCATATAATCCATGACGGATACTGCTTCCTGAAGAAAAAGGTCGGCAAGTTCTTCAAACTGAGGTAGATTATGCAGGTTGTGATTGCTATGCCAACCAACAGTTCCTGCTTTATTCCCCATAGTTTCATCTTTGGTCAGTTTCATGACATCAGATGCAACCTGGTTCAACAAACTTTTACTCTCAATCTTTGAGGAAAAGACCATTGATGGGAATGTTGGCCAAATTGTGCGATCAATTAGTTTGATACTCATGTCGTGAATGAATCAACAATGCGGGAGTCTTCATCATTGGCAAGAGCAAATTTATGGGCATTAACAACACGTTCCATAATCCGAGAATCGTGTGCATTCTCATACTCATCACGCCAGTCCAGAAGAACATCATGGCACTCGTTATCATTTTCTGCGATGACACTAACTACGCCACCATATTCAGAAGAAGGAAACGGAACCCAATAATCAACCAGATAAAGATACTTCATTGTTGTGTGTAAATTACTCCTTAATTTTAGTGTATTTGTTGCTTCCTGTCAAGCAGTTCAATTGTCGCTCAATCTCAAACTTAATTGGAAGCAAATGCGAAGAAAAAAATCCAGCATATTGCCCATCACTCAGAAGTTTATGAAGATTTTCAACCTGAATCTGTGCCAGAATCAATTTTGTTTTTTGATCCATTACACAAACTCCTGAAGATAATAATCAACAGAAACATTCAGTTCTGCTGCTTTTTTCTCAATGAAATTGAGACGATGATTGCCCCCTGTTACATAATTACGTGCTTCCTGCCATTTTTTGTGGGCATCAATTTCAGTTTCTGCGTGTTTCATAAAATCCTCAAATGCGGTCATAAACTGCCTAATGTCTTCGTCGTTCATAATCATCCAATAATACGATAACAGACAGTTGCATTACCTTTTTGAGGTGATGCAATATGGGCAAATGCAGCATAAGATAAATCTAAGTCTGCATGAGAGTAAGGTCCGCGATCATTGACGCGAACAATCACCTGCTTCATGTTATCTTGGTTTGTCACCCTGATCTTACTGCCCATAGGCAAATGAGGATGAGCTGCAGTCCAACGATAAGCATCAAACCGTTCACCATTGGCGGTTTTTTGTCCATGGAAACCATCGCCAACACCGTAATATGTAGCGATACCACACATCAAAGCGGCAATAATCATTCTATGTGACAATCAGGGTGAAAAGATTTCATTTGTTCGCAGATTTGTGCTTGGCGATTCTTGTAACCTTCAAACATTTTGTTATCACGTTGGATTAGAAACAAATTCCAACCAAAGATAACGCCAACTGCGAGTAGAGCATAAAAATAGAGTTTCATCCGCAATCAAGGTCGTAGAGAATAGCAGCAGACATTTCAGAAAGAATCTTTCGGTTCAAGTTATGTACATCATAACCAATCTTTTCCGAAAGATCAACCCAATCAGGATGTTTCATAAGAATGTTGAGCATCGCACTTAGTTCATCAGTTGTAAATGCCATCAGCAAGCACCATGAAAAGGATTACCAAGTTGAGGCAGGTCGGAGTTGTCACCAGTTTCGACATAACCCAGTGCCAGACGCTCACGAATCGCAAGAGTCTTCTCAACACGATTCAGAAACTTCTTGGAGATTTGATCCACACCTTTCCAAGACAGAACCTGCAGGCACCATTCCTGACTAATATCACCATAAGGCGTCTTGACAGGATAGTAACCAACCAGCATCGTGCCGTCTGCAGACTGGAGAGTGGGGAAGGTGGTCATTGGGTGTCCCTCGATTACCTTAGTATTATAGGGCAGAGTCAGGGCAGAGTCAGGGCAGAGTATGCCAGTTCATCAAGTGGACCCTCTGTGAATGTTTTGTCTCAAATAGTCATACATTGACTGGCATTGTGATGCATAGGACTGATAGTGTTTTTGACAACCAGTAAAAACATCTGATAGGTAATCCAAATATGCATCACAATCTAATCCTTTTAACTTACCCATTGCCAAATGTAGATGTGCATCCACAGGAGAATAATCCATACCTGCAGCAATACATTGAAATCCTGCCCCTGGTTGATATTCCCCAAACTTGTATCGGGCATTTGCAGTGAACATAAACTCACTGGTTGCAACAATATCCCCAACCTTACTTTGCATGGATAAAGTATCTGCTATTGTTGAATTAACATCTGCAGAGATTCTACATCTCTCAGTAATATCCATCCAATAGTCAGAGTCATGTCTTGGACTGATTGCATAATGCAATGCTACAAATTGTGCTAATTGATAGTAGGTCTGACTCATTGAAAAATTATAAGCATCTCTATCCCACTGATTAACAATCCTATTTCTGCGGAGAGTATGGGCAAGAGGAAGAAGGAATTCATATGTTGTTAGCAATCCTGTGCTTTCCAGTGGTTCAATAAATCCAGCAGCAAGACCAATACCAATCACATTCTTTTTCCAAATCTGATTATGCAAACCCAACTTCATATCAATTGGTCTATATTCCAATTCTTCAGGATCAACACGATGAGTGTGCTTAATGTGATTCTTGAATTCTTTCAGAGCATCTTCTGAAGAAATGTACTTATCACTATAGACATATCCACCACCAATGCGAGACCACAAAGGAATATTCCATACCCAACCATTTGTCAGAGCAGTGCAGTTTGTAAATGGCTCTAATTGTTTCTTTTTATCTTTATATGGAATATGTGTCGCCCATGCTTTATTGTTTGGAATGATGTGAGAAATCGAATTGAACTTCTCTTCAAGAGCGCCACCCAAGAGCATACTCTTAAATCCTGTACAATCAATGAACAAGTCTGCGGTAATTGTTGATCCATCTTTGAGTTTAAGATAATCAACTCCGTTCTCATTTGTAACTACACCATCTACAGTTGAATGAATCAACTTGACTCCTCTAGGGAGACAAACTGCAGTCTTCAAGTATTGTCCAAATGCTGTTGCATCAAAATGATAAGCAGCATCAAAGTTAAAATTAAATCCTGGAGTCTTTCCAGTACCATCTGTTGATATTTTTCTTTGTTCAGCAACAGCAGTGATTGGATAAAAACAACGGGCATATGAGTTCTTATCCAGAACATCAGGTCTTAGTTGTTTAACTAAGTACCAATCATTTCTACTCAGTTGTTCATGAGGAACCGTAGACATCCCAAATGGATAGTGAAAGGAACCAGTCCCCTTTCCTTCAAAATCAGTAAATTTAATGCTTAATTTGTATATTCCATCAGTTTTATGCAAGAAATCTCTATCATTCAATCCAAGCAAAGAAGTCCAGTGCTTAATACCACCCAAGGTGCTTTCACCCACACCAAGAATAGCAAAGTCTGGACTTTCGATGACAGTTAGATCAATTTCAGGAATTTGAGTTGCAATGGTGGCAGCAGACATCCATCCTGCCGAACCACCACCGACAACCACAATCTTTTTTATTTCTTTACTCATGTATATTTTTTAATCTTTAGTAATTATAGCATCAAAAAGAGGGAACTACATCATTCCTAAGCCCAGTCTCAGACCTATCCATCTGTTCCCAGTAGGAATAAAGTTTGTTATACAGTGCTGGAGCACTTCCATATTCTCTTGCAATTCTATTTTCATCAGCATTCTCAAGATTTTGAAGTGCAGATAGAATCACACCAATTTCATGAACATTCAGTTGTACAGTTGCTTCAGTCATTGTTATCAGTCCCAAGATACGTTTTGAAGTAAGAAACCAGGCATCACCAGTGACCAAGCACCCTGGTCACCAGTGCCACTAACTTTATATTCCCATTTATAGGCAAACTTGTTATGACTGTCCCAAGTCATAAACCCCTTCTCCTTATCAAACCAAGACTTAATGGTCAGACCAAATCGATTAGAGTAAATATTGCGGGTTCGCAGTGCTCCGCCAGTTTCACGGGTTTCAACTACTTTACAGGTATCAAACTGAGCCTGAAGACCTACATCCAGAGCACAAGGAGTTTCATACACAAATGGACGATAAACTTTCGGTTTAGCGACAGTTGGTGCCGTCTGTGCAAATGCAGGAGAAGTCAGCAACAGAGTTACAAGTAGAAGTAGTTTTTTCATTCAAACTCTCCATTACGGTTGTTTGGTTTAGAATTTTTCAATGAATACACTTCAACACTCAGTGATTGAATTGCAGAATACAAATTGCTATCCAACTGATTCACCTTATACTCAAGGTTTCCCATTTGACGATAGAGATTCAGGCATAGAAGAAGATTACCTGCGATGCCAACAACAATTGCCCACCCAATCACTTGCTCAAGTCGTTCTTCACTCAGTCTCATCATCTTCTCCTACAACTTCCAGATAATTATAACCAATCACTTGGCGTCCTTGATGAGTTGCAGTATCAATCTTTACACCCTCACTTTCAAGTTTTTCCAGGCGACGATTTGTAGCAGTATTCAGTTTAGTAGTCCAATAGGTCATTAAATTTCTCCTTTCTTATTGTATTCTATCATAGAACGTCGTGCAGCGTAAGCCTCAAATTCTGATGGGAATGATGCAATGGTTCGACCATTATCTGCCCAGTGCAAATACCAACGGTTTGCAAATTGTTTAATAAGAATTGGTTTGTCCATCATTCTTCGGGGTAGAGTTTCCAACCATCAGGGCGGATGCCCATTTCTTCACAACGAACCTCATAAACAATCCGCTTCAGAAGTTGAAGAGGCATTTCATTCTCAATCTTTTTCTGAATGGTGCGGCGCAGTTGGGCGTCCTGGGTGGTGTCGGTGACCATTGCGGTTCCCTTGATTACCTTGTAATTATAGGGCACTCATCAGGCGATTCGGGAAGAACTGTGCCACTTGATGATCTGTCCATCCGTTCTTCTCAAACAGGTACTCCAGATATAGGGTTTCTTCTTGCTCCCGTGCCTCTATTTCGTGTGGTTGATGCCAATAGTCGTACTTTTCGACAGGTTCTTTAGAATAACACAATTTTCCGTATCGGAACCGCAGCGAACCGACTACCCACTGTCGCAGATGGACCAGCTCATGCAAAAGAGTTTTTATATACAACTCCTCGGACATGTGGGTGTTAAGTTCAATCAGAAACTCACGTGGGCGACGTGATTCACCCACATAGTCACAATATCCATAAACCTGCTCACGACGCAGACCACGGTGAAGAATCTCCACCTCAATCTTATGACGGGGAAGAAACTTATTCAGAAACCAAGTGGTAACGTCCTCACAGAGGAGTTTAGAATAACCGTATCCAGAATACGTGATGTAAGACATTGCCCCCAATGCAAAAACCAAATGAACGAAGAAATGAAGATGAGTTTGTCTTTAGCAGTCATCAGTTACATCCGAAAGCGGCACCTCCAAGAAACACTCCAAGTGGAACAGACCATTTATAACCATCTCCACGACTCATGCTAGCAGCAATACCACCACCTAGAATACCACCTAAAGCAGTTTTTGTTGGATCACAATAAACACCTCTATTAGGACGATAATCGGAATTATACCGATTATACCTACCATATCCACCATTACATGGAACATTATAACGTTCGGTATTCACGTATCCCTGTTGATAGTTGCCATACCCATCATAATATCCTGGGACATAAACCTCACGAGTTCTGGTGCATTCCTGAAATTCAGTCACTTGCTGTGCCTGAACTGGAATGGAGAGAAAAGTAAGGGAGAGTAGTAGGAATAGTTGTTTCATTGCTCAGCGAAGATAGAGATAACCACCTGCCCAGTCGGCGTGTTGCAGCAACCACTCACGTTGCTCAATGATGCGAAGGTCGAAGCGAACACCTTTGGCAGGTGCTTTGAAACTGGCAGACTTATAGACTTCACCAGTCTTTTTATCTATAAAAGCATGAACTGAACGAGAACCAGCAGCGTTCATAATGATTTTGTGATACTTACGACCCGTTTCGGGGTAGAAGTCATAATCACAAGTACCTTCCTTCAGTTTAGCAATCTGTGCCTGATGATATTCCAGGTTATCATCACAACGCTCATGCATACGGATGGAATAATCAATGTAGTTCTGACGCAGTGCCTCACAGAGGGCATAGGTGTGCCCCAGAACAGCAGCAGCGATGTCTTTCCGTGCCTCAGCAGCGGCGGCGTAGTCAGCGAAGGTGGTGGTCATTGCTTGGTTGCGTATGAACGTATTATAGGGCATCCCAGAGGGGTCTGGGAGGTCAGTATGCCAGTTCTGAATCTGGCACCCAGGGTTCGTCATCACCCAGGTATCCCATCCAATCTTGAGGGTCAGACTCATACATTGCGATTTCCCGCAGTTCGTCAATCAGTTCAGACAGGTCCATAATGATCCTCAACTACTTGGGTATTATAACAGAAAGCGGATCAAACCGCCAGTGCTGCAGAAGGAATCTCTACAACTTCAGGCAGTTTGCTGTCATCAAACTGGTGCATATTGTAGCAGACCCATTCGCCACCACGGAAGACATAAGCATACTCTTCACTGTTATCAGGAAGAAGATACTCGCACAGGTCAGCATCAAGGCGAGGAGGGCAATTCTCACCACGCTGAGAGTAGTATTCGGGGTGATATGCGTTCTCATAGTCATTCTTAGTCCAGCAGGAAGACATATCACCACCGTCAATCAGTTCGGCAGCGAGTTCTTTGCTATTGTAATGCGTCTTCAGGATGCGACCCAACCATTCGGGATACGAGTCCCAATGATGATAGCTGCTCAGAATGCTGCCATCAGAAAGTTCGATTCCGATTCTTCCGCGAGTTGCCATTGGGGCGTTTGTTGATTACCTTGTTAGTATAATGCCTCTAGCAGCGGATTCTGGGGTTCCTGTGCCACTTCCTCAACTGGCATAGCATCCTCTATGCGTTGCTTAGCAATCTCATAATATTCTTGTTCAAATTCCATCCCAATAAACTTTCGATTTAATTTAACTGCAGCAACACCAGTAGAACCAGAACCCATACAGTTATCAAGAACAATCTCACCTTCATTAGAATACGTTTTGATTAACCATTCCATTAGTGGAACAGGTTTCTGTGTGGGATGCACCTGTTGTTGAGCACTAAAGTCTCTGGAGATATTAAGAACAGACTTGGGATATCTTACACCTTCATTACTGAAGGATTTACGTGGTTTCATACCATAACCATGGTCATTCTTGCGACCAACGTATCCCTCTGGATTCTTACTTGTTCTTGAGTACGGTTCTCCTTTTTCCATCTGTGGGTTGTACGTACCACCTGTTTCCCTGTAAAAAATTAGAACGTTCTCGTGAGTCTTCATTGGTCTGTACTTGGCAAGTCCAGGCGATCCACATTTGTTCTTGTTCCATACTAATTCGTACCTGAACCATTCTAGTTTTGAGCAGATAAGTTGTGCTGAAAAGGGTTGAGAACCAAATAGACATATCACACCTTTAGGTTTGATGATACGCCCATATTGCTGCCACATTTGGTTAAAATCTAAAACTTCATCCCACTTGATGGAAGTAGTCCCATAAGGTGGGTCGCAGCAGATGAAATCAATAGAATTGTCTGGAATCTCTTTCATGAGTTCCAGACAGTCACCTAGTTGTAAGTCAAAGGGCATCATAACCTTCATGGGCAGTAATTTTTTTGAGAACAGATTCTTTGTAACATCCTACCAGAAAATCATACGCTTCAGCATGAGTACGCTGAACAGGAGTAGTATTAACCCGCCATTCAATCTGGAAAGGAAGATTGTTACCGTTAGAAGTGAGTTTGTTGAGAGTTTTAAGAGAAGTAAGATGAACCTCGTTAGTAACTTTATTCAATGAGATGATATAATAATCACGATTATTATCTTTGCTGCTATGATTCTTTAAAAGTTCTTGAAACTTCTTCCAACGCTGAACATTAACTTTATCTTCGGGCAAGTCAGTCAGAGCATACAGAATCGCTGCTTTCGAAGTAAAATTATCTGCAGCACTACCATACTTGGAAGATTTGATGTTGAGAGGATAACCAAACACCTTGACATCCCACCAGTTACGCTCTACAGGTTTCTCTACATTCTCACTACCATACTTATCAACCAACAGGTCAATGATAGTATCTTCATCATCAATGCTATTCACACGACCATCGCCATGCTTTTCACTGACAGAGATGACAATGCTGTTGAGAAACTCAACAACTTCAACAAGAATAGACGGAAACATCAAATTGATTAAACTATTAGTATTATACGTCTTTTTCTGTCTCTTGGATATCTTCTTGTACCACTTCCTCAACTGGCACATCAACCTTGGAACTTCTCAAGGTTTTTGGCTTAGTGTATTCGACTGGAACAAAAGGTTGTTCAGGATCTTTTGTTGCTCTAATAGATGGACTAGAAGTAAATTTCTTGGTCTTTTTTGGTTGTTTTAAAAGTTTGTGGCGGAACAATGTTTGACCAGGATTAAGCTCCTTAGGTGGTTCTGGATCTGGTTCAAATTGTTTTAAATATGTCTTTTTACTGAAGAGAAGATTCTTTTCAATTGCTTCTTCAGGAGTTGCAGGTAAATCTTCTTCTACAATTGATGATTGTTTCTGAATTTCTTCATAAACATCAACATGTGGAACATCTTCTGTCTTTTCTTCAACAGGAGCACATACAACTTCTGGTTCTGGTTGAACTACACTCTCTGGTTGTTTTTGAGATTCAGAAGAAACAAGATCAGAAAATCTTCCCATCGTCCTACTTTTTGACTATTTATTATTCCAAACAGCAATTAGTTCATTTGCTTTCTTCCTACTAGAACCCTTGGCAGAAATGGTCCTAGTCACCTGAATTGGATAGATTTTAGCATTATTATAAAGTTCTCTTGCAACAGGAACATCGTGATTAGAAATAATGACGGTAATTCCTTTGTTTGCAAGTTGTTCTGCCAAATCTCTCAACTCAACTTGCTGTGCATCAGTAAATCCATCCGTGGCATAATCTGTAAAGGATGCAGTTTCCGAAGCTGGAATGTATGGTGGGTCAAAATATACAGTATCACCTGCTTCTAAGTCCTCATAAAGTGACGGATCTTCAAAAGATAATGAAGTGAATCGTGTAAGTTTTTTAGTGAGGAAGAACATTCTAAAGTTCATCATCTCTTCCGATGGGCAAGATGGTTTATCATACTTACCAAAGGGAACATTAAATTCACCTTTCTTATTATATCTCGACAGTCCATTGAAGCAGTGACGGTTCAGGTAAATGAACAGTCGTGCCCTCTCTATAGTGTTTGTTGCCTGGTTAAAGTGCTTCCGCAACTCTAGATATGCTTCCTTAGTATTATTTTCTGGAATGAATAACTCTTCGCAATATTTGATGAAGTTATCATCCCCAGGATGAACCAAATTCTGGTAGATTGCCACCAAATCTTTATTCACATCATTCAAAATGTATTGCTCTGCTGGTGTGTTAAGGGCAACAGCAAGACTACCACCAAAGGGTTCGCAATAACGCTTTGGATATCCAATATGGGGAATAAGATGGGGCAGGACCCGTGTTTTGTTTCCTGCCCACTTCAAGAAAGTTTTGTTCATTTAATAGGGTCTTTCAATCCGTATTTTTCAAGAATGTCTTCAGAGATACACTGACTGTTTGCAGTTGTAGAAAGAGCATTATAACTCTTAATGATTCTTCTGGCAATCAAAACATCAGTATTTGGTCCAGAGATTCCTTCATACCAAACTTTTGGTTTGGACTTAGACATTTCAAAGCAAACAAAATTCAGAACTTTTTCTCTCCTTCCGTTGATGACTTCACTTGCATTATCAAGAAATCTAATCAAGCAAGATAGTCCATACACGATATCACCACGAACTTCACGTTTGCCTGAAACTTTATCAAAGTAGTCTTTTGCATAAGAAACTGCTCTCATAACGGTTACAAGTTCGTAATTCTTTACTGCTTGTCTCCACTGATATTCACCATTTAATTGATGTCCTTCAACATCACCAAGACTATCAACATAAACGCCACAGGCACTGAGATTGTCATTATATACAATTGCCTCTGGCAGACCAAACACATACCCTGCTCTCATTTTGTCAATGTGAGTGGGATTTTTACGTTTTGCATTTTGAGCGTGAAAGATTTCTGCTTCAATCTTTTCGCAGTCTTCATCACTTCTATTTTTGGTGTGTTCAAGCACCATACAAGGAACTTTATCAATACAACCACTCCACAGTGCCATAACTGCTTTGTGCTGCCCGTCAATCACGACGATTCTACCATCAGGACGAACGGCAACAATTAGTGGAACAAAATACCACTTGTTGAATTGACCATATGTATTAATATCACCACAAGAAAGGTCTCTTTGATAGCTTTCGGGAACTATTAACTTATAGACTTCTAGCTCTTTATACACTAGAAACTCGTTAATACTACCAGGACGAAACTTTTTTGCTTTCGATTTGAATTTATGTGCAAGCTGCACTAAAGGAACATAGTTCTTCATTTAAAGACTCCATAAAGGAAGGGATTCGTAGTTTTACGACAAATTGCGGTCAGTGATATTTAGTATAACATAAAAAAAGAGGGTTGTCAACCCTCTAATATTCAATCATCATAAACTCTACATTCCAATGCATCAGGATGTAGTTCGCAATAGAGTTCCAATGCTGTAGGATCGTGTGAGTCTTCTGGATGATGTTCTTTATAAACTTTAAGTGCTTCTAATTCTTCTTCTGTGTGTCTTCTGGACTGCGGAGAAATTGTTGGGTCATTCAAAAGATCCACATCCTTTTGAATGTGTTGGTCGATGTTATCCATAGTTTTGTAGCGTGATGATATATTTATTTTATCATTCACTTAAAGTAGAACCTCTCCAATTCTTAGGAGCAGGAGGGTCACATTTTCCTTCAAGCGAACGAACCATAAGTTCGGTGAATTTTTCCATCTTTTCTGCAGAAACTGTTTGCGGAGCATAGGTAATTGCATCTTTTAGTGCAACAAGTTCGTCCCATTCTTCTTTTGTAAGAACTTCGGTTCCAGTTTTTGCGAGAGTCATAAGTTTCTTGCGATGTTACTCAATATTAGCATTTCAATACATTACTATCTAGAAACTTAATGTTTTCTTCGGGATCGGGTTACATTACTTAATGAAATCGTCAAGAGCGTCAAGGTCAGACTTGAGTTCTTTTTCTCTTTTTTGGTCGTGATAATAAGACCACAGAGCATTATGAACGTCCATAAGTTCAGACACCCAGAAACCAGCAGGATAAACACCCAGAGAATCTTGGAGACCACGATGACTAGTTCCTTCACTTTCTGCTTTACACATAATATAGCAGATAGCTTGGAGCATATCAATCTTGTCAGACTCAGAAAGCATAAAATACTTTCCTACTGCACGTTGCTTTGCTTCTTCAGTTTCTTTCTGAAGTTTTTTGTAGGCGTCTGAATCCCACCATTCTTGCATCCAATTTTTCTTTTCTTCAGTCATCTTTCCCAAAAATAGTTCCAAAAAAACCAGAGTCTCCTGGTTTGCGGTTTTCTAGTTTATCTAGGAGACTATCAGTTGTTTGCAGTGACTCAATGCGAGAAATCATATCTGCAATTACAGTACAAACCATAGGACGTTCTTGACGTGCAGCGTATGCTAGAGCATTACGCAGTGCTCCTTCTGCTTCCTTTAGGGATTCTTCAACTGATTGTGATAATGCCATTACTTAACCTCACTTTTAAATAAATTATGATAATAAAGAATATCTGGATTCTCTAAATCTTTACAACGGGGATAATAGATGCCGTCTTTATAACAACCATCTTTTGGATCTTGTTTATCGTATTTTAACACATAATTGGGTGGTTGTCTAAAGTTACATAAGTCACCTTGTTTTTCCATAAAATTAGAAAAACACAATCCCCCTATAATCGGAGCAATTGCTTTTAGTTGCCATAACCAAAGTTCTGCCATTACTCCTTAATCCAGAAACCATCAGCAGTCATAGTCCATCCAGAAGCAACCATTTCATCATAAGTCATTGGTACTTTTTTAATAAGATAAGAACCATCACCTTGATCCACCCATTCTACTTGATCACCTTCTTTCAGATTTGCTGCTTCTAGCAAATCATCAGGAAATGATACGCAGTATATATATTCATCAGTATCTTCATCTCTGACTTCTTCAACTGGAAGAACCCACTTTTTTACTTTATCTTCTTTTGCACCTGGAGTCCATTCATATCCACCTTCTTTACGAATTTCCTCTATTTCTTTTTGAAGACTTGTATTTGATTTTTTATGTTCTTCTGGATAATAGTTCTCTTCCCAGAAATCATTCCAAGATTTTTGACACTCTGGTGATGGGTCATCTTTATCACAACTCAGAGGTTCTTTATTATTTACAATGGCATACTCTAGGTCACTATGACCCCAAGGACGCATACCATCATCCACACTTTCATCCTTCACTGGACGATGACCACTCAACAGTTCTAGAAGACCATAAGCACGACTAGCATGATCTTTGTAATAGTAATAATCTTCACGAACTGCTTCACGAATCGCAGAATAAATTTCGTGAGGTGATGCTTCTCCAGAACTTAAAGCATCATGCACCCACTCTTGAAGTTTTTCAAGAGAATACTTTTTGTAATCAAGATTGGAAGTCATTGAGGAAATCTTGGATCGCTTGCTCCATAATAACCTGAATTTCAGCAGAAGTCAAGCCATTCAACCACTTCCAATTTGGGTCTTCTTTGTCCCAATCCATTGAGAATGACCCATCTTCATTTTGTGTTATCTTAAGGCTATCAGCACTCATCACAGTCAGTTTCCTTATGCTTTTTACGAATTTTTTTAAGTTGCTTAAGTTCTTCCTTAATCATTTTATATGCTTCTTCACTTCCAATTTTATCACCAATTTCAAGGGCAACAATAATATCTACTCGGGTTCCAAAGTGTGCGAGTGCTTTTTCAAAACAATCTAAATCATACATCGTAATTAATCCCACAACGTTCGGCAATAATATCTATACGGGCATCCAAGGAGTTTTCCATACGATAAAGTTCGTTAGTTGTTTCTACATTTTCTTCCTCAAGACGTTTTACATCGAGAATCAGAGCATTATATTTCTCTTCCAACTCAACTAACCTATCATAAAGGTCAAAATCCTCAAAAAATTCTTGTTTTACGGAAGGAGAAAAAAACCAATCAATAAATTTTCTAATTATCATGATACACCTATAGATTTTAAATAATTACTAAATGCTTTATATCTTTGCCAATGTGGCTGACCAGGAACTTTTAGTTGATGGCAGATTTCACAATAACAGAGCCAATCATACCAAGGAGTTGTAGGATCTAATACGTGATAAGGATAATCAGAGTTTTCCACCTACTTCGCCTTCATAAGTTCTGGACGTAGAGAAACCTTCCTGCCGTCCTTTAAGAATAAAACGGGTCGCTGATATACATTGGTCTTCAGTAAGAGATGTGACCAATCCTTTACCATCTTTGTCGGTAGAATCCCAGAGTCCATATCGTTTTTGTTCAATGTAGAAGGCATCATCAATTAGTTTCTTTTCCATTCTTCAACTCAGGATGGGGGGCATAAAGAGGACCATCATAGTCCTTATGAACTTCTTTAAGTGCTTGAATCACTTCTGGAGTTTCTTCCCAACTCCATTCGTTTCCATTTTTGTCAGTGAAAGTGCGTGTTGTCATAGTGTAATCCAACGTTGGTTTTTAAGAGTCCATTGAGTTACCTCTGCAATTCTTTCTTTTACAGATTTTGCAGGAACCCATCCAAGATTTTTCATTTTATCACCATCCAAAGCATAACGCAAGTCATGCCCAGGGCGTGAAGAATGGAAGTCAATTAATTCGTAGTTTAATTCTTTTCCTTGGGCTTCGGCAATGATTTGTGCCAACTCCAGGTTGTTGAGTTCTTCCGCTCCAACAATGTTAAACTTAGGGCATTTAGCACCACCCCAAGTAGGTTCGAACTTACCCTCATAATTTAAAAGAAATAGAATTGCAGAGGAGACATCTTCTGCATGTATGTAGTGACGAGACCCAGGAATTGTGCAGGTTTTGTCACTATGAATTGTTACTGTTTCTCCATCCCTAATCTTCTTAATGCACATTGGAATGTATTTCTCTGGGTGCTGACGCTCACCAAACACATTCATTGTGTGAGTAATGTAAATGGGAAGACCATAGGTGTTCTCATATGCTACGGCAAGTTCTTCGCCACCTGCTTTTGATGCACTATAAGGATTGGTTGAATTGTATCGGTCATTCTCTTTATATTTGATTCCATCTGGAGCAGGACCAAATACTTCATCTGTGCTGAAATACACAAACCTTTCAAGGTTACCCTTTTGTGCTCGCGCAAACTCTAGAATGTTACAAGTTCCAACTACATTATCAAGGACAAACTCCATAGGATACTCGATACTACGATCGACATGAGACCCAGCAGCAAGATGGAGAATGTAATCAACAGAGCCAATTTCACTACGAACAAGAGGATTAAGTTCTGCCTTCAAATCATGATGAACAACTTTCACACGTGTGCGAGTTTCAGCGTCAAAAGAAAGCATCAAGTCATGAAGACGATTTAAGTTTCCACTATAATCCAGTCTATCAAGGGTGACAACTTCCCAATTAGTTTCTCTAAGAATTTGCCCAATCATATGATGGGCAATGAACCCTGCACCACCAGTAATAAGAACTCTTTTAGTCATAATCACTCTTCAAATTTGTAACTTAATTTAATGTCTTTCTTTTTCAGTTTGTAGCGATCAATGTGCTTTTGTCGATGACTCTCAGACTCAAAATAGCACTTGCGAGTTTCATTCCCGTCTTTATACACCAACTTCCAAGGAAATTGATCAAAAGGAAATTCTTCAGCGTAATCCATCAGGTAGGTTGCTCAACATAATCAGTATAAGGCAGACTTCACTAGAAGTCAAGAGTCATTCACCAAGTGTATGAATGACTGGTTTTTCGTGGGCAAGAATGTGATAAAGGTCGGGGTTCTTTGCTGCTGATACAGGAACAAATTCGGTCTCAGGGTGAAACTCGTCATCACGGATTGCTTGGTTGATGACGATAGACCCATCAGCACCTGAATATGAACGATGGAAGGTCATCTTAGGAATCACAAGAGCACCAGAAGAACGATTGAGATGAACGATATGGTATGGATATCTCCACTCAGGATTCACCAGTTCAAATGTGCGAAGACCAGACAGAACACGATTGTGATCTATCTGATGATAGTGAATATAAAATTGTTTTGCTCCCACAATATCATCGGGTGGAGAGATTGCAGGCCCAGTGTGACACACAAGGTCTTGTGCGTTAGAACCATCTACAGAGATATCGTAGAAGACAACTGCTTCAGTCTCACGGAATACTCTGTGTTTCTTAAAAGTTACTTCGCTCATTAGTCGTAGGTGTTTTGCTCCTGATTCAATCTATCTATGTGATGATAAATGGTTGCTTGTGAATATTGAAATTCCTTAAACCTTTGTGGTTTATTCTTTTGCATCTTAGTAAGCATGTTGATCCATTGATAGCGATTATCAACCACCCAACCATAACGACGCTCATCGTGCATCAAATCAAAAATAGAAATCATTTGAACCCCTTGCTTTTCTTTTTATCTAATACTTCAATGTGACTTAAAAAGTTTCCACCACGTTGAAACCAGAAGACTTGAACGTCTTCATAGTTATCAAACACAGACTCTTTACCATCTTCAAACACTAACTTATAATCGTGACGAATGTAAGGTTCATCCGATGTTTGTTTGAATACTTTAAGTTCGGTCATTTTTCATAATAATCAATTTACCAGCAAGCATTCCATAAAACAATTCACACATCTTGTCTTCACAAGACTTCATCTTTTCTTTGGAGAGAACAATGAGAGCGTTGAGTTCTTCTTCGTTTAAGTTCCAATCGGTTAGGTTGTGTTCGGTGACTTTCATTTTACAATAAATTAGGGCATTTAGTAGCAACAATAGATAAAGCGGTAACTTCAATCATAGAAGATTGATTAATAACTCTTCGCACATTTGACCCACCAAACTTATCATTTGCTTTGGAATATGAAAGTAAAACGGAACGTAGTGAATCTATGCCTTTCATACGATAAGTACAAAAGTCAGCGGCAACAAAGTTTAGAAGTCCTATTAAAGTCAGTTCAGCCATAGCATAAAGATTTGGTTATTCTGAGTCAAATTTATTCCACTTTGCTATTCTAAGGCACATCAGCAAAGTTTGATGTTCGCGGTCATACAATTCCCAATCTTGTTTGAGTTTTGCAGCATATCGACGACGATATGCACAGCACCAGACATTATAGAATATCCTATCTTTTTCAGTTAAAGACATATCTGTTCCCCATACACCCAACCAGCATCGGTTTTAATAAGTTCCCAATAAGAATCCCCATCAAGTCTCCTAAAGAGATAACGTGTTCCATCCTCACGCTCACACATAAAGTCACACTTGTGCGGAGAATACAAACGAACCTCAAGTACTTTGTCGTTTTTGTTGAGCATAGGTAATTACATACTTTTTGTGTTCGGTATGAAGGTCGGAACAAATATAGTGTTCCAACTTTCCACCAAGTTCTTCTGCGATTTTTTCTAATTGCTTTTCAATTTCAGTCATTGTTCATCATCCCATGGTGCTTTACGATTCATAAGTTCTTTAATTCTTTCCACCACAGCAGGATCTTGTGGTTCATTGATTCGTCGCACAAGTTCATCATATGCTTCTGCGGATACAATAATCCTTTCTGGTTCTTGTCCCAATCTCAACCTACGTTCTGGACTGATGGTTATATTGTAAGGGTCATCATAAGGATAGATGTATTCCTGAAACCAACCAATACTCAAACTCTCCCAGAACTCACCATATCCCCATTCATCACCGTCATCATAACAGTCAAGAATATACAGGACATTACGAAATCCATCAAGGAAGATTTCCCATTTTGTTGGGTTTTCAAATCTCACGGCGTTTCGTCGCTCCAATAATAACGTAGTTTATCACCATCTGCGTGAATATTCAAGTGGTAAATCTTCTTGTCTTGTGTGTAAATGCCCACCCATAGACTCCGTTCGTTCATACTTTCCAGGTGAAACATTTCCACCTCTTCCAGTACAATTTCGTCTGGGTTTTCTTCCCACCTTACTAGTTTAGTCATAAGTCTCTAATGTATCCATAGTTCAGATAGTCCCAAAACATATTGTGATAATCTTCAAAGTCCCATTCAAGGTCAGTTCCATCATAACTCACAAGGTCCGTCCAAGTTTGATATGCCCACCTCCACATCAATCTTCTCAACCAGAATTGTTTGATATTGTATGTAAGGTTCATTCTCTCAAACTATCCAACACTTGAAGAATAAAAGCAATCGAGTTAGCATACTCTCGTCCATCTTGCCCACCCATTACAATATAAGCAATCTCTTTTTCGGCAAGTTCAAT